ACAGAGTTCAGCGCTACATAAGAACCTATTGCAGGGAATTTCCCATTTTCCTGTATTCCTGCACATCTGGCACAAACTCCATTATGTGCCTTACAAGTAACAGGACTGCGAATGATAAACTAGTCCTAATCATCCGCCTCAGAAAGCATCTGCTCATCTACAACAGAGCCTGCTTTATGTCCTTTCCAGGGATACAGCAAAACGCTTCCAATGTTCTATGAATCATTAGCCTTTACAGGAACTCCTGTATCTACTGTGCCACAGTCCTGCATACTTATAGGAGTACTGTGAGTGGTATTGGTAGCCTGCTTCGAAAGATATCCTACACGGCCCGTAGCAGCCTGTACATCGTAAGTAGATTTTCTGCCTGACATTGCAGAAGCCCAATAAGCCAAAGGAGAATCGCCTTCCACATAAGGCATGGTAGCCAGGAACGGAATGTCTCTGTTCATGGCATCCTTCATCATCATATCACCTGTAATAAGCTGCATAAGCTGGACAGGATTTCCTCTGGAGCCGGAAGCTATCTGATTGGCAAGCCCTGTACGTCTCTTATTAGCATCCTGCAGCCCCAGGTCCTTCATCTTAGCTGTGTACTTGTATCCCAGCTAAATGATCTTCTACTGTTTCTGCTAAGGAGTAAGATCTTTACGGTTTATAGTAGCCCTTATGATCTCATTGAGCTTCGCTCTGACATTCTTTACCTAAGCACCCGCATCGAGGTCATCTAGAGTAATAGTAGTATCTTTTCCATAAGTAGATACTACGCGCTCTCCAATGGCATTCATGTTCTGAAGAATGTCTATATAAGCATCAGGGTCTTCCTTGGCAAGGGCTGTAAAGAGCTTCTTTTGCCGATCAGCTGTTAAAGGCTCATCGGCAAAGCTCTTGTATTTAGCAGGAAGTGCCTGCTTTACCAGTTCACGTCCTAGAGTAGTTACTGCCATTATTTATTCAGATCGGAAAGAAGATCCTGTGAAATCAGATCATTATAAGATTTATTATCGCCGGTAAGGCGGTTTACACCATAACTGGCTGCAAGGGCGAGCAGGATAGGAATGCTTCTACGGCCGCCTCTGAGGAGTTTACCAAATCCTTTAGCAGCAGGAAGCTGATAGCGATTCTTAGGCAGTGTAGCCAAACCACGCAGAGCCTACATGCCATCAGCATGAATAATGTTGTCCTTAGCGATATTTCCCAGAACATTATTAGCAATCTGTCCTGCACTATTCTTTCCAGCTGTGAAAAGGAAAGGATTGGTCATACGCTGATTCTGCAACCAGGCTCTAAATTTAGGAGCCTTCAAAAGACGTTGACCTAGTTTGGTATCTAGAACACTGGAATTAGCTCTGGCAAAAAGTGCTTTTGCAGCATCTTTAGTAGTATCAATAACCCCTGTTGGGTGATCTAGCACTTTAGCGATATCTGGGAACTGCTTAATAAGCTGGTTCTTCTGCTCTGAAGTCATATTATTAATAATATTTCTGAAAGAGCTCGCTCTGTTCCAGTTCTAAGCCATTCGCTAAAGCTTGCTTCCAGTATACCCGCCAACAACCAGTCCAGAGGCTGCGGATAAGAAACCTTTCGGTTTACTTTCATGCCATCTTCTTGCAAGCCAGCCAGGAACTCCTGTTCCGGGAAGTCCCCAGACAGCTTTCTAACCTTCGCCCATGTCTCTAAGCTAGGCTTTAGACTTATCTGTACCAAAAGTGGACTATAAGAATGCTTTTCCAGTAGCTAGAGCATCTTTGCCCTTACCAGCAAGGCTCTTGTCCTAGTTCTTGCTTCCAGCAGCTTGCATAGCGGCCAAGGCAATAAGGAATGTAGAGATACCCGAAGCGCCTCCCATCCAGAATCTACTTCCCCAAGTGGGCTTCTTATAAATCAGCCCGGGAAGAACTCCTCCGCCTACAGCAGCACCTGCAAGACCTGCAAGACCAGCACCAAGAAGGCGCTTGTCTTTGAGAGCCTCTTTCAAGCTCTCCTTCCAATCCGCCTTCTTATCCATTATACATTACCTCTCATAATATCGAGCATGTTACCTGCGGGAGCTGCCTGAGGAGCTGCAAGAGCAGCTTCTGTGGGCTGAATATCAACAGGAGCGCTTTCCTGGGCGCTCTTAAGATCCTTTTCAAGCTCCTCGTCGATAGCCGCCTGTTCCTCGGCTTCTTTTTTCTCTGTATGAGAAGCATCTGTAAGGAAGTCGTCAAGGAGCATCTTGATTGCATCGATTTTGTCAGTAAAAGCGGTAAGCTTCTTGTCAAGGGCTGCAATTTTCTCTTCCACAGTAGCATCGACAACCTGCTGCACAACACCGGCAACCTGGTTGAGAGTCTCTTCATCAAGCCCAGGAGGCGGCATCTCACCTTCCGGAGGCATTCCCTACGGTCCCATAGGGACACCTTCAGGAGGCATCCCTTCTGCAGGAGCTCCTTCAGGAGGCATTCCACCACCCTGCTGCATAGCCATTTCCTGCTGGAACTGTGCATAGATCTGTTCCATCATTTCAGGAGGAACAGGCTGTCCATTAGGATCGATAGCGGAACCGTCAGGCTGCACCTGGACACCCATGCTCTGGAGGAACTGCAAGAACATCTGATCCTGCATCCAGGCACCAGGCTGTCCCATAGGAGCGCCTTGCGGAGGCATTCCACCCATAGAAGGATCCATCGGAGGAGCGCCTGCAGGGGCACCTCCCATCATAGCCGGATCCATAGGAGCTCCAGGAGGCATAGCTCCCATAGCGGGATCTTGCGGAGGCTGTACAGCTGCCTGCTGTGCTTCAGGGGTAAGCATTTCAGCAGCCTTTTTATTAATAGATTTAAAGATGTTTTCGAAACTCATAAGAAAGGCCTTTCTTAATTAATAGCTATTTGTATAAGCTCTGATCGTCAGAATATTATGGATACACTAAAGGATATAAATGAGGATTTTTATTTTTAAAGTCCTTTTCATATAGGTTATCTTTACGATGTGCAAAGTACTGCAAGGACTGCTCATAGGGAGAGATCCGCTATCCTCTGGCAATCTTCTTATCTATATTCTGTATCTTTCTAGTTGTCTTTCTACCGTTATTATATCTAATATACATCTAACGGACATCTGCAGGATTGAAGAAAGACAAACCTCTTAGCTTATTGGGAGAGTTTCCTATCTATTCCTTATTAAAGAACCTGGTCTGGAGACCCTTAATAGCCTTGTCTACAAGTCCCTGGTTTTTATCTTTAATGAAGTCTACCATTTTAAAGTTCTGTGGGACCAACTTCATCTGTTTCATTTGCTTCAGCCCCGGTTTATCCACACTCCCTATACCGGCGGAGACGATCTACCCATTTTTATCTCTGATAAGCATATGAGGATTATTACTGGACTCTCTTTGATACAGAGCTTTGAAGTATCCGTCACGCAGCATTTTGTTTCTTACCCAGGGAAAGTCCATACCCTGTGCTTTCCACAAGAAACTTCTTTCCCTGTAAGAAGGATCCAACATGTTTTCTACAGAAGGAACTACTGCGCTAAAGTTTTTAGGGTCTTGTCTTGCTACAGTAGAAATAAAAGCACTGGGATCCCCGAACTTTCTGTAGTTATTCAAAGTATCAGTATAAGAAGCATGTTTCTCTACATAGCCGTTAGCGAAGATCGCTTTCATCTGCTTGATGGCGTCTTCTTTCTTCTTATATTTCTTACCTGACTTACCCCACTGCCAGGTGCCGTCTTCGTTTTGATGTATAGGCATTATAGACCCTGCTCCTTTTTATAATCAGCAATACGCTTCGTGGTCTAATCTTCATTCAAAGACTTTACCCAATTAGCAAACGGTTTATTTCTAGTAAAGAATTTCTATTTATACCACTGTAACTAAGGCATTCTATGTGAAGGTGTCAGCCGAAGCTTTAAGAAGTCAGTGAGCTGTTTAGCAGTTTTATCATCCGGTCTGCCTTTAATATGATAACCCAAAGTTCTTCTCCATGTCTCCTATGGAGTCTACGATGCTCTGTCATCATCTGCAACCGCCAGTAGCTAGGCTTCAGGTGACGAAAATCTCTTTAAAGTAGGCTTAAAGGTCTACAAACTCTAGATCCTCTACTCAAGATTATGCTGGTGAATAGCTTTCGCTATAAGACGCACCTGCTAAGGAGTATACCACTTGGGCAGCTATTTTCTAGCAATCTGTGCCCCATGAAGTCCGTGCAGTTTAGCCCCCATATCTCGTTTTGCAGAATCATGCCAAAGAATAGCGGCTTTCTATTCAGCTGAAAGGGGGGCTTCTTTATACTCCTTTGCAATACGAAGCACATTAAGAATGTGCTGCCACTTGTCTGGGGTATAGTGTGGTCTTGCAACTCTTTTAAGCTAAGCCAACGTTACTGCGTATTTGTTCATATTACCTGCTTTGCTCTGATATTAACTTTAATAGCTTTAACTTCTTATACTTAGCGAGTAACTGACGCTGGTCGGCTGTCAGCTACTATATAAAAGGATGTTCAGATAAGGTATCTAGTTTGGTCTAATCTGCTACCTTTAACTTGCCTAACGGACTATTTAGGCTATCTCCTTTACTATACTTATTATAATCACTAGAGACTCTTGTAGTATAGATAGGAAGTCCTTTTGTAAGACGCTACTGCAAAGCTGTTAGCTACTATTTTGGGAACTAGATAGCTTTAGAGCTTTTATTGAGCCAGTCCTATTTAGAATCTCCTCCATGCTAGTCTTCCCACTTAGCATGTGCCTATCTAGCAGCCTTAACAGCTTCACTACCATTATTTCTAGTTATTGAAGCTCCCTATGTAACAGCAAAGATAGGCTGCTTATACTTATTAGCCAATTCTGCTATCTATAACAACATCTGTCGCTTGCGATCAATGGGTTTAACTACATTCTAATTGCCCAACTATTTTACACCGGTCACCTAAAAAGGTCTAAAACCATATCTATTATATAGATTGGAGGCAGGATTAGCTCCATAGTACATAAGAACAAGTTTCTTCAGTCTATCCTTACGGGCAACCTTCTAAGCACTCTATAATAATTTTGTTCCAATGCCACTGTTTCTATATTTTGGGTCCACATAAAAACCACCTAAATAAGCAGCATCTGACCACATCTTATCCGGTGGATATGCCAGCATACCAGCAACATCACCATCTTTAGTATAAAAATGAAGAGTTCTCTTAGGGTCTGTAAACCACTTCATATTCTTCTATATATGTGCCTAAGTTCCCTATGGATCTTCTTTTATATAGTTATACTGACGCTGATCCTAGTGCAACAATGTATACATAGCTCTAACTATGTCCAGTTGCTTCTTGGTCAGCTTATTACCAGGAACTTTAATGATGCGGTCCATCAGTCACCCTAACTTCTTATAGCTTGAAATACAGGCATTCTATAAGCACCTGAAGGATATTGAAACATTGCAGTGATCCTTGCCAGTTTACCCTTGTATTTCTAAGGATTGTTCATCATGTCCACTAAAGTCTCATGGGTGAAACCCGTACCGACTCTTCCCAGCTCCTTATCCTGCCCCGGCAAAGTGTATGTAAAGCCGCCTGCTCTGGGAGTACTTGTAGTAACCTAAGCAGGAAAGATATCTTTTATTTGCACATCATAATCCTTCAGCAATTTTGCCTTCATAGGCCTTTTGCCAGGAGCCTGCACAACAACTCCCTACTGAGTAATTGGATGTATGCCCTAGCGCATGGCTTTAATATGTCTGGCAAGTTCCTACTTGGTGGATATCTCGGGAAGATTTTTTACTTTCTAGGACTTAAGTTTGCTTACCAGGTCATTTATAAACTGTTTATTATAGTCATCTTTCTGCCCCAGCATAGCCAGAGCTGTCAGATACAAATTAATGTTCTTCTGTTTCCGATCCTATATGTTATGCTATAAAGTAGCGTTAAGAAGACCGGAAAGCGTGTTGGGCTTTATAGGTCTATCATTCTAAGTACCTGATACCTAGGCCCTGAAAGTCTTGCCCACAAGCTACTTAGGAATGTTCATATTTCTCAGTCCGCCTATATGATCTGTATAGCGGATAAGATTTCCCTATTTATCTTTCCTTATACCATACACATCAATGCCATTTCTTCTTATAATGGCATTAGCTCCAGTGCCATCAACTTTAGGATATGCCTTGGCTCCTCTGTCGAGCATATCAGCGGCTTCTTCCAGAGAGATGCTCTTAAAATGCTACTTCGAGTAGGATTTTATAACCGGGGGAACGTTCTAGTCAGTCTGTACGGAAGTGATCCAGTTGTTGTTCTGAGTCTTCACCATAGTATATATAGGAGCATTTCGCTTGTCGGCCCTGGTGAACTTTATCTTATTACCGGTATTCTAGAGAATAATAATAGGAGACTACTAGAGCTTCTTTACGGTTCCCATACCATACTTGGAAGTAATGGGCCCCTAAAAATTCTTATAATCGTAAGTGTGTAGAGGCTGAGTTATGAGGAGTCTCTTCTAAGGACCTGTGGGTAAGTCCTTAGGGGCTGCCCAAGAAAAGAGCCCCAGCTAAGGGGCTCCGATACGTACATCCGTGTGTCTTCCAGCCCTCACTGCATCATGAAGCTGCCTTAGCAGGATGTACTTCTACTAAGGCTTCAGCAGGGACAGGTTCCCGTAGTTGCGAAGATCTGGAAGGCCGGGGATCACTTGGAAGGTGCTTTCTTATTCTTCCCGTGAGCTTTCTATCTGAGCTGCTTATATTCATCACCCATTAAGAAGCCTTTAGATTTATAATCATTATATGTCGCCATACCAGGAATAAGATAGTTACCGACACCGCCATTCTGTTCATATTCTTTCTGTTCCGCTGCTGTGCGACGACGTTTAATAAGCGCTGCAAGAGCAGCAATTAGGTGCGGTGCAATAGCTCCGGTTGCGGCACCGATACCTGCACCCATTAAGGCGCCTGCAGTGCCACCATCTTCTACGTTAGAAGCATCCCCGATAGCTTTACCTAGCAAGGCTCCGGCACCACCTCCAATCCCGCCTCCAAGAAGTGTTCCTGTCAGCCCGCCAAGAAACTAATTAACCTGCTGCGTTTTATCCGCACCAAGCAATTTGGCAGCTTCTGCGCGACGGCGCTGGACTCTGTAAGCACTTATACCTGGGACATAACCCAGTGCACTATCATCATAATCTTTGGTTGAAGTATTATCTCCTATAATTCTGCCAGCAAGATCAGCAGGTCCGTTTACATAAGCAACATAGGGGATAGCAGATGAGACATGACTAGCAATAATCTCTTCTGTGGGTGTAGTGGCTTTCTTATTTAGCCCGAACATTTTGAAATACGATTTCTTTTTCATATTATTTTCCTTTCGTGAGAAATCTCCACCAGTTACTAGCATCGTCCATAAAAGGCACTCCATATTTAACATCATATACAGGATACCTGCTGGGATTAAACATAGTTCCAGCTGTCTATGGCTAATGGTAAGTCCATTTATCTTTATCTTCTGTAAATCCGATAAGTCTCTTCAGTTGATGTCCTAATGAGGTTCTGTCTCTCCATTTCCTGCCTATTCTGTTTGCAATTTGCTGTTGTGCAAGCAATGGAAGAGGGATCTCTTTCGTTCCCCTGTTTAAAAAACTCCTCTACTGTGTATCAGTCTAAGGAATACCTGTCTAATAATAGTTGGGTATGCGCTAATTCTAGGCTTTTTTATTGAGGCCCATCATCTTAAAGTATGCTTGTTTGTTCACAATAAATCTCCTATGTATCATTATAGGTGTGCGTGTAAAAGGGGCTTCAATTGTTATTTACCTGAATAACTATATAAAGAACAACGTAAAGGAACAACACATGCAGAACAAACAAGCTCTAATAGGTAAAGCGAGGTTGATTATAGAAGGATTACCTGCCCTTTTAAAAAATACAGTAACAAATAAAAACAGAGCCGCTTTTATACATGGCATTAAAGGCCATGGAGGGGATTACTTATTTACACGAGCAGGAAGATTTATAAGTTAGAGAGGTGATAAGCTTCCGATAAGTAATCTGCTTAAGAACCAGTTAGATAGCTTTATTACAAGACAAAACAGACCCATATAGTGGGTCGCAAAAGAAGGTAAGGACAGATTTAAAAAATCCCTTTACAGCTCTTAGGGAAATATCAAGAGAATGTTGGACAGACTTAGCAGAAGAACTATGTGGACACCAGATACTGTTACTACTTATACTGACCATCCCATAACAAAAGCAAGAGAATGGCTAAGACAACATCTAATGTAGCTGGGAGATGCGCAAAGAGCTAAAAAGGATCCTAATTATGATCCTATGGCATATGCTTTGCAGAAACTCAGATAGTTCAGTAAGCGCTGAGTCACTTCTAAAGTAACTTCCTCAAAAAAGCTCTATATATAGCATCGTGCGTATATGTAAGTGCCTCTTTGCTCTAGTCCTATAAATATACACCTCTATCGGTAAGTATGTCAGAAGCTATATGGATGCACTAATGAGAAAGTGTCACATAGTCCTCTACAGTGAACTCCATAGAGGGCATGTAAATACAGTAACACTTTCTGACACCCTTGCTGTCGCAAATCCTGGAGGAAAGACCTGCACAATTCACATCCTCTTCAGCTTCAGGCATCTATGCATGCCATCTCTTGGTAATGTACTATTTGAAGTCCTACCAAGGACCTATAAAAATACACACTCGGGCACCCCACTGATCGAGGTACTTGGTAAAGCTCTTGAATCTAGGTTTAGAGGGCATAAGAAAACCTCCCGTTCTTTAAGGGAACAGGAGGTCAAGGAAGAAGATAATTTATAAAGTTGCATTAGTCTTCTAAAGTGTAGAAGCTGTAGTACCTGTCTATTATCTGTACTACATGTAATGTCATCACAGGCAGCTGAAAAACCAGCGTGTCACTCAAGAACTTCTTGTCGAACTTATTGACAAGTTTTTTGAATTCCTTAAACGGGACTTCCTCGTGCTTCACGTAATACCCACTTCTGGTCTCCTCTTTAGTAACGTAAGGAAGGAATCCCCCGCAATGATCCTTAAAGGTATTTCTGTTGGAAGACAATTTGAGGATCTCAGTGTCCTCTCTGACAGTTACCGCATGGGAGTGATTGCTTATCAGTCTGTCAATACTCTCGCTCTCAAAATATTCAGGGTGCTCCACATAGTCCCTGAACAAGTTGTCGATGAAGTGCTTGGCGCAGTCTCTGTAAAGATCATCTACAGACCAGTACTCATCTGTGTAAAGGGGTGCGAATCCAAGAGCATTGTAAGTAGGCATATTTCTCCTTTCGTCAGTTTTCAAAAGTATAGAAGCTGTAATCCTGTTTTTCTACTTGTATTATATTCTCATAGTTTCTTGAAGTATAGGATTAACGGTTGATAGTATAGAAACTGTAGTATCTATCTAATAGCTTGATTACATGAAAGCTCATTGCAGGAAACTCTCCCTCTCCAAAGAGGTCTGCAAAATCTTCAGAAAAGGAGACATAACAGTTTGCAGTAGATTTCTCGACCTCTTTACCTCTCTTGGTAGCAGGATAAGGGACTGCGGGGAACAGCTTACAAGTACAAAGTTCTTGTAGTGCTTCTGTGGGTACAAGCTGGTTAAATACTTCCAAAGAAATATCCCACTTAATAGCTTCTCCATACCGGGAGCCAAAAGTTGTATATCTTTCTACGGTTTTACAGTGAGTATCTTCTTCGATATACATGTCTCTGAGGGCTGTTACAAAGTGATGTTTGCAGCGCTCAAGTTCAGTTACCAAGTCGTCTTTACACTCTCTGAAGCAAAATACATTTTCTTCTGTCATACAGTACCTCCTTAAAATTAAATAAAGACCTGCACCAAGAGGATCTCAGTGCAGGCCGCCCCAAATGCGGTTATTGGAAGTTACAGCGAAAGTGCTGAGGAGGAAAGTTACTTTTCCTTTATCACTATTGGAGTGTCTATATCGATCTAGCCCTTCAGGTAGGCCTTGCGGGCGTCTGCTGTGGAGGCAAAAGTTTTTACATCCTTGTCGTCCCCCATTCTGGTAGCTACGTAAAGTCCCTGTGTATAAGCTTTCTACGGCCCGTAGAGAATCTTGCCCTTGCGGAGTGAAATGAGGTTCCTTTCGGGCATCATCTTCTAGCGTACATCCTGTACAGCCTTCTTGGAGACAGGGACGTGGATGTTTACGGTGTCTTGTACAACAGTTCCTGTGGAAAGGGAGAAAGTGTAGGGCCCTGGCACAGTGCAGTCCCAGCCTTCAGTGCAAGTGGAAGGAGTTACATCCTCCACAACTTCCCAGCCAATGTCCTCGTTGCGGACCATGGAGATCCATTTGTTCACAAGAGCAAGGGCTTCTTCGGGGGTGTGGTGGGTACGATCTGAAGTTTTGATATATGTAGGATCTTTATAAATACTCCAATCACGTCTCTCAAGAGCATCCGCAATCCTCTTCGCAACGCACCGTTTAATAAAGCCTTTTCCTCTGCCTTTAATTACAACGTCTTTGGCTAGACTTTCTATTTTTGCCCAACTAAACTCACAGAAGACACCTCTGGGGAAAGGAACAATATCATAAGATGTCCACGTTTTACTACAGTCTGCTTTCATATTATCGTGGAAATCTCTTGCGATTCTTTCCATAGCTTCCTGCTTATAAGATACTGGTACAACAAAGCGAGCTTTATTACTATCATAAAGGCGAACCATATCCTCAAGACAGAAGTTAACCATATAGGTCAAATTACCAGATGTTGTACCTATATAATTAGTGACAGAAGTTTTTACTCCGAGTCTATGAGCAAGTTCCTGTACCCCATCTCTAAGAACAGGACTGACAGTATGATAGGCAATACTCTTGCAGGGAGATTTTTTACCCTTAGTTGGAGGCCTGTGAGAAACTACACCGTCTGTGGCCAGTAATCCCATGAGCACGCCTAGCATGTGTGTCCTGCTGGACATAAAACTGGGATACGGGATTCTCTTATTCTCAGCACCGTGTCCAATGAGATCATTTATATAGCGCTTGTCGTCTTGATCCATAAAGAAGGTAAGTCGCTGCATATTATCCTTGGAGAATCTCTGTTCATCTGCTTCATAGCTACCGAAGGAAGCTTCCTTGGTAAAGGGCATATTAGCACTCTTGGACAGCTCTTTTATTCTTTCTTGCAAAGAAGGTTCGCAGCAAGCAACTTGAATTATGGGAGAGGTTTCGAGACGGGATACCCATCCATCTCCTACCATAAGACCTAGGAAAAGTCCCATTTCGTAGGACATTTGATAAGTACCGGAGGGAAAGTGCAGCTCAGTGCAAATGCCTTGTCCATTTTCTCTAGCAGAGTTGCCCTTGTTATGTCTGGTCATAGGAACGCAGCGCCCTTTAGAGTCTTCCGGGCGAGTCTTCTCCAGCTCCAGTGTCATAGGATTAAGGGTAATCAGGCTGTGGTCTTCAGAGGCTGTGACCATGTGGTCATAGGAGGAGCTGATAGCGAGCTTGATATCAAACATCTTCAAATTTTCATGCTTGGAGACCTTAGTAATAGGTGCATAGACGATGTCTCCAGTGACCGGATCAATGGTACTAGTATAGGTCCCTTCCTTTACATCCCACTCAGTTACTGTTTCAGATTTCTTGACTTCAGACCCTTCTACAACAGGGAGCTCAGAGAGTTCCATTACAGTCTGTACAAGTTCCATTTTGGTGTTTTTGCTGAACATAGATTGTTCCTTTCTCTACTTGTTATTACTCGAGGTACCTTTTTCCTCTTTCATAAACAATCTATATCCATCTTTTTTATTTGTCAAGTCCGAATTCTAATCGACATTGTTTTGCCATTTTGCTATATTTGGCAGATTTTCACGTCGTAAGTCTATGGAAATCAACGATTTAATGCTATCCCCGTCGAAGTCCATTCCGTAAGGACTTACTATTGAAGGATTTACCTTCAGAGCGTGCCCGTTAGTGAGCTTCACATTGAACCCCATAAGAGACAGCTTGTGCAGAGATGGCGCTCTGTTCATAACCACAGGTCTTTCCTTAATAGCCTCAGAAAGAGCTTCCTCCGCCACTGGGCGCTTCTCTTTGACCTGCTTCATAGCATCCACTGGAGTGTATCCCTGCTGTACCAGCTTCCTTACTACAAATGGCGAATATAAATGCCATGCCATCTATACAGGCATCCCGATCTCATTCAACTTTATCTTGGTACTGGGAATAACTACTCCCCTTCCAACCGTATCCACTGTGCTCCCAAGGACCTTTTGCATAAATCCGCTATACTTGGGACTCTTCCCAAGCGCCCACTTCAGCAGCCCCTTTACATTCTTGGCCTTCAACTTCACATCGCTTGGATCGTACAGCCCTACCAGCTCTTTCCACTTCTGGTAGAGATTTGACTGCCCTTCTTCCTGGTACTCCTAAGGGAGATCCTTTGCAGCCCTCAAATCGTCCCTTGCATTAAGAAGCTGGGAATAGAGATAGTTGCTGTCAGCCACCATGGTAAGACCTCCATGGGAGGTTATCGGGCGGAACTTTGGAGGAAGCACCGGGATCCTGTCGAGCATGTACTCCTATGGGCGTACCCCGGCGTCTCTCATCCTTGCTATAGCTACATACTTCTTCAGAGCCTTGTCTTTACGGGACTTGGTACTGGTCTTAAAGTCCATGAGGGCACGGGTAGCTTCCCTCTAGAGGTCCATCTTGGAGAGAACCTTCTTCATATCGGAAGCATTGCGAAGTCCCTTCTGAGTGCCTTTTCCACGGACTATCTGCTAGAACTAAGTATCGGAGACTCCGAGAAGTCTTGCAAGAGGCTCCTCCATCACAGGGTTCGGCAGAGGACTGTCGAGCTGTATGTAAGCCCATTTATCTCCCTAAGGACCGAAGATGTCCTAGCCGAAAAGTCCCCCTGCTATGGGGCGGAAGTTCTTCTGCTAGTAAGTATCTGTGGATTTAAGCTACCTGGAGCCTGCGAGTTCATTTACATCCTTATTGGAGAGAGCAAAGATGGTGAAGCCCTAATTGTCTCTCTTTATCTGCATACCGGAGCCTTGAAGGTGTGCAAAGAACTTCTTATGGGCAAGAGGTTCTCCGGGGACTGTAGGGATCTGGCCTGTTCTTATGGAGCGCCAGAAGTCACTGTTGGCCTGTCCTCTTATAAGCTTGGCATCGTGGAGGAAGTTGAAAGCGTTGTGGCCTGCAAGACCACTGACCTCTAAATTGCCAATGCGCTTCGAATTAGACACTCTTACACCGCCTGTAAGTGTATAATTATGAGTGTCTTCCACAGTAAAATCATAGACATTGACTTCAGTCACATTTGGCTTGTCGTGCTTATAGGGCTTGATCTCTTTGATCTTCAATGGCACTATACCAAGAGGACTCCTAAAGTTGTGTTTTACACAGGGAGTCTTTTCCTGGACCCCTTTACAGTACTGCTTCAACCATGTCTTAGAATCAGGAATAACTTCCCAAGGAATGTGCTTAGCAATTATTCTTGCAATCTACCAACTAGCGTTCCTATGGAAATTCAAACAAGGCTGATCCTGATCATATACTCCTTTATAGATAGTTATATGAGTACCATTTTCTACATGAAGTAGATTCTTCTATAACCATTTAGCAGCTTCTTCTACTTCCTCTACAGAGAAGCTGTGTGTAGCTATTCTAGCCTATGGCTGATCTATGTGATGTGTAGGCTTTCTTTGATTGGTTATACTACCATCATCCAGGAACCACAAACAGAACCCAAACTCTCCCATTGCTTCCAACACAGGAGCAGTGAGATGTCTCTTTCCTGCACTATCTGTAGTAAGCTAAAGGGCTTTCTATACATAATAGCTCTTAGGAACCTGCATACGGATAGCAGCTGTAGGCTTATACTCCTTCCAAACCCCATCTCTGCCCATTACACCGCCCTTAACTTCTTTGGGGTCACTTACTCTACTGGCACCAACAGCCGCAAAGATATCTCTCTTGTAATTGATATAAGCAGACTGCTTTACAGAATGCATACACTGGATACCACCCTGTGAGTCTCTACTGGAGTCTCCCATAAGAGTACCATAAAGAGCCTGCAGCTGATCCTCGGTATACTGGCAACCAATACCAGCCAAGTAGTCCCCTACTTTAAGCTCTCCTGCAAGCTTTATAGAACCATCCGCCATATACATCTTATGGTTCTTAGTGGGATAAGAAGAGTTGGTATGCTTTACTTTATTCCTACCACCATAAGTACTGAGAGAGTTCTCTGTAAAGATATTGAGGATATTCTATACTTTAGATCTGTAAGTGAACCAGTCAGTGATCTGCTTCCAGCGCCATTCTTTACGTTCCTAGTCCCAAGACATCACATATTCAGGAATCTTCTTCTCACAAATATGTGCAATACTCTGTTCCCCATGCAAGGTTATAATATTTTGCATCGCTGGGAAGCAGCCCTACTATCCGCCTCCCATGGGAACCTGCTAAGCGGTGTACTGTGCAGTTCCTCTTGCAGACATTTTAGTATCTGCAATGTGCTTTAAGGGAAGGAAATACATTACACCTGTGAAGACATTCTTAATGGTCCTTCCAGTATCGGGATCATAGACATCCTCTTTCCAGGGAACATTATTCGCCTTCATCAGATCTTTTACATACTTTAACCTGGACTGTCCTTTGGGCATAAAAGCAGGAACTACAATAGGAGTGCCTGTCTTCATAGCAACTTTGCCAAGCCCTGCCTACATCATTTGGGAAGGATTGGTGTTATGTGCTACTATCTACTTGCCGTTCCTTCTGGTAAGAACATATCCAGTACTTACTGTAGGACAATAAACAGTGCCTTCATAATCTACCTAAGACCAGTCAGTACTTCTGATAAGCTGCCAACTGGTTTCTTCTTTACCGTTAATAAGTTCTCTCTTGGGGAGATAGCAGCTCTTTCCGCAGATATCCTCTATAAAGCCCTATCTGACTGTATCCTAGCCGGGCCATTTATAGGCCACTCTATGTTTAGGTGTCACCTGCAGCTAAACCTCCTTATTAGAGGCCTTATACATGGTGCCTTTATATTCCTTTTTATAGAAAGACTACTATTGTGGCAGATAAGAGAAGCCTTCTGCTTTGAGATCCCAACTAAGGAGCTCATCGGAACCCTTTACATCCTTACCCAGTTTCCATCCCTATCTAGTAAGAAATTCCGTCTACACATCGTAACAGCGACTTACAATTCCTAGAGGATCGAACAAAAGATCTAACGGCCTTCCCTTAGCATCTCTGGGCATCTTTTCATCAGGAATAATTTGTGCGATAGTTGCTTTCCCGCCATAGAGCTGTGTCAGCTTATCTCCTTCTCTGAGAGGACTGCTTACTGTGGCGAAGACCTTGATACCGTTCTTTCCGTTTACGACATCTGTAACTATCCCTGGGTTGGCGTGCTACCACACCTAAGTAACATCGGAAAGGATCCTTTTGCCAAGTGTCCCCGGAGAGGGCTCTGTAGTGCGTATGCCAAGAATCACAGGATCTCCCTTATGCAGAGTAGCCCCGACTTTTACAACTCCCTGATCATCCAGATTCTAGAGCTGCTCTTTTGAGTACTGTCCGGGCTTCCATGTAGTATAAAGATGCTTGGCGGTTCTTATATTCTTATCCTTATCCATGTCTGTCTTGTACATGGTAGTATAACCAAGCTTCTTGGCAGCAGACTCGGAAATAGTAGTAGCATCTTCATAGGTACCTCCATGATAGCTCATATAAGCCATCCTGAGGTTTCTTCCCATAGCAAGCACTCCATTATCATCCGTATAATTGGATGTAGCCAGAAGCTGCCCCTAAGCAACTTTATCTCCTGCTTTTACCTTGGGATAATTGGTCAGCCACCCTTTAGCGTTGGCCGGGAAGTTCTTATAAAGAGGAACACTTCCTGTAGTACCGTCATCATAGAGCATATCTATACGATCTTCTCTAACAGCCTTTACCATACCGGCCTTCGGAGCCCACTGTGTACCAAGAAGCTTGCCCAGCTTGGTATCCATATCCATACCTGTGGCAGCATCCAGATTTCTCACAAGGGGAGCTTCCCGCTACTGTAAAGGAACTGCCTGACTTACATACTTACTGTTATGTGTAATAATACCATTGGCAGCAGCATATACATGATCGTCGCAGTCTATATCGATCATTACCGGAGGAGCCTGGACATCAAGGATCTTAGTTATCTTCTCCAATACGATATCTCCCAGCGAAGTGCTTGCAGGGAACAGCTGCAGGGCCCTGTGGATATAATCCTTCTTGGTAACGTCTCTATATTTTGTGTCTGTATAGATCTTATTGAGCATAAAACTCAGAGAGTCTCTCAAGGCAGGATTGGCGATGCTGAGAAGCCAGGTATCTCCCTGATCATCTTCACCAACAGTTTCAAGATCTTTATAATAAGAATCCAGGAAGATACTGGTATATCCTTCCGGCAGAGAAAGAATGGCGCTTGGAATGCGTCTGTCTTCTGGGAGCTCACCTATATTCTGATCCACCCAATCCTGGAAAACAGGATCCTTTATGGATACTGCATGAAGCCCTCTGGCACTGAATACATTATAATTCTTTATGCCGAGCTGCTCCAAAGCTGTGAGGATATCTACTTTCTGGTCGATACCTCTGTCTCTGTCTTTCACATAAGTGACTCGATAACTGTAGCTGGTGGCTTTAAGGCTTCTTATCAGGCGTCCCATAAAGACACAGATCTCTCTTGTAACAGGGACTCCCATTATTTCAGTGAGTCTCACGGGCATAGAAGTAAAGAGGCTTCTGGGAACCAGCATGCCTTCCTTAAGGTCCTTTGCCTGCAGAAGCTTGAAGCCTTCCTGATAAGTCCACCATTTATGTTCAGCAGAAGTTAGCAGCACTCTGCCGGAACCAAGAATGACTTTCTTGAACTTGCTCTTCTTGGCAGGCACTCTGGTAACGACTTTTCTTACAGGATATACCTGATCGATACCCTTTTCATCGCAGCCGAAGACATATACAGGTCCCATGTGCCCCACTCTCTTGGCAGGGACTATATGGGTATAACCATGCTTGTCGATAACAGCTATAGGAGTTTCCGGATGGTGGCATCCCATGAGAAGCCGCATAGCTTTGATACCTGACAGCATGGGAACCGCATTAGCGTTTGCAGAGAAAGCATCATCCGCATTCGGCAGGATATAATCAACGTCGCTGCGCTTTACCACTCTCAGACCTCTCGGTCCTCCAATTGCATAGACATAATCATCCTTAGAGTCCAGATACTCATTGGTGGTGATGATCTTCTTGGCGGCTGTCTGGGCATCCAGCATCTAGGTCTGCCCTGTGTGCATATTGATGAACTTCTGATAAAGTTTGCCATCGGTACCTTTCATTACATTCTTGGTAAGGTAACCTGTAATACCGGGGCTCTTCTACGCGGTGTTCCCGCACCAGAAACCTTTGGAGTTCTTTCTTCTTACATATACAAGGCCGCCAGGGACTGTCGGGCAATAGACCTTGCCTCTATAGTATTCTGTGTAGTAACCTTTGCCGCTGTTGCGGTCTTTTCTCTTTCTGGCTTCCAGCTTATGTTCATAGCGCTTGTGCCAGGTAATCTGATAAATAAGACCTGCCTGCTTTCCATTGACTCCGATATAAGTCTGCTGGGAAGAGATTATTCTTACAGATTGCCCCAACTCGAACATAAGTCTGGCAAAATCCTCTGCAAGTCTCTTGGAAATAGTATTAAGATCTCTCTGGTTGCTGCCGTCGCCTTTTAAAATAGCATCTACAAAGGCCCATCTGGCTTCTGTGGGAGCTGTAAAGATCCAATCAGGAATAAACTTGTCAAGAGAACCTCCGAACTGTTCCAGATAGTAATAGAGCTGCTTTCTCTTGATGGTTATATCGGAGCTGTTGGCTTCCCAGTAATGCTTCGGATGGGCGCCGAAAGGAAGCTTCTCTACAAGGTCTCTTATTTCCTCGTAGTTCTACGGATGAAGAACAGGGGACTGGGTGATACGGACTCTGTAATCAATGGAGCCTGAACCGGAGTGGGAAAGATCACAGGAACCTTCACTGAGATACCAGCCCATGAATCTTGCAAAATCAACTATATCCAGCTTGTCTATGTTCTTTACAGTTCCCACCTGATCAACTTTGGGCAGATAGAACCATTTCTGTTTTTCATCTACAACAGAGGCTTTCTTAGCACCGCAAAGCACATACTTGGAGTTTCCAAAGAGACTATCAATAAATTCTATACCATACTCACCGCCTTTTTCCTTAGAGACATACATACGGTGACCCTGAGTTACAGAGAAGTTGATATAGCAATTCTCAAAGCAGTACATCAGACCGTCATGATCGAAGTTCTGAAGAGAGATGGGTTTGCTCCATGCAGGTTTACCATCAATAAGTACAGCAAACTCATCTTCCAGGGACATTTCGGTTACTGATTTCCAGCCCTTTTTAGTATAGATCTCTGTTTTATCATCGTAGCACCTTACCGGATCTACATAACCATAATAAGAGGGCTGCACAAGACGCATCTCGATAGGCGCGGAATCTTCATCGCTGAGTCCGCCCTCGCCTATGCGGGTTACTTTCTGGGAGTTGTCTATCCCATCCAAAGGAGTTGTATTGTCTACGAACTGGGAAAGATTACTTTCATGGAACACTGCATTTACATGCGGCTGCAGAGAACCTGAACCGATAAAGTCCAAGTTGCCTCTGTTAGTTGCTTTCCAGAGCATACTTCTGGCTACGCTGCCGCCATCTTTCTGGATCCTTTCAGCAAAGTACTCTACAGGTCCGTAAAAGCGCTGGAACTGAAGGGAGTCCTTCATGTCTCCCTAAGTAGTTCCTCTGGAGATACCGAGAAGTTTATTGCTGGAAGCTAAAAGGAGCTATGGAGTTACACGGTCGGTGTCCACTCCCATAGTCTGCATATTGACTTGATTGGAGAATCTTAAATCGCGTACCCAGTCCTGGGCATTCTTCTATACAACCTTATTAGGAGACATAGTGGGCATGAAAAATCCTTCCTTATGTAGGTCCCTTATTTTCTATTAGAGGAGTGCGTCAGAAATAGTCTACTGTCAGTAAGGAAGGATATAAAGAAAAAGCCCTCTGGGAAGGGAGGGCTTTATACTCAGAGTAAGCTGTGTTTCTAGAACTGATTCAAAGCATAGCGATATGGCCTGTGAAAGAAATCGGTTTTCGGCTATATATTATTCCTGTACCAGCCTCCTCCCAGAGAACTAAGACTGTCTTTTATTATATTCTCTGGCTTATTTGCCTACCAAGCCGCACCTTCCTGTACATTATTATAATTTTTATAGAATCTTTTCGCTTCCATAGGAAGATCTTTAAAAAGTTGCTGATTGCCCTTTAAAGTTCCATGAAAATCCCTTAACTGATTTTTATCAAAATAAGAAGGAGTTATCATAAGCTTGTTATAAGTAAGGAAGTCCATTCGAGGGTATGCCTGAGGTCCTTCCTTCTTAAGCTTCCATTTCATATAGTTCCTTCCTTGATTTGCAGACATAGCTGCCTGATTTATCTCTGCTGTATTAGTAGCATAAGGATCTATTCCCGGAAGCTGATATTGATAATCCTGTTTAAGATTCAATCTTACTTTATTAGAAGGATGTGTACCTGCAGCTAAGGCATGGTTCGTTTCATGCGCTTTCATTTGCTTTATATTCTAAGCTGCCTCAGGCCTGTTTCTATAGATTTGTTTTAAAAATGGATTTACAGTACCTGGGTCGTTACCTGTATAAGTAATATCGGAGACATAACCTTTTTGTGGCTGGCCTTGCTTATTCGGACCCATTGCTTGCTCGTCATAATGCCAGTAATTTCTAAAGTTCTTATCTGGCAGCATCAACATATCGGAGTATCTATGATAAGAAGCTTGTGTAGGTCCCCATGCGGGATACGTATCTACAAGATTATTAGGATTAAAGTACTTAGAAAAAGCTTCTACGGACTCAGGTGTATATATTTGAGAGGCTCTTTGTTTGTTATTCTTTACCCTCTACTGAAATCTTTTTAACCACTAAGGACCAAAATCTCCGTATGCTTCTCTATAAAGAGAATTAAAAGAGCGTGGAGTAGGTTTCATATCATGGTAAGGAGAAGTAGCGAAGGCATAATCGTGCTTCAAACCCTTCCATATGCCAGGATAATGTTCCGCTTGTGCGCTGGCGAGGCTGTGTGCAATATAATCAAGATTCTATTCTCTTGGTGTAGATTTAAATAAGCTGCCTGATGGAAGGGCATCCATATAAGGGAACTGCCTTTTACGTGCTTCATAAGCAGCTGCCTGCTAGCCATAAGCCTTCTTTTTCAGCACTTTTTTATATGTAAGCATATATTTTCCTTTTATCTAGTGCATTCCGTCTAAGTAGTCACTTCCCGTAAAAACTGGACAATACTGTGACTACTTACTAAGCTGCATATGAACAAGGGCATCCAGCCCAAACTAATGAGGTGATATATGCAGATTAAAGGAATGGACGGGGCAATGCACGAAGTGTCCCAGATGGAACTTGAAAAAGTTTTCAGAAACATGCATCCGGAAGCTTTTGAATCTATGGCAAAAGCTGTCTCAAGCATGCTGTAGGAATGTGCTTAGTACAAGCATAAGGCAGCCACAAATCTGAAGCGCATCGCTGAATGCGAAAGCATGCCTTAGACCTAGGACGATGTAAAAACCGCCCTGGCAAAGGTAGTCAAACACGGCTCCGCAGCAGATATAGCTGACGCCATGTATGAAGCAATGGAATTTGAAGCTGCCCGCTTCGCACACCATCTAATGAAGGACTATTAGGAGAAATAATATGGACATCATGGGTCTCCTGGTTCCCATGCTCTCCAGCTCTCCTTAGTTCAAAACTAAATTGGAAGCTGTTTTCGGTCAGCCTGTGGAACATGTAAGCAAGTGTATCTCCCAGTTCATGGACGGCATAAAGAGCGGTCCAGGGCTTGTAGATAAGGAAGCTTTGAAGCAGCAAAGGTTCATGCACGTATATCAGAGCGGTTTAAGAATGGGCTTTCAAGACTGGTAGGCCTAGATAGCCGCCGCAGATTGTGCAGGATATCCTATAATAGATGTTGCCAATTCCTTTGCATAGCGCAGAGGATGGGAATGTTCTGTGGATGAGATAAAATAGCTTCACTCAAAGATTATGCCCTAGTTCATGGAGAAGGGCAGATTAATAGGACTCTTTAAGCCTTAGGATACCAAAACCACAATGCCAAAAGGGATCCCGGCTGTGAAGATGGTACAGAAGTCTAAAGAGCCTCCATGGCGCACGGGAAGGGTCAATTCAGGCGTGCCCCCTGTGATGCATAACAATAACGCCGGAGATGAAATAAAATGACAGAAAATTCTGCTACCAATCCTATGGGATGGGGTGTCGGGCTCTCCGCGATTCTCGGTGGTGCCCTCGGTTACTGGGCAGGTCGTTCGACCTCTCCGGGTGCTAACTTCGGTTATGGGTATCCTTACTCTCCTTTTATGGCGGGTATGGCTGTAAACCAGGCCTCTACCGATGCTACCACCAGTGCCATGACCGCCATCGGCGCAACTCAGAACTGCAAGACCTGTTATCAGGAAGGCGTTGAATCAGGACAAACCGCTGCAAGCCTTGATTATATCAAGGAGCGGGCGAACGCCAACCACAATGAGATCAACACGGCCTTCATGACTCTGCAGAACCAGGTTGCCAATCAGACAGCTGCTCTCGAAGCGCAATTCAATGCACTGAAAGATCAGAAGATTGCTGATCAGGCTGCTGAGATCGCTGCTCTGAGAACTCAGAACGTTGTGGGCATGAACGCGGCTGCTACCAATGCAGCTCTCGACAGCATCAGCCAGAGACTGAACTCCATTGTGACTAACTGCGGCGTGAGGGCATATTCAAATTGTTCTCCCTGCAGCGGTGGATGCGGGTGCAGTAATCAGTGAACCTTTGAGAGGGCTTCGGCCCTCTCTGTAACAATGTGAGGTGCACTATGGCTTGCTGCCCGTTTGTAAAGAACTGTGGAAGATGGCAGGTCTATGCAACTACAAAAGCTTAGGGAGCTCAGTACTACAGGATCTATACCACAATGTGCAATCTGCTCAATAAAGAGCAAGTTACCTGTGATATTGTATCCTAGGGCTCCTCTGACTCCAGTGCGGCTTCACTCATCTGTAATGGAGGAGGGCTGGTGCCTCTAATGAAGGCCTCGGATCTCCAGCCCGTTACAGTGGCTGAACTACCCGCAGGGACCAGCATAGATGTTGTTGTAAAGACAGAAAGTCAGATTCCGCAGGGAATTGTGCTGGGTCTTTGATCCCATCCTATCGGGGACTGGTCGCTAAATGCGACTGGTCCCTTCTTTTATTAGAACCAACCCTTACCAAAAGAACCTATAGATCCCCAGAACTAGCCTCTCTTCTTTTCGGCAGCCATTTGATCTTGTAGCTACCTTCTTCTTCCGATCCTTAAGGCATCACTATTAGGATTCTTTTGATAAGCTTCAGCAAGCGGCTGTGGATTTTTATTATTTGGAGCATAATCATAGGAAGTCTTTATAGGCTTAGCAAGATCACTTTGAACTCCGCTGGAGACAGTGTCTACTGCTTTATCTCCGATCCACTTCACTCCCTCTTGTGCAGTACCTTTTATATTATCCCAATTATTATATGCAGCCTTCACTCCATTCCAAACCGTCTGTCCCGCGCTCTTTATATCATTAGCAATACCTTGCTTGACTCCCTGATAAACATCATTTCCTATCTGCTTGCCATCAATACCTTTCATTCCTCCCAACAAAGACGGCAAAATACCTCCCAGAGCCAATCCTCCCAGCAATCCACCAAAGCCTCCCAGCAGTCCTCCATTAGATCCTGCCGAAGCAGCTGCTTGTCCCCCGCCATTTGACATCATATTCATACCGTTACTGATATCTGTATATGCCTGTGTCTACTGAGGAGGCCATTGATTAGCCCTCCTTATCATCTCCAATGTTTCTGTATAGGTCATAATCCAATAGCCTTATTGTAAATATTCAAATTATAATTCTTCATCTAACGGACTTCATATTCAATGGACTTTATAGGACCATGTCCTGTATCTCCCTAAGAGGGTTGTTTACAGAACTTCTCATTAGCCTTTGTAGGTTCATAATACTAAACCTTCTTTACATTCCTTACAGAAGAAGCACAGCCAGCAAGTAATAAGCAGGCAATTACTGAAATAAGCAGCTTCATTTTCTTTTCCCCCTTATAAGCATATTCAAGAACCTTGTCAGTATCCTGAAGCGTCCTTTAGTCTTATATGCAGCTACATCTGCTATATGCTCAGCAGTTGCATCACTCTTACCGGTTCTATAAGTCTGCAGGATAATAAATACAAGAGACAGAAAATATACTATCAGTGTAACAAGCTGCTAATACTTCACAGCAGTATCTGCTGCTTTGTCCAATGCAGAAGGAGGTGTTGTGACATCCACTACAGGAGGGAAGTCATATACAGGCACTTCTGCAGGAGTGAAGCAGGAAAGTACTACTGCAAGTGAGCAAACTACAAAGAGAATATAAAGAAAACGCATACAAGTCCTTTTAGGAGATGTATGCGTCATGTAGAGCCTGAGGAGAACTTACTTTGTACCAAGTCCTTTAAGAGCTCCTTGCCGTCCGACAAAGGGGCTTAGCAGACTTCTTCCTGTGGAGATAAGAGGTCCAATCTTCCCTCCTGTTCTTACTCCTGCAGCTCCGTTAGTGAAAAGATCTTTTACAAAGGCTCTATTAGCTTCTCCTTCGCTTATCCTTTTATTCTGCTAAGAAAGCAGTTTCAGATAAGCAGGATCATTAATAGTAACAGGCTCACTGTTTTTTGCCCCAGGAAACTGACCCAAAGCAGCTGTCATAAAGGGGGCGGCACCAATAACACTGCCCGGATTATTACCCATTACTCCCCGTAGCCACTTACCTGGCATCGGAGCAGCTTCCTTCTTCATAGAAGCTTCCTTTACCATCCTATAAACTTCTTGATACTTCATATATACACTCCTATTGTTAGTGTTCTACTATTGATGGAAAGGTAAAGTAACTATAAAAAGGCCCCGTGCAGCCGGAGTGTGAACCGGTCAAGCAACGGGGAGAAGAAGAGTTACTATTTAATTATATCAGGGCCATTCACCCAGAGGCATCCCGAAAGCAGCATTCTCAGAATCTGTACAGAAGAATACTCCCTTAAGCGTACCAAAGAGTTCCTTGGCAATATCTGCATAGAGTGTAGAACACATACCACGAATATCCGAAAGATCATCATTGAAGAACTGGACAACTTCCTTCTTGAAAGCAACATAGAGCATACTGTTCGAGAAAATGTACTCAATCGGATAGAACTTCACTACTGCTCCATTACCTTCAAGTGCAGCTCGGATAATATCAATATCATTCTTGAACTCCACTGCTTTTGCATCAGTATTGGATGGAATGACAATAATTTTCAGATTAACATTACCAAAAGTAACTACTGGCGGCAGCAAGTGAGCAATTGCTTCTGCCTTAGTCTGATTGTTGACATAGATCTTAAGGGCCACAGCATCTTCGTCGAAGATAACTCCCACTTCAGGATCTTCTTTGAATAGTGCCTGGATCTGCCGATAATAAATAGTCCACGGTGCTGCTAGTTTGAGTTTAGCCATACTTAATTCTCCTATTAGTTGTTTACTGCAAGAGTTACTCTTTATTGTACTCTTTAACAGCTCTTTCAATCCGTTCTTTATCTTCTTCAGAGGGAATAAAATCCACTGTATAAGATATATCAACGCCTTCTACATGTCCAACATACTTGTATTTCCCTTCAAAAGATCCATAGATGTCTCCCGAAGAGATCGTCAGGCCATTTCCTTCATACACACTCACTGCATACCTCCATAATTGTAAATTTTATTTGCAGCTATACGGGCCTTCTCCGTGGTCCCGAACTCCTTATTCTTTTTAAACAGTTCCTCTCCCCAGGAATCTTTCATCTGCTCGTCCGTGACTCCAAGATCCTTCATTACAGTATAAGCAGGGGCATTCGCAGTGCCTCTGTTAATGTAAAAAAGTCCCTTGCTGGGAGTAAACCGCATATTGAAACCTGCTCCGGTGCCCTTCTTCACATTAAACTGTGTGGTGATCTCGTCGTCGTTGTTCTTCTTCGAATAAGCACCCGGCTCGAGTCTCATTATATTATTGAATGTGTACTCGTGGCCGGAATTAATAAAGGTACCTCTGTCGGTCATATAGGGCACGGACAACAGGGTCTGTACAGGAGTCTCTGAGATAACTTTATCTGTAGCGGCATCTTTCAATACATACTTCCCGCGAAGTCTCCTTCCTACAGATTTCCCATTAAGGATAGCTTCTTTCTCTTCTTTATAGGAATATGTATCAGGATCTGCGTAGTCGACATCCTCTACTGTCAGTACATATTTATTGTTGTACAGCGGGAAGCGCTTTACTACGGACTGCTTAACCCTATCAAAGATCAACTTGCGCATAGTCTTGTAATCAGTAGCGCTGTAAATAGTAGGCTCTTCCTGGTCCAGGATGTCAGCAATAAATGCCTGCATCTGGCGCTGTACATTGTTAAAGATACCTTGTGTCTGTGCCTCCGGCATGTGAACCTCAAATCATAAGTTCATGGAGAGAAGTCTCAGCAGGCTGGGCAGGGGCATTCTTCTTGGCTTGCGGCAGATTGGTATCCAGATATTCCAGAAACTCCGGATCAAGAGGAGTGCTTTCAATGTTCTCGCTGAGAGCTCTTTCCTTATTGTATGTTTCAAGTCCTCTTTTCTGCGCTTTATATTTAGCCATAGCAGCACTGTTGCCTCTGTGCCAATTGAAACCTACAACACTTCCTGTTACAAACATAGCTGCAAGAGCAAGTCCGAGGGCTGATTCAAGGCCTTGAGGAATAACTTTCTAGCTCTTGTTTATGCTGGCTACTTTAACCTGTTCCTGTTTCTTCTTGGGACGAGCTTTTGCTTTAGCTTTCATTTCATTGGCGTAAGCATCTGTCACAAGATCTTCCTGGGAAGCCTGTTCAATGCCTCTGTTTCTGAGAACACGATTCAGAGCGAGGTCCTGGCTCTGAGACTTGGCTGCAGAGAGTTCTTTATCCAGTCTATTTCCAAGGGCCAGATCATAGGTCTTGTCTGCAAGCTTGAAAGAAGCAAGAATAGCCGCAATAGCTGTAAGAGGAGGAATGGCTCCTAAAGCAAACTCGTAGCTCTATTTCTTTTCAAGAGGTTCTTCTGCTGGTTTCTGTTCTTTCGGTTTGGTAGGCGCTTTATAAGCAATAGCAGGATCTGTGGGACGGGCTTTTGTAGTTTCCAGTTTGCGGGAAGCTCTGGCACTGGCCTTGATGTTCTCTACGTTATCAATATCGAGAGAGTGCATAAAAGAACGAAGCAGCCAGGCGGCTCCTCCGAAGACAGCTCCGCCTGCAATTACTTTGGCAAGAATATGCGCCACTTTGGCAGGACCTGCATTGCGCTCATATTCGCTATCTGCTTTTCCACCTGAGCTAAAGGACTTGATAAGCCACCCGGGAACATAGTCGGGAGTGGAGCTGTAAAGCCCTGAAGCAGGGTTTATGGTATTCAGCAATCCCTGAATACTAAATTTATCTGTAACGGTTTTATCCGGCAGTAGATATCCTTTTCCTTCAGCCATTGGAACCTTCTTTCAAGTGCTTGTATCTGGGATTCAGTCCCAGCTATACGTTCATATATGTAATTAGAATCAAAAACTTATTCAAGGACGGGCAGAACTGAGTATTCTCATGCAATATGGAGATCCTTCCCTAGACCTACTTCTATTTAATCTCCTGATACTATTTAACATACTTCTAGTCTGCCTCCTAAGGAGAGATATATCCGGTCCAGACAACAGCAGAGGTCTTCGGCTAAAGAACCTATTGCAGCTAATCAACGCTGTTTACGAGAAGGTCCTTGGCTTCATCCTCTACAGGAATACCTTGGTAAATACCTCTGTTCTTGTAGTCCCACATCTACTGAGACATATCTACAGTAGGCTTCTGTACTTCTTCCTAGTTCTACCTGGGAAGTGTAAAGCTGAATTCCTGATCCGGACCAACGGGATTCATTATCCGATCCTCATGGATTTAGGCTGCTGTCCACGCATGCGTCTTTCAGCTTCTTCACGTGCAGCAAGGATCTCCTGGGTCTGGTTGTCTCTATGGAGTCTGGCAAGTTCCTGTTCTTTTTCCAGATTCTTCATATCATATTCACCGGGCTCTGTAAGTTTGCTTGCAGCGGCACCTACTCCAAGTCCTCCAAGGAAAGAAGCAGCTACTACAGCGGATGCTGCTGCAAGAACCAAATCTCCTCCTGGAGCCCATGCAAGTTTCTGCAGCATCGCAACCTTTTTCATTGTCTTTTTATCCATCTTATATCCTTATGCTAAAATTGTAGTCATAGCTTTTGCAAAACCTACTGTGTTCGCAACACTTCTTCTCAGCGGATCGGGCATTCCGATCACAGCTCCCAGTGTATCTGTAAACATCCCTGCAAGTCCTCCTGCAATGGCGCCTTTTACAGCGCTTCCTGCAAGACCTGAGAAGCTGAGCTTCTTGTCAAACTTATTTACAGCACTGTCATAAATACCACCAAGCGTAGTTTCTCCTCCGTATGCAGGAGCTCCCATAATAATGGAAGTTCCAAGATTACGTTCATACTCAGCGTCTCTAATATACGGATTATTTGCGAAAAGGTCAGCAGCGGTTCTCTGAGTCACAGGAGAGTTGAAGTCGAAAGTAGGCTGATAACCCTGATCTCCCCAGAGAGAAGCATACTTCTTAAGAGTTGCCTGTTTCACCTGTTCTGTAGTCTCTTTTTCAGGAAGCTTGCTGGATCTTGGATACCACTCTGTAAGTCCCCAATAAGGAGACTTGAAGTCCACATGCGGAGCTGCACTGATAGTGGCAACTAAAGCTCCTGCAAGCCAAGGAGCAACGTGCTTATTGAAAGTGCTGTTCTACATCTAGTAGAGAGATTCCTGGGCTTGTTGAGGAGTAAGCCCTGCGAGCATAGCTGCCCTAGGATCCTGCGCAAGCCTTCTCATTCTATTGTAGAGGAACTTATTGGTAAGATATACAGCCGGGACAGTAAGGCCTCCCAGAAGAAGGCTCTGTGCAAGAGGACTCTTAATGTTCTCCTGATATTTTCTATAAATCTTTGAAAGGATATTTTCAGTTCTCATATTTACCCCACTACTAAGCCCCGCTCGGTAATGCCCCTGGGAGCATATGCCATAGGCTGATATCCCTGCATAGGAGCTTGCTGTACAGGTTGCTGCTGTTTAGATCCCCCGAAAAGGGAGCTCATAAGGGAGATGGTAAGAGGCAGCCCTATTCCAACGGTGGCAAGCGTTCCGTAGAAGGCGCCGTTACTGGATAAGAAAGAAGCCAGATCAGGATGTCCATTAAACTATGCCCAGAGTCCCATAGCTTTATTTACGAATAAGGGATTCTTAGTCATTCTCGTTCCTATAAGAGATCTTACACGTTTCTCCAGCTATTTAACTCTAGGATCTTTAGCGCTTCCAAACCCTTCGAGTATCTTAACTAAAGGAATATAAGATTTCAGTGTATTATACACTTTATCATTATCTTCCTAACCTTTAACAAGGTTCTATAAAGCATCTACATGGTAAGTTGCTAAAGAGATTCCATGCTAAGTCATTACTTTTTGCAGGGTCGGGAATTTTCTCAGTCCCCCTCCTTTACTAACTTCCTGAAGCTTTGTTAGAAATTTACTCAAGGTTTCCGGCTTAGCTTGGGCAAGTGCAGCGACTACCTATTTATTCTGCATAAGATTATTAACAGCTGCTATAGCTCCTGTCTAACCCAAAGGATTATTACCGATACCTTTTGACAGTGCGGTTAGATCTGGTAACTAGCTTTTACCCTGTAAAAAGTCTATTACTTGTGGAACATATGGTTGTGTTGCAGCTTTGATAACAGGAGAGTTTGTAAGAACCTCTCCGCTTTTTATTCTCTAATAATCATTCGGAGTTATACCCGCGTTAAACTGTACAACCTTTTCTTCTGTAGATCGAGGGGCCTCTGGAGAAACACTCTACTTAACTGAGTCCAGGAATCCTTTTCCTTCTGCCTGTGCTTGTTTAAACCTGTCCCAAGCTGTTTTCTGCTCATCTTCTGTAAACCCATAACGGGCCAGAGCTGCTTCAGGGTCTTCTCCTCGCTATTCTGCCGCCTGCATCAACAAGGCTGCTGTTCCTGTAGTAATACCTGTTCTTTTAGGATCCAGCAGCTGGCTTCCGGTTATAAGTAACTAAGGAAGAAAAGTATCTTTTACTACCTGCTTGCCAAAAGCTTTTCCACCGTTTCTGGCAAGATTACTTACATTACCTGTTGCAGTAGAAGCTATAAGAGCTGCGTGTTCTTTACCTTTTCTATACCAATCTAAACTCTTCATACGCGATTGCTAGGAAGAAGTAAAGAGCTGCTTAGCCGCTTTATATTGATCAGGGTTAGATAAGTCAAGCTTATCTTCAGAAATACCCAGCTAAGAAGCCAAATCGGCTCTAAATCTCTAAGGTATCTTATCTGAATTTTTAGATAAGATAGCGTCTGCAAAACTGTTTATATCTGTAGTCCAATTATTAAAGGTGGGCATAAAAACCTAATCAGCTCCCAGACTAAGTGCCTTCTAACCAGCCATATAAGCAGCATTGCTAAGCAAAAACTTAGTTACAGGAAGCGCGAACTTAGAAGAAAGCGCAACAGGCGTTGCTGCTGCTCCTGCTACAGGAAGCGCCATTGTTGAGTAAGCGGCTATTTGCTGCTGCGGGTCTAGTGTTTTTATTTTCTAAGCATGCTAGTAGGCTTTACTGAGATGTTTCCTCTGTTCCTCTAACTGCTTATCCTGAACCTTCTTTATAGTACCCTTTGTATCTCCTACTCGAGCTAAGGTCATGTTAGGATCTGGCTGATTGAACCAGGCTTTGATTATATTTTTCCACCAATTCCCGCCCTACTAGATACCCTCAGTAGGTTTAATTCCTGTATTGGGTAAATCAGGGTCTTGCACTTTTAAGCTGCCCACAGAAGTCATCATATCGGAATATAACTGCTGAAGATAGCGAGGACCTGCTTTACCGTAGGCTTTCTGTAGCTATGGATATCTGGAAACAACTGTCTCTACAAAGTTCTTATAGTTGGCGTTTCTCTGCGCGGGAGTTCCCATAAGGTACTCCTAGCGCTATTTATTTCTATCAGCAAAGGACTTCCCTGTCAGAGACTTGTAGTTAATATCTTTTTCAGGCAGTCCGATAATCTTCAGGAACTTTTTCCTCTATTCAGGAGAACCTGCCTATTGATAATTAAACTTCTATTTATGCCTTCCAAAAGGGTCGCCAGGATCAGAACTGAGAAGCAAATCGATATCCGCATACTTCTTCATTGTATTTCACCTCACTGTGGCATCTTGGACTGTGCTACTGCCTGAGAAGCGGTATCCTGATCACGCTGCTTCAGGATAGCTGTAACCTGAGCATGGAGATCCGGGTTCTGGGCTTTCAGCTTCACCAGCATGGAGCGTCTTGCACCAGGCCCCTGAGTAATGCCCACATTGAAGATCTCCTAAGCTGTCTGCTGCGCCTGCTGGAAGAGCTGCTCCACACCAGCGCTTCTGCTATTCTACAAGCCGGAAGGCATCGGAGGCATTCCAGCTCCAGCAGGTGCTCCTGGAGGTGCAGGCTGACCGGCTGCTGCAGGATCTTGAGGCATGTTCTGCTGCTGTACCATTTCCATATTGTACTGAGCAGCTCCCACACCGACACTTCCCGGAGGAGGCAGCACGGAGCCTGTCATTTCCATTTCCTGCTGTGCATTCTGGGTCTTCATGGACTCTTCCGCCATGTCCTGCTGTTCCTGGAGGATCTTCTTCTGTTCTTCCTTCTGATCCAGCCCAATGGTCTTCAGAACAGTATCATTGGAGATCATGCCGCTGCCTGCCATTTGAAGTACTGTCTGTTTGTGCATATCGTCTTCGACGAAGGAGGTCTTATCGAGTACTACATTCACTTTTTCAATGAGATGGGAAGAACAGATAATGTCAGACATCCAAAGAAGCATGTCCTATAGAATATTGGTATAATGTATCCACTGCCGCTAGAACATTCTAAGTCCTGCCGAAGGAGCTACTGCCTGGAAGGAAGTCTGGCGGAGTTCCATTGGAATGGACATCATTTCATAGATACGCTCTTCATACCATTTCATCAGCTCTACAGGAGCAAGCTGTTTCGCCTCCCCACCAAGCATCTGATAATTAAGCGGGAAGGGAGAGACTACCCACTGGGAAGCATTCTAGCGCACACCTTTAATTGCCTAAAAGATAAACTGCTTTACCTGATAGCCACTGATGGGATTCTGCCTGAGAGTATCATTACCAGCCATAAGATTCTGCGGAGGAGGACTTATCATTCTTACAGGAGCAATAAAGTCGGTAGCAACGGCCTCATTGAACTTATCCAGATAAGCCAATCTTAGAATATCGTTAAAGGTGTTAAGGAACATAGGAGTTCCCCAGCCCTTGTAGTAACGGTCCATGGAAGTGAGGGAATCTATACGGGCATGCATGAATCTATCTGTGGGGAACTGGATATAATCGCCCTGGAAGGCTCCCTTGAGGAACACCATTGGAGTATCGTTAAGATATACTGGATCGCCTTCTATAATGGCCTGTTTCATGTGGGCGGGCATCTTATAAAGATATGTGTAGTTCCCTGTAAGTTCATTATACTTCAGCAGCATGTCATAGGGAGAGATGCATTTGAAGTGGATCTTGCGTCCCTTCTTATCTGCTACCTGCTTGTCAATTACCTGATACTTCCCTTTGTAGCCGCATTTGCAGGTCCCCTTGAATTCTCCATCCCAAGTATAATCTGTCTTGGGAAACATTTTATTAAGGGACATTACAGTTTTACACTTCGGACAGGCCAGCGAGCGATGAATAACAGGGACTGCATAGATAAAAACATTCCCCATGGAGGCGAGTTCCTAACCGGCTTTGATAAGGAACTAGAGAAGTCCGTAGTTGTCTTTTAGCAGATCCTAGGTCTTCTTAAGGAACTATGTATCTACCTAAGATGGTGAGCCCTAAGCAGTTACAGAAATATCAGCAGCAAAATAACGGACCACTTTGTTGATGGCTCTGCCGATCACGGGAAAGCGGTCGTGCATATACTAGGCCCACTGAAAGCACTCTTTGATGGTCTTGGGGAAGAACTTGGCAGACCTGGTGCTGAAGGGGTTGGCCAGTGTATTTGTATATCTTTTATCCAATTAAAACCTCCACAGTATCATATAGAGGGAGAAGTAAAAGGCAATGAGAAAGTCTTTTATAAAGAGTCTTCTAGGAGATCTTTATATACTTCACTTAAGGAATAAAATTACAATTCACTATCCTATTGAGAACTTATAGAAGGTATAGCCGCCAGTCCTTCTTCTTTAAGTGGGTGTTTCCAAAGAGGTACGTTCCAATACCTGGGATTACGTTGATATTTTATAGGTTTACTCCAATCTACAAGGGGAATATTCGCCACTCTTCCTGGTAATGGGTCACTTAAACGACGAAACTTACTGACATCGTTTCCGGAATAATCTCCTATAGAATATACCTTATGCTTTAACTGAGGTAACTTTTTCCACTAATTAGGCAGTGCTACAAATTCATATTCCGGAGACATCCCGATATCATAGTGACCTATATTTACTTTTGGATCTACCTTAGCACGAAATGCGTCATAAACTTCCGTTGGAGAACCTGCCTGCACGTTAGATCCTATGTGTGGCTGAAATCTCTCCCTCACTCTTGGTATAGGCGAAGGTTTCTCTGGGATCTGTATAATAGCAAGATTACCACCTCTGCCAGAATAGCTGGGACTTAAAGAAGTTTCAGGCATCCCACCTAACCATCTGTTAGAGTTAGCCGAACCAGAATGATACAGTTGATTTTCCAGCGTAGCTGGCTTATAATTACCCTACCAGCCCTTATATAATAAAAGATCTCCGTTACGAGAAGCGGATGCTACCTATTCGCCTACCGAGGTATTTGGAACAGGTACACGCCTGTATACATCTCGAAGAGCATGCATCTTATTTTTAGGAGCGGATTTAAACCTACTAATAATATAATTTAAGCTGTCAAAATCGTCTGCCTATTTTAACAGCTCTCTATACAAAGCATCTGCGTTTTTATTACCGGGAATGAACTCTATTGAGGGGTTTGAGTGTGCATAGGAAAAAGCAGATGTATAGTCCGATTTTATTGGCTTGAATCCTCTTTGCTTAGCTAGTCTATTATATGCTCTAGGCACAAGCTTTTCGCCGGTATTCCAATAAATATGTGAAATGTCTTTTCCGCTATCGCGCAACTGCTACAAGTGCTTTATATATGCTTTTTTATTTTTGAAATCAGCAGCTGTATGTGGCAGTCCTGCGTGCCTCTACAGTCTTTTAGCCCTGGCCAACATATTTGAAGTGATATCTTTTTTCCAGGCGTCAGGATAAGACAGTACGCTTTTGCGGTCCCCCGCTAATGCTAGGCTTTTATCCAACCATTTCATACTCCCTGCGGCAGCTACGGGTAATCCAAACTACCCTACAACCGCCCCTGCCTATCCTGACAGAGGATCTGCTCCGAACCAGGTACTATGGAGTTGATCCATATCTACTTTTGGGAGTTGATAAAGAGGCTTTCCCGCTCCGCCTAAAGCATAATTACCCAGACCATATAAGTTTGCAGGAAGGTTTACAACATCTGCTCCAAAGTTATATGCATTTCCGAGAAACCTGGGTAACCCCCATGCAAAGGCATTAGCGGCACCATTAGCTCCGTTTCTAAGAGATTTACCTGGATTATCTATAAAATATTTACCTGTATGTTTGGCTATATTTGCAACATAATCAGACCATGCCCTATCCGATGGAATCCCAGTGCCGTGGGTGACTTTATTGCTGGTATTAAAGGATGTCACTGGCTTTATAGTGTCGGCTTGCTACTGCAAAGGCAGCAAGCCAGGCGCCCCATACCCAAAAGAAGAAGGTATTTCTTGCGCCTTTTTATATAATACTTCTTTATATGTCATCTTATACCTCTTTTCTTATGGGAGGAAGGTAAAGCGGAATATAAAAAGGACCTTCCAGCTGAGTAATGTGGAAGGTCCTTGTAAAAGCTCTCTTATTTATTATATCAGCTTGTTCTGTGCTGCAGTGGGTGCCTAGGCAAAGTACTGAAGGAATCTATTCTTTGCGTTCTGAGCGCCGCCTCTTAAAGTAGCTCCCTCATTCCCTCCGGAGAATCTTGCATACATTTGCTGGAACCAGGCAAGGAATCTCTCCCACCAGCCTTTATTCTTGTAGTTGTTGTATATATTCAGATCCTTCTTAGCCGCCGCATTCAGAGCTTCTCTAAATTGAGAAGGTAGTGTATCTGGTTTATATCTGCCGGTAAGCAGATTAAACCGAGCTTCCGGTGTAGTAGCCTGGATAGCAGTACGTATTTCGGGACTCTTAATAGCATCTTCACTTACCTTACCAGAAAGAAAAGCATTCCTTTTAGTTTCCTGCGCTTTTTGCGATGCCTGATTTTCTCTCACAAGCTACAGAAAAGTTTTTTGCGGTTTATTAACTGCTTTCTAAGCACTTTTACTGCCTATTACATTTCCTCTCTCTGCGAGTTCTCTATACTCCTATGGAGATGTATTCTAATCCGGAATACCCTAGTGGGCCTTCTTCTGCAGCCCCATCATTTTAAAATAAGCGTTCTTATTCATATATCACTTACCTGCTGCCTTTGGTGCTTCTTGTTTGCTTTCCCAGAGCTTAGCCCACCACTTCTTGAGGTCTTCCCAGAGTTTGGCCCAACCGGACTGATCTTCAAGGGCTTTCTTCTATTCGGTCAGCTTTTTAACAGTCTCATTAGCTTTGGCAAGAGGTTCTGACAGACTGGAACGGCCCATAAAATAAGATGCTGTTGGAATCCCTCCGAGTGTCAATGCAGTAGTACCTGTCATAGCAATAGGATGATCTCTAAAGGCCTTTCCTGTTGTAAATAAAACCTTCTTCCCGAAATCCTTACTGCTGTTAAAGCCGGTCTTCAGCGCTGTTGTCAGCCAGCTACCGGCTTCTTTATTCAACTTAGCCTGCTTTATCATCCCTGCAAGCTTCTTAAGCTGCTCATCAGAGGCTTTCTTATTCAGACCTCTGTAAATTTCCTGATAACTCATGATCTTAAACTCTCCATTATTCCCGCAGTAGCAACTCCCGCCCCAAGTCCTAAAAGACCGAGCTTACCGGCTTCCATTACTTTACCCACAGTAATCGGATCTCCGTACTTGCGGGCATTTGCAAGGTAAGCCAGTCCCAATACGGTACCTGTAGGAGCACCTACTGCAAGGGATGTTAATATTATTCTAGTTCTACGTTTCTTATCTTCCTGTTTCTGGCGCTATTTCTAAGTGACAAATCTGTCGGCTGTGTAGAAGTGATACTTGGAAGCTTCTTCAAGGGCTTCTCTGTTGTTCTCCAGGACGCCCTTCTGTATGAGCTGTCTGAGTTCCTCTGCAGGAAGCCCTTCTTCATCTTGAGGAGAGGACTTATATACCACATTGGAAACAGGCCTCTTAATACGCTTCCCGGTCTAAGGATCATATTCATCCACCGTGCTGCCCTCTCTGAGGAACTTCGAAGACTATACAAAGGTCTTCAACTTAGAGGACAACTTGTCATAGTCCTTCTAAGAGGGCTCTGCGGGGAGGGAATAAGCCCAGCCCGAGTAATCTGTAATTTTAGAATCCGACATAAACGCCTTTCAGTTCATTTATGAAGAGGGCGTTAAGGACTTCCATTGCTGTAAAGCTTCTGTTAGTTGCTCTTTATTATTTACAGACGCTTTAAATCCTTTTTCCACTCTCAGTGTAGTATCGTGGAATCTCGGAGAAGCGGAAACTATCCTGTCAACTCCTAAGGACTAAGCAAGCCAGGTCTGTAAAGTCTGGGTACCTACATATAAAGAACAGTCCTTTATAAGCTGCGCATGCTGTATGGATAAAGGTGCCTGGCAGAAGGAGCTGTAAGTAAAAGCTCCGCTGTATTGCCAATTATGTTGCTGCCCTAGAAAGATTATCCTGTAATCCTTCGCAAGTGCTTTTACAGCCGAGAGGTCTGCCATACAGCCGTAGCGGGGAGTAACAGACACAACTATATAAGGTTCTTTGATGTATCTCTAGTGTTCTGGTACTTGCAGCCAAGGGGAGTTATCTTTGAGGAGCTCATCATAAGCCAGAGGAACGCGGTCCCTCAAGTCCGTCTCATTTCTTACAGCACCTACTTCTTCCCACCATTTAGGTTCATCTACCCACCAAGCAGTATAGGACTTGTTGAGAAGCGCTTCTTCTCTTGCTTTTTTAAGATCACATGGAATGTCATTTACAGGCTCTACATCGGAAAGCTTCTAGCAGATATCCACTTTCTCTATATAGGGTTGCTGTAATAGAAGAGGAGCTATCCAGTCAACGCTGTTTTTTTGGAAGCTCCTATGCTCCTTGATGTATATGTGGGCTTTCTATTGAGAATGATGTTCTCTGAGCCAGGCACAAAGAGCAATGAGATCCCCGCATTTACCTCTGTGAAGGATTACCATCAGTCTCCCCAAGGAGTATGTCGCTGAAACACAATATCGCTCTTAAAAACTTCCAACACTTTATAATAAGGAGAAGCACAATTAATAAGAGCTTGTTTATCCGACCAGTCATGTTCAACTACAAGAATCTTCGGAAAGGTCTTTTCCCAATCAGCTACAGTCTGGAACATACTCAGCAGGATATCCATCTAACCTCCCTATACATCAAAAATAGCCAAATCTATTTCGCGAGGAATAGATTGCATAAGTGTCTCGTAATCGATAACTTCTATAAGTTCTTTCCTAAAGGATTTACCATAGCCCTGCCGCTTAAGAGTATCATAATGCGCTTTGGATAAATTCAAGGAGGCATTATCTAAATTATCCTAAGGTATAGTAAAAGGCATTTGTTTATTACAGATTCCTAGGCCCTTCTGGATAAAGATATTTTCAGGACTTCTACACTGTTTACATTTATCCATAAGTACAGACTGCGGTTCTATCAGACATCCTTTCCAGTCAAAATATTTCTCATAAAAATAAGAAATAGAGTCACGTTTACCATCATTAGCTCCACACTCAATATAAAATCCGTTACGTTTACCTTTAAATATATGATCATTTAGCCATATATCTATGTGGGAATTACAGTTACTCTTAAGAACAGGGCCTAATAAAGCCTCGACTGCAGGAAGCAAGTGTGAATCCACACGAACTACTTCATTCCAACCTCCAATAGGCAGTGTTGTGAGAGGTCCTTTTACTCCATTGGATTTCCATTCTGTAGATATATAAATTCTAGGCACTTTCAGCAATTCTGCTATATGATACAAACCGCAAGGATTTCCTATAACACCCTTTGCAGAAACAAATTTAACGGCTGTATCTAAGGCACTTGTCACAGGCATAAAAGGAATTTCGAAAAAATCCCTGCAAAAGTTTTTATACTAAAAATCAAGCCCTACGAAGACAAATTTTTCTTTAAAAACTTCCAATTGTTTCCAATTAATAAAAGGATTAATGTATCTAGAGGTCCTAAATATAATAAGTTTATCTTGAAGACCTAAAGAGGGATCTGGCATAACCTATATTAACTTTCTTGTAAAATCTCTTGGCAGATGCTTATCATAAGTTTGATAATACCATTCTCTAAGATCTCCTCCATCCAGATTAATTTTATTTAAGCTTCTAAAAGTATCCAGATCTATATAATTGCTAAGCTAAGTTTTCTTTTTATGTGTAACCTAAAATCCCATATATTGTAGAAGCTCAGCTATAAAGGCTCCTGTTGTAGTTGGAAAATTAACTCCTTCCCTATATGGAGAGTTTCTTGTAGGTATTTCTAATGGAATATTAAAAATGGCCTGTTTTGCCGAGGCTCCTCTAGACTCAAGGTACTCAATTACAAAATATAAAGAACTGAAAAGATCCCCCATAGAACCGCTGTGATTAAAAGTAAAAGATCTATCCATTTTATTTTACCTTTCTTCTACCTAAATACTTTTCATATCTATGCCAGTCTTCTCCTAAGCGCTCTTTAAAGAACTTAAAGTCCTTGTCTTCTATCATACCGTCATTAGAGAAGTGTGTCTTAATCGCACCTGGATTTCCTGTTCCATAATCTTTTAATGAGATACAGGAATCCTTTCCAAAGTCTACTGTAAAAAAACTGAATGTGCCCTTAAGAAAGATATTCTAGTAACAGGTCCTGTCGTTATATCTGCCATTGGGAAACTTCAAAAGAATTTTCTGCATGTACTCTCTAAGTTCCTGTCCTGTAATACCTGCGCTATGCCATTCAAAAAAGGTACATCCAGGTCGATAGCTTTCAGTGTGCAGATGTCTTATTCTGTAGTAACCTGTAGAGAGTCTATAATCGATCCACTTCTCTTCTGCTACTAGAGTATTTTCTTTATTGTCAAGTTTCTTACTGAGTGCTTCTATATAAGTAGGAGGATAGTAATCATCATCGTCGATAAATATGCACTTTTTCGTAGATACTCTTGCTAAAGCCTGTGCGGAGTTATATGGAGTAGAAGCTGGTAAGAATTGCTTATACCAACCGTATTCAACAGGCACTACGCTATTCTGCAAAAGCTCTCTGGGGAGCGGCTATGGACCATCATCTATTATAATCCATTTATCAGGCTTTACAGTTTGATTATTAATACACTCTATAACAAGTGGAAGCTGCTCCGGGCGATTCCTAGTAGGAGTAATAATAGTTATATCATTCATCTTTGAATACTCTCCTTCTTACAACACCAGCTAAAATCTTGGAAAGTATGTTCCGGCTTACGCAGCAAAAACTCATCTACAGCTTCCATTACACCAGACCATCTGTGTAGAGGGCCATAGTCATGTCCAGCTAATAAGCCTGTAGCTTTTAATTTTGGAAATACTATCTAAAGGTCTCTATAGACATCTTCTTTTTTATGACTTCCATCTACATAGATAAAATCAAAGTAGCCATCCGCTAACTTAGGCACTTCGTTAAAAGAATATCCTTTTATTTTAACAACACGAGGATCTTTACTAAAACGCCTATCGAAGAATTCTTCGGCCAGATCATTAGTAAAAGAGGCCTAATCCTGTATATCATAACCGTTTTCCCAAGGATCTATACAATAAATCTTAGCAAATTTACCTGAAGAAAGAAATATCTAAGCGGACTCTCCTGCGTAGCTGCCTATCTAGAGCGTAAGTAAGTTGCTACCTTCTATTGTATCAACAAGCTACAATAGGCCGTCTTTAAACCGTCCTCTCCTCATAGGAAATAATTTACGAATCATACTTCCCACCTGCTCTTCTCATAGAACATCCCGATAAAGAACAGCTTGGCGCCCATGTTCCAGCACTGAGGATCATGCCCTGCATAAAGCTTCATGGAAGTAGGAATAGTAACGCTTCTTCCTTCAAAGTTCACCTTCACTTCCCTCTGCTGCTTGGTATAGGGCTGTCTGAGCATACCATAATAAATAGTATTGATGCAGAATCCCGGAAGAGTCTCATAAGGCACCCTGCTGAAAACATCCAATACAGCATCTTTCTGATAAGGCTGCGGAACATGGCTGTCGTAGTTCCAATCAAGCTTCAGACCAGTTTCCTTCTTCACATACTCCATAGTATTGAGCATGCGGAAATACCACTTATTGTTTCCCTTGTTCTGAAGGAACCAATCAAGCCCTCTTTCATTGGCTACTACAGGGGCTTTATCAAGGTCCAGCTCTGAAGTTAAGAGCTGGTCGTCGCTCCAGAACATGAAGCGGTCGGCTACATTAGGGTTCTACGCAGCGGCTTTTACTTTATTGATAAGGTTCACATCCTTGCAGTTAGGACAGGGATCCCCCATGATAACCACATCCACATCCTCGAGGAAGGGAACTGGAAGGGCAGAATAGATGTGTATCTGTCCGAGGTTCTTTGCATAGCGCTCGATGGAGCGCAGGGCCACACGAAGCTCCAGATTATTATCCGGAGACTCTTTGCTTAAGGGAATAATAATGTCAGTCATAAAAGCTCCTTTTCTACAAATTACATTGAAAGTGTAGAAAAGGAAAGCTTTATCAGGCTGTAGGGGTGAACTAGGAGGCGAGGGCGGCGATTTCTACTGTGGTCAGAGCGCGGTTATAAAGTCTAACTGCAGCTAAATATCCCTGAAATGGATATTGAGAAGAATAGCCGTCAATATCTCCAATGTACAAAGGAAGTCCGGAACATTGCGTCGTAGCAGTTGACGTATTAAGATCTTCAACTCCATTTATCCACGCTTTAGCTGTACCATTATATTGCTCATATGCCACATGATACCAGGTATTGTTCTGTAGACTATTATTGCTTCCTGCTCCAACTCCTTCCTGATAATATAACTGAGGCTTATAATTATTGGACTGGAGACCACACCAGTAACCTGACTCACCACCCCAATCTCCAATGTGCGCAATAATTGAGTTATTACTGAAACTATCATCACAGAACCACATCGAAAGCGTAAAGCCAGAGTCCAATCCGCTTTGAGCAAGTATACCAGTAGTAATACATGCATACGACATCCGTACAGCTGATATTCCCTTATATGTTGTAAAAGTGCAATTCTTATACGAAAGTGACTGCCCTGTCTCTGCGGTGGCAGAGTTTGTAGTTAACGGGGCATAAAAAACCAGACCTGTTTGAGGAATACCCTTCCACATCCTAGCTACCTAGATTAAAGCGTCTTGAGAATAAATTCCTCCTACTTCTGGGCTTGATTGATCATATAATAACCCCGCAGTAGAGTTACTTTCAAAACTGTATATTTTCGTGTCTGGGTCCTGTACTGCCTTATACCCTCCCCAGCTATTGGAGTTTACATAAGAGCACTTGTAGAAGTCCATGGAAGAGCCGCTTATGACTACATTCCCCGCAGTAAAGATATTATTGCCAACCTTCATTGCCAAAGTGCCTGCAGGGACACTCGCAGCAGGGATGCTTATCAAATTAGAATCAGAATAGTTACTCATATATCAAACTCCTATCTGGGTTGCTGGCAGGCCCACTAAGCAGCACTCAACTAAGCTGCCTAAGCGGGTAGCTATAATTTATTTCTTCTAAAGGTCTTTAGTATCAAATATTTGAACATTCCGTTCACACGCTTCTGATAAGCATGATACAGCTAATGGCATATAGTACTGAAAAAGACTCTGCCATCCTAGTCGGGAGCTGCAAGGATGCAATTGAGAGGAGCTATGTAGCAGGCTGTGAAAAGCCCCTATTTTTTAAAAGGGACTTTAAAGAGCCTTATGGAGCTCCAGTCAAAGCACCTCAACCAGCGTCCAAATTCTGTAAGCTGGCACTTCTTCAGAAGTTTCTATAGCTTAGGAGAGTCTTTGATGTACATTTAAAGTGCCTCAGTCATTGGTAGGATGGAACTCATTGGCGAGCTTGGCTATCTCGCTTTCGTCTAATGCACGATTATAGATGCGGCATCCAGCAAGATAACCGCGCCAGGGATTTGTTTGGTTATTATTGAGAGCTCCTATGTATATAGCGGTATTCCCCATACTAAGTGTTCTTGTTCCAGAGTCTCCAAAAACGCCGTTAGCATAAGTCTTGAATGTTGTCCCATCGAAAGTACATGCTACATGATACCAGTTGCCAAGGACATATTTTGCCCCGGTGCCCAGTCCGCTTGAGACACGAATATTAATTGCGATATTATTCTCTGGTCCTTCATATGCAGCGGAAAACCATGTTATTACAAGACTACGTTCACCATCCGTTCCATAGCCGAAACCAGCTACACCATAATCATCATCAGGGCGAATCAATAGATTGTGCCACGCGGAAATAGTAAAAGGATTATTGCCAGTTGGAATATCCGTCATGGCAGTTACCTTCATGTTGCTGCCATCTTGCAATCTAACGCAAGGAACATTCTTGTAGGTTTGGAAGGATATGCCGTTCCCCTTACTGTTCTTTGTGAAGGTCTGCCCTGTTTCAGCTGTAGCGGAATCCTCAGCCAATGATGCATAGAAGACCAGTCCTTCCTGCGGTATCGGGTTCCAGTTGCACTTAGCCAGTTTAGCTGAGCGATACTTGACAGGTTTACCCCAGTTGTTGAAGCCGGAAGAAGGGTGCATATCCCTCTTGAATATCTTCATGGCCTGGATTGATACAGCATCACCTGATACCCATCCATCTGTAACGTACAACCTGTAATACTTGTAAGCATTATTGGTAGAGAGTTCCATTGTGTTCCTATATCCAGCATCAGCTGGCCAATCAGAGATCGTATATAAGTCAGTCCAGTTTGAACCGTTATTTGATCCCTGAAATATCCCTGCTTTCATTGACGCTGGAGTTGCTATTTCATTCATGACCATGAATGATGTCGGAACGAATGCTTCTGGAACTTCAATTTGTACCCACTGTGGTAAACTCACATTCCCTGGCCACCATGCCCACTCGGATGTAGTGTAGTCCTGCTTCCATATCTTCCATGGGTAATTGCTGCTATTAGTATTACTTGCCGAACATACATATCCTGAAATAGAAGTATTGGATGTAAATGTAGTTGGAACAGCCGAAACTTCTTTGTTGCTGTATTGGTGGTGATATATCATGATATTTACCTCACAATATTAGAAATTCGGTAGTTTGCTATATACCCATGGAAACCAGCACCTCCGGTTTCTCCCTGCGGCTCTACTCTGCCGATCGCGAAGCCATACGAACCAGAGTAAAAACTATTGGAACGGGTATAGCTGTTTATTAATACGCCGTCTATGTAAACGGATACCAGATTAGATGAATCTCGTGTTATCTTAAGGTTGTGCCAATTCGTATCGGGTGTATAAGAAGTTCCAACCCGATTATTATAGTTGTCAAAATTAAGAACAATCTGAGAGGTTCCAAAATACATGTCGCATCCTGGATTGTCGTAATTATTCCCGTTGGCAGCGAAGTAATAGCCGTCGTCCCAGTCATTTCCCCCGCTGGGGATTTGTGTCAGCCTGAAATCAAACTCAAGCGTAAAAGTAGTCAGACCGTTGAGGATATTAATTCCTGTATATAGATAGTGGTTTGTTGAATTTAAGTATCCAGCCCCTGTTCCTCCTGAAGGAGGTGCGACATTAGTCACAGCAGTTACACCATTGTTCGTTACTGAATATTGATTCTGACTTTTATCGGTAAAAGGAGAATTACCATACATAGGAATATATAATATTGTATTCTCGTCTACCCAGCTGTAAGAAAGTGAACACCCAGCATCAAAGGCAGAATCATATTGCACCGGATGGCCGAGCTCATCGAAGCCGGAAGTCTCCACGGCAAGGGCAAACTCTTGCGATAGAGTGGTAATTTCCGATTGGGTTAAGGCACGGTCGTAGACGCGCACGGAAGATATATAACCATTGAAACAATCAGAAGAAAACGTCGTAGATAGATCCGCGCTTTCTGCTCCTATCGCCAAAGGAGCGTTGTTCGGCATGCCAAGATTCCCAGTTTTATTAAAAGAATTTACCTTCTCGTTATCTAAATATACATCAACAGTGCTTCCGTTATAATTAACGCATATAAACATCCACTGATCCTGTTTTACCTTGGAAATGGGACAAATATTCTCATTTAAATATGAACCACCTGCCATCACATAAATATGCATATAACCCGAATTGCCGTCCGAATTTAATCCAATACTAAACCCCCCACCCTCTGTACAAGAGATTATCTCCTGGCCGGCATTTTTATTTTTTGTGTTGAACCAGCAACAATAAGCTAAGGTATCTTTGGAACTTAACCCAGGAAAGGTATCGGCAAGGGCTTCAGGGATGTAAATATATGAAGAACTTCCATTAAAATAAACGCAGTTGATGCCTTGTTGATTCTGATATGTAGCAGTCCCTTTTGCCGTTAACGTCTGCCCGGTCGCTGCCGTCGCAGACGCAGACGATAACGGCGCATAGAACACTGCCCCTGTAGGCATGGTTTTCCCTGTTGGTACATATACATCAGAAGTGCTAACCTGGTGATGATACAGTGGCATGTTATTCCTCCTTCGGAGACTCCTGCGGATGCTCCTGTTCTTCTTTCCACTTGGCAAGGTCTTTTTTTAGTTGCTTCACGTCTACCAGCTGCCCGGCGAAAGCGTCATCGATCATCTTCCGGGCGAACTCATCCAGTTCCGTCCAGCCGAAAGCCTCGCAAATCTCCGCAATGACAGCCTCGCGGTTCAGCTCAAGAGACTGCCGCTTATCGGCTTCCGCCTGAGCCTTGCGGAGAACTTCTTCCCTTCTTTGCCGTTCCCGGCGAATCGCTCCCAGTGTCCCGCTCATTACACATCCCTTTCCACAACAGAAGCGGTGACATAAACACCAGATATAGAGCAATCTACTTTAAGTGTCTAAGAAGCAGTCAAATTAACATTGGTGACAGGATAAATAGTATCTGGTCCGGACACTCCGAACTGCCCGATGATCTGGTTTCCTACTTTCAGTGTAATTTCCCCTGAGTTGCCTTCAGTTTCCACAATAGTAAATCCTGTCACTGTGTAAGCTTTCCCGGAAGGAACAGTGCAGATAGAAGCGGAGTCACTCGCGTTCGTTACAACATCAAATCTTTTAACATCCATTTTCAAAACTCCTTATTTAGATAAAATTGTATACCAATCAAAGAACTAAAGATCGTCCATGCCGCCGGAAGGGCTTGGTGTGGGCGCAGGCAAAGTGCTGTTCCAGCTCTTGTACTAAGAGACTGTAATAGGCTATCCTGAATCGGAGGCTTCTGTACCATTAAACTTGAAGGGCTGGAACTTTCCCTGGGCATCCACTACACCGAGGATGACATCGGCTGCCTATGGAATAGTGGAGTCACTGCCCGGAGCAAAGCTTCCACCTACTCCAACAGGAATTATGCTGTTACCTATGCGGATACAGCGCTGACCTTGTTTAAGCTCTGTATTTAAAGTAATTAAATTAGATTCTGTTAAGTTCATATGAAGGATCCTTTATCAAGCGGTGGGAACAAATTCACGAGCTAAAGCGTATATATCTGCAGCCGTAAGTGCCCGATTAAATACTCTGACACCTGCCAGCATTCCGTTTAACGTGGTTCCATTGCGATAACCTATGTAACCTGTTCCTGTCAGTTCCGTGGAAAAATAAGGCGCCTCCACACTGCGAATCTATCCACCATCAACACACAAATTAATAAAACCATCAGCATATATTACAACTATGTTGTACCACCTATTAGCAGCAAAAGCATGTGTAATACTTACACTGTAACCACCACCTATACCTACGGTGAGTCCTGTATCGGCTAAAAAAATACCAAAGCGCTTTCTAATAGCATCCACACCGTAATTAATAACAACATTATCGTCAATAGAAGAGGTTCTTTTGAACCAAAACGAAAAGGATCTAGCTGAAGTATCTTCAGGTAAGCCTGAGTCAGAGAAGCTTATATACCCTTCGCCATCAAACACAGCAGCAGTAATACCTGCCTAAGTGTTAAAAGTTATACCAGTCGCTGTTGTTGCTTGTCCGGTTTGTGTTGTCACATCAGTAGAAAGAGGCAGATAGAAACAAGCATCGCTAGGCAATTGAATACCAGAACCACCAGAGCCACCATAATCAGGCTCTTCATGTCCTGTATTGAAGATCTTGTGCTATAGTCCCTCTACAGCATTCCCGGAGTCGCTTGCCTAAGTACCATTAAAGGAGAGCGGCTGGAAGTTGCCATTCTCATCGATGTACCCTGCTTCGAGTGCCAAAAGTGTGCTGTCGGAAGAAGCAGCAACGGGAGGGAACTTTCCTCCAAGGCCCACAGGGATCCATTTTCCAGGAGCTATCTATATAACACGCTGCCCAGCCTTAGGCTGCGCTGTAACGGGAACTAAATTAGAATCTGTTATGTTCATGTAAAAGGGTCCTTATTAATTACTATCACGGCCTCTAGTAAAAGAGCCGGAACCGATATTATACTTCAAGTCCCCGGTGACTGTATCTTTCAGACATACTATATTTTGAGAATCCGTCCATGGAATAAACTAATGCACTAAAGCATCCCCTTCAGAGATTCTAAACCTATATAATTTCATACTACAGATAGTCCAATCGATATCAGGAGAACTGCCATTCAATAAAACAAACAAATACATAGGTCTACTGTCAGTAACTGAACCTCCAGTAAATGAATAAGCAATACAGTTACTTAAATTTTCTGTTTTTAAGGATACATATCCGGAAGATAAAGAATACGCGCACTTGGTATTAAAGAATTTTTCTGTGGAATAAAGTTGATAATCATCACTGCCCCATGCAGCATTTAACTTATTAACACTATCAAATTTTAAAAATATCAAAGCGGGTTTTTCTTTGGCATATCCAGCAGTTCCTTCTCTAGTTCCAAAAGGACATACATAACTTGTATTATCAGAGTCAACATTTGCAAGCAATTCAAACTTTGAATTAGCTTTAGGATAATAGCCTGTATCTATGTACTGGGTTCCGGTTGACTGTATATAATCTACCAGCTAAAATGGGTTATCTCCAGATGTGCTTCCCTATCCGTCATAAGCAGGCTCAGGATGTCCTGTCTCAAAGATCAATAGAGATGAATCAGAAAGGCTCTCCAAAGTTCCACTGTCACTGGGGATTGTGCCGTCAAAGCTAAGAGGTTGCACTTTAAGTGTGCCGCTGTCAGAGACCAGCACACCAGCCCTTAGAGAAGTGCCTCCCTGATGTGTTCCCTGTACACCGAAAATAGTAACCCCAGAAGCAATGTTTCCAGAAATAAGATTCGCATCTCCCAGGATCACCTGTGCACCTGCCAAATAAGTGCCTGCCGGAATAACTTGATCAGAAGTCCCCGGAGTGTAACTCTAAGACTCCTGCAGTGTACCAACTGTAACGGAGTCTGATGCGGCTCTCCAGCCTGCCGGAATGTGCACCAGGTTATCTGATACAGTAACAGGTCCTCCCTAAGCTATCTGGGCGACTCTCTGGGAAGCTATATAACCGACAGGCACTGTAACGGTATTGCCGGAGACTGTAAGAGGATCAGCCTAAGGGATCGTAATGGAATCGGATTCTATAAAGCCTCTGGGAATAACGATCTTATTGGCGTTCACAGCTGCTGTGACTGTCTGTATAGTACCTTCTACAAGGATACCGGAGGAGTTGTGGAAGAACTTTCCTGCGAGCACATCCGAAGCAGTTGCAGTCACCTGAGAGAATGAGAAGGAGTCGCTTCCTCCCACATTTACGAAACTACCGTTGGGAAGCTTTGCAGTAAGTGACTGTCCATCCTAAGAGAACAAAAGTACATACCCATCGTGGATCACTGCATTGCTGAAACGGCTTCTGTCAGTGACCTTTACATATCTAGGTAAATCTGTGAAGATATATTCCATTCTTATACCTCATATGACCAAGTTATAACGGGAAGGTTCTATTTGAACTATTGCAGGGAAGGGGCTTCTCCTGTCTCTGCATAATGATTCATTACTTCAAGTCCGTAAAGCATTACAGCGTCTCTGTGGGAGATCCAGTCAATTGCATCCTGATTCCATCTCTCTACGGAACTGTCTTTGTAATCTGAAGGCTCTCTTATGGTGTAGCCCCTTGCTGCTCTTTCTGCTGCAAGATGGTCTTCCATAGCTTTGTCATAGTCTGCCACAGTTGGCGGAGGATCTGTGCAAATGAACTGCCCGTCCTCTACTCTCATAAGCTTTCCCTGGGCGCTGTTCCAGGTCTCTTCCATAAGAGGCAGATAAGCTTTGCCCTCTGGGATTATATCTATAGTGGCATAGGCTGTATCATCTACAGCACCTGTTTCGATGTCATATGTGATGTAAATCATGAGTCACCTCAGCTGGTTGCTATGGAGTTTCTAAGGGGGATAAAAAAAGCAGACCAGGTTATATTTGCATTGCCTGCGTCTACCCTATATCGCTGTCCTTTCGGTATAAACAGGCTATGTCTTTGAGTGTGACTGGCAGCTACATATCCTCCAGAGTAATAATAAGATGTAGTAACATTGGGTTCAGTTATTGCAGCTACAATATAACAATCTGTAGTAGCATTTACACTATTTGTAAAAGAAGCATACAAAATTCCAGCTTTGGTGGCTGTATAATATGTATTCAATGCAGCAACAGATGTGACCTGAGTTGGGGCAAAATCAGACATAATGTTGATTAGGCTATCTTTTCCTGTCGCAGTGAAATTCTCTGCGTTTATCCCGGCCTTGCTTTGCAACTCTGTAGCAAGCTGCGCAGAAACTTGATTGGAGAGAGACAGGGCAGTATTGAATACCTGGATACAGACAGAGTACTTTACGGCAGGGGGCTGTACTGTAGTTGAATTGCCGTAGATAGTATTATAATTTCTTGCTTTAAACTTTACTCGTTGTGTAACAGCTGTCTGCGGGAAAGTCGGAGACGACAGCTGCGTCTAGGTACTTGCGTAGGTAAGCGCACCTGAAGCACTTCCACGGAAAACTGAATAAGTGGCCTGCAGTTCACCTTGAATATCCGGCAGGCCTGGAGCGATAGAAGCTCCAATATTACTATCATTTCCTTGTATAAAAGCATTTGTAAGACAAGGCAGTCTGACAGCGCCTGTACTGCTGTTAACAGTAAACGCCCCACAAAATCCTCTAGATGATAACTATGCCTAATAAGAAGAAGCTGACAACGACCTTATATTACTTGCAGAAATATTTGTAACAAGCCACTCCCAAAAATCGGGATATAGTGTATTGCAATTATAAATTACCTGCCCATTCAACAAAAACGCTCCTTCTGGTGGAACTGAAGAAGGATAGTAGAATATAGTCCCGATGGGCATATTATTACGCTGCAGCTTCTCATCCATCTCGCTCTTGGTGTAATAGCTGGAGAACTTGGTATTCACTGCGTCTATAGAGTCCGACAGTGCATCGATAAAGCCGTTTACTTCACTCTTAGTGTAATAAGTATTCTGGATACTGTCTGAGAGCTGTGCAAAGAGGTCATCCACCTCTTGCTTGGTATAGTACCCGCTGCTGTTGCTTCCTATTATACCTGTAGGGAAGCATGCTGTCCAGGTACCTGAAAAAGAAGCCATGTCCTAATAAGCTAAATAAGCAGAAACATCCAATACAGTCCTGCCAAGCTGCTTATTATATTCCACACTGCTCTTCTATATGCTGTAATAGCTGCCTGAAGGAGTAAGCACCCCGGTAGGAATGCCGCAGCCTGTAAAGGTCACTTTATTGTTGGTAACACTGGAAAAGGGCACAAAAGCTGTACGTTCCGTAATGTTCCCTGCAATAAGCTCATCCACTTGAGACTTGGTATAATAGTCACTCAAAGAGAAGCTGTCGGAAAGCGTGCCTCCCGAGGAGAACCACGCTCTCCAAAGCCCGCTGATAGAAGGCGTGTCCTAATAAGCAAGATAGGCAGTGATGTCAAGGGTGACACTGCTGGAACCTATAGATAAAGAGTTCTTTTCAACAGGATAATAATTGCCGGAAGGTGCCTCTACCCCAACCGGAATGCTCAGCCCTTGAAAAGTAACAAGGTTTTGAGGGGCTTGAGAGAAGTATCTGTAATTGGACTACAGCTGCGACTGCTATATAGTTACCCACTTGGGTCCTTCCGCAGTCTGTATCAGGAACTGCCCTTCTGAGCCTGAATCGGAAACAGCTAAAAAGCCCGCATCATTTATAACATTGCTGGTCTTGATACGGGGATACAAAGGCTTCCCGAAAATAGACTGTAGTTGTATGTTATTAGACATCTATGCCTCTCTTATTCAATGAATGCCCGAAGAATATCTTTCTGGGATAGTATATACATATTGCTCATATTGTCAAACTCTTACAACGGTCCATCCGGAAGGAATATGGCTCGTATCTCTCACTTCATCGGACAGCCCATAAGGACAAGTGAAGGTACCTGAAGCGGCCACAGTGGACAACCAGCTGGTAGTGGTATTGTCTTCCCAGGTGTCAAACGCAACTGTTACAGCATTTAGAGAAGTACAGCTATAGCACATATAAGCACAGCATCCTTTTACAAGAGCCTTGGCAAACAGCAATGGAACAGCGGTCAAAGAAGTACATCCGCGGAACATTGACTGATAACAGTTATTATATAAGACAGATGCCGGCAACACAGGTGCAACAATAAGAGACGTGCAGGTACGAAACATCGCAAAGTAGCAGCTGCTCGCTAGGACAGTGGCAGGAAGCTCAGGAGCAGTTGTAAGAGAATCACAACCATTGAACAAGTATGCAAAAGCAGCCCCTTTCATACTTCCATAATTCAGCAGGGACATGATGTTCCCGGAAGCCGCAATAACACCCTGCATGGCAAACTGATAATAGGCTGCAGTGGAATAGGAGAACTTGTTTGCGCTGTTCCAGAACTACACCCAGTCTCCTGTAGAAGTAAGCTGCAGCTAAGTTCCTATTGTATAAGAAGTCCACTAAGTTCCTGCTGTTCTGTAATAAAGCTCTGCCTGAGGAGTAACACTTCCTGAAGAGTCCACCCAATTGAGTGTAACGGAAGAATTTGCAGCCTGTGCTGTCAGCCTTAGAGGCTTCTGCTAAGCACCCACATCGGAGATCTTGTATGCCATCTCTCCGAGCAGCCGCTGACCGTCCCACCTGAAGTCAAAACAGTGCAGTGCCTTCAAATCCAAAGCAGGTGCTGAATTGGAACTTGAGAAGGTGCTTCCTGCTTTCCACAGAAGCTCCTTCTAAGTGTTCCATATAAGATTTTTACTATTATATACAGCGCCTTGTACGATCTGCATTTCAAAGTTGAACTGCTAAGTGGAATCGGAAAAGGCGGCTGTCTGAAAGTCTATTTCAAGAGAATCGGAAATGCTGTCTATAAGATCATAATAATAGACTCTATTGGGAAGGGGCTTGAAGGCCCACCCTGAAGCACCCCCTGGGAACTTGATTATTTTCTGTGTATTGGAAGCTCCTCCCTCCACAATGACCGGGGCACTGGAAAACCAAACCTTCCAGGGAGGAACAAAAGAAGCTGTCCCGTCATAAGCAAGATAAGGATCGATACTTATCTGTATGGAATCGGAGTCGATGACAAGGGATCGCTTCTAAATAGGATAGTAATTGCCAAGGGAAGTTTCCACTCCCACTGGAATATTGCTTCCCTGTAAAAAGATCTTTGAATCGGATACGGAAGTTATTTCTATGTAGTTGGATATAAACTGCGGCTTACTCCACCTGGGTCCCTATGAAGTAAGCAGCAGTATAGCTCCCTATGAGCCTGAATCGGAAACAGCTAAAAAGCCCGCATCATTTATAACATTGCTGGTCTTGATACGGGGATATAGATCCTATCCTGTATAAGAGTGTATCTGAATATTGGACATCTAGCTGTTTCCTGCTCAGTTATTACAGAGAGTCGGAGAGAACGACGTAAACAAGGTTCTGCGCAAGGAACATGTCGTTGACATAGCCTTCAACATAGTTCTTGTTTGCGATCTGAGTTCCGGAGGACTCGCTGGTGATATTCGGAGCGGTCGGGGTGCCTTCGAGAGCAGCATTGCTGATCGGAGCATAGGTGGAGCTCACATAGCTTTCAGTTGCATAATTCTGGCTGGTGACCCAGGACTGAGTAGCAAAGCCCTGAGAGCCAACATAGTCACTGACATAAGTTTCAGTGGCAAAGCCCTGCGAAGCAACATAATTGCTGACATAAGTCTCGGTAGCATAACCGGTCAGGTCCGTATCGGTGCTTCCGATGATCTCCCACTTGTTGTTAGTGTAGAGATATTCGGTGTAAACGTTGGAGGAGTTACTTCCTCCGTTTGGGACCATGTAGATGGTGTTGGTCTGGATGTCTTCTGTCGGGAGAGCATCGACAACGACTCTGCTGAGTTTTGCAGAGATGATGTCAGCGATCTCCGATTTGGTAGCATAATTGCTGCTGACTTCCGCCGAAGTAATAAAACCAATGTCATTTACAGCATTGGTAAGTTTTACCCGTGGAAAAAGAAGATTTTCGTTTCTGTCTTTAAGTTGGATGTTTTTGTCGGCCATAATGGTTCCTTTCACTAAATTACATCATATTCTATTTGAGGCAGCCCCGTCGAGAGGTAGCCTATAAAGACCCAGTCGTCAGTTTTTTTAAAGTAAAGCTTGCTCTAAAGGGTATCTACATAAAAGTCTCCAGGCATGCCTATATCATCGCCGGGAACCCCCTATCCGTTGATTATCATACCTGTGGAAGAGTCGGAGTCCACTTTCTGATAGTTCTTCAGAATGGATCTCATCTGTGTCTTGGTATAATAGTTCTAAGGAGTTTCCCTTGGAGATTCATTATCGGAATACATTCTTGGAATAAGATTGATGCCGTTGTCGTGCAGCAGCATCTTCCCCCAGGGGCTTCCCTGTGGATACATGATGATCTACATCATTACCTGGGAAGCAGGGATCTTGGCCTGTACCAAACGATGAAGCTTCATGGAATCGGTGACTACAGCAAAAGAGGCCTGGCCAGCAAGCGCATCTGTAACTACACCCTGCGGATCAAGTGCTATGAGAGAGTCACTGTGCTTGAAGTTATTATCTACTGCCAGTAGAAGTTCCGCTCCTGTAAGATCGAAGGGAGTTCCGTCTTCATGAAGGAACGTTACAGGGATCTCGGAAATCTGGAACTAGATCAGTTCCGGCTTCTCTATCTCTTTCTGGGGCTTGCATCTCCCATAATTAAGGAAAGTAGGGCGCTCCTTATTACAGTTGCAGGGAGGCTTGGGATACGGGGGATGGGAGTCGCTTCCCGGAGGGACTGTAAACTTTCTGGTATCTATATTAATGTAGAACATAAGATCTCCTGATGTTTATAAAGAAGAAGCCGTCATAAGGGACTTTTTCGATATACCAATAATATCTCTAATTGGAAATACTACGTATTTCCTTTAGAGAGATATTATTGACTCCTTTTGCTGCTTCTGTTTCTTATACTCGTTGTAGAGCTGTTCTATAAAATTCCACAGGCGGGACTTGGCAGAAGAATACTCCTTGTTGAAATCTTTTATATCCTGTAAAAGCTTCCAGATCTCTCTGGTACTTTGGAACTGTTCTCTGTTTCTTGATGCTTCGAAATAGAATATGGAAGCCTGCGCAAGATGGGAGACTGCCCAGGGAATGTTGCTCTTCTAGTACATGATCTAAGTAAATACGAGAGAGTATACCAACAATAACGTCAGAAGGTATTCCTACAAAGGAGTCCCCTCTTCTCTCTACTATATACCGGGAAGCTGCGAAGTTTCATACAGATCCTGAAGGACCTTTTCTATCCGGGACTGAACTTCTTTATTTTCAGGATCTCTGAGGAGCTTCAAAGCAAGACTGTGCATATAATTTGCTTCGGGGAGCTGCATATTGTAAAGGTGCTAAGAAGCACACATCAGCTATCCTATGGAAACCAGCTTGTATGGGAGCTGCTATCTAAGGAACAGATAGGCAAGTCCCAGATGCTTGGAAACACAGTTAAGGCACAGCTAAGACGGCTTTGTAGTAGCTGAGAAGTCATAAGGCTAGGCAGCTTTTGCCGGCTGCACCTATTTTACTTCTGCGAGCTTAACCTAAAGGGACTTAGGTGGAACATATTTGACATCTGAAGATTTTAGTTTACAAGAACAGGGCATTTATTTCTCCTTTATCAGTACCACTATGTCGGCAAGTGGAAAATGAACTTCTGCTATATCTATACATGGCACTTACGATAACTAGTATCTCCTTCCTATTCATAAGTGGTGCTATCTGAAAGATCATGAGTTATACTGAGAGTATACTAGTCGCCCTCCTCAAGATTAGCGGGAACAGGTATGACTATACAATCTTTGGATGCTCTATAATAATTCTGATCACAGACCCTTGCATAGCTGCTTGGAAAGTCGTACCAATTGTCTAAGGCTCTTATAAGAAACGCAGCAAAAACCCCCTAAGGAAGATCACAGAAACGCATACTGGAAGTATTTACTAGAGCATAACCGGAGTCAGAAGCATTTTTAAGCAGGCTGCGGTATCTGCCAAAGCCGCTTCTGCCTACGGTACCTGTTTCTGTATCGCAATCCCCGTGGGGCAGTATATCCAATGTGGGAATAACACAATCTCCTGTAGTTTGCTATCCCCAATAACATGTCTGCGTTTCACAATTCCAAGTAGTGCTTCCGTTATCTGCAGTAGTAACCTGCAGCCCGCCGTAAGCATCCAAATAGCAACGTCCATCCCAAGTGGAAGCAGAAATGCTCAGCCACTTCCTGCTGTCCCTTACAGATACAAGCTGAAAAGTACTTCTAGTAAGATCCGTTGGAGAGAGCCCTTCTCCTGCCAGATAAGGAGGTATCTATATGTGGAATGTAGTTCTTGAGCCATTAATAAGCGCGGCAAATACATCCTAATCAGAGGGTGTAAAGCTCTCTGTCGTATTTATAAGATAAGTTATCTGGGAAGGAGAGCCTTCCACACAAAAAGAATAGCCAAAGTCAACAGCTTGATCATACACCCTGTAGGGCCAGCCGGGAAGGATCTCAGATCCATCATCCTAGTCATAAAAGGTCACATAGCAGTTCTGGATATACCAGGCTGTCCTGGAAGCTGCCTTGGGCAGTTTTTGCATCCGCATCAGCAGCGCAACATCATGTGAAGATGCGTTTTTGCCCCCAGTCCTCCCGGAGACACCTATATAACTGTCTGCGCAAGCTTTTCCGAAAGGACTCTTCGGATAGTTCAAATCAGCATAAGTGAAGAAATGAGAGTTCCAGTTTCCTGCAGCAGCAGAACCAAACAGCTAACGAAGTTCCTACTCATTCAGGAACTTTTCCACATTGCTGCAGGCTCCTCCGGGGAAGCTTCCTCCTATACGATTGCAGAGCTAAGCATCTATACCATCTACAAACCCATTGGCAACGAACCCTGTTATATCCTGATTCTCATAGGCTCTCTATAAGACACCTTTATGATAGTACTCACTATTGGGATCTATAAACTGATTGACATCAACACAATCATAAGAATATGCTATGGTCCCGTTATCTCCTGCCCCTTTCTTGTTAAGGGGGATCTAGACGCCTATAGCTTTTCTGCCGCCGATGTTCTTCCCTGCAAGTGCTCTTATGCCGACCTCTAACTGTGACTAGCAGCGGGAAGCATGCCCGGAGAATATATACAAAAGGACTTTTCCCGAACCTCCTGCCCACTAAGCTATAGAGCCCTGGTTGAAGTTCACAGGGGACAGCTAGTTGAAGAAGCCTATGGGAGGCATGCACCAGTTACCCTTTGCAGGAAGATAATCGGTCTGATAGAAGCCTGAGAAAGGCGGATCCCATCCTTCAGGGTACTACGATGGGAGCTCCTAATAGAACTACAGCTAAGACTGCTTGGTACAGTTGAAGTACTGCAGGAACTTGGAAGCATTTACATAGTACTTAGTCTGGGAATCAACGGTCTTCTACGTGGAAATGAACCCAGGCCAGGCATGTCCAAAAGCAGCTATATAAACTCTCACTCCGTACGCTGGAAGCTACAAACAGGACTTGGGCCACTTTATAATGGGAGGCTAATAAATTTTGCCCTTAGCATGACAGCTATCGGAATAGAAGGCCTCTTCTCCGCAGCAAGGCGCTGGTCGCACAGGCCGCTCTGAAATAAACCCTGGCCAAACCGCCACCTTGTGAGGATCAATAAATCCATATACGGTACATATCGGAGGATCTGTATTGGTAAGATCTATTACATTGTCCACTACTTGAAGTAAAGTGGAGCTGGATAGGCTGTCCTATGCCTTATATCCCTAATAAGCTTTTGGCTGTTTTCCACACCAGGGATAAGAAACAAAAGGGAAAGATACCACTATACTTGTAGAATCGGAACAGTTTGGTGTAAATACATAGTTATCGTAGATAATCCCCCTTTTAAGTGGCTGGGGATACTATTCACAGAAATAAGGATCATCAGACAAAGTAGTATAAACCCACTACTTGTGTACAGACTCTTCCGGGTTCCGGCTCCACTTATCCAGGCAGAACCGCATTTCCTTTCTTATCTAATACTAAGAATGCTGACCAAGACTTTGCCATTTGGAGCACCCCCAGCCACTTATATATTCACTCTGATTTGATGTGCTGCAGGAACGGGAGTCTGAAATACAATCACCAAAGCATTTACACTTCTCTGCTAAATAAACTTGATAAGCATACTGACAAAGGTTCTGACTTTTATCGACAAAGTTGTAGGAGCTTCCATCAGCTACTATGTCGAAGTCGTCTCCCTGATACTCCCCGGAAGGATCTTCAGGAGGCTCTTCTCCATGTAACTGCACAACATACTTATGGATAAAGCCGTTCTTTACTTCAGTCCCCCGAAAGGAAGTACCATATAAGTAGCTTGTAAGCTGATAATCATAGACAGCATTCTAAATAAGATTCCAATGCCAGTCCTATAAGGGAGTATCTATCTTATAGCTCTGATAGCACTCCTTCACCTGATCTCTTGTAATGACAGTAACTCGAAGTGACAGCTCATATACATCAAACTCAGTATGGAGGAACTCTCTGTACTTCATAGGAGGAGGCTAGGGCTCATTGCAGGGAAAGTGCTTCTACAAAGTACTGTCGGAGGCACCTGACAAAGAGTCTGATATGGAGGGCCTTGCCAGAGGGTTCTTCCTGCAGTATTCTTTGCAGGGGTTTTCATCGGGCTTTACAGCGGGGCGGCTGCCCTATATCTCTCCCTGGGAAGGCTGAGGATTCCTTACATACTGCCACTGGAAGATGACTTTTCCAGGAGCTTCCTATTCACAGTATGTAAAGGTCTCGTCAGGATCATGGAAACTCAGGGGCTTCCACCCAGGCCCCTTCCCTACAACTTCCCCGGGGATATCTTTATAATCCGTTACCAACTGCCACTATATCTTATGTAAAGTCTTGGAACAATCACTGCAGTCCTATGGAAGGGGGAACTTCCATAAAACCCAATAAACACAATCCTTCTTAGCTAAAAAAGCAGCATTGGGAGCTAAAGCAGGAAGCTCCTATTGGCAGGAGGGACAGAACTAAGAGCATCTGTCGAGTTCTTCTGGAAGAAGCACCATCTACTTGAATACCCTTATAGTAGCTGTAGAGCAATCGTACTGCTAGAACTTCTTAAGCATCCTGTAAGGAGGAGTGCATACACATCCCTGGGAGCCTTCTATAAGAGCAGCTGTTACCTGAGAAGCATCGCTTGCATCAAGGTTACTTACAAAGAACTATGCATAGCAGAATGGGAAAGAGCTTTCAAAGTACTAGCCTCTCTGTACTTCTACTCCACAGCCCTCCTCCCCATTGCAGCACTAATAGGAACTTACTATCATGCACTTCAAGGAGTAGTTGTAGTCCTCATTTTCCTAATATATATAATAAGGAGAAGGAGAAGTTACATTAAGGTCCTATGAAACATTCTCATAGGGAAGCTCCACCGGAAGCCACTTCCCTGTAGTAAAGTGACCCGTTGGATAGCAGCCCAGATATACAGGTCCTTTGAACATTCCCCATTGGTAACCTTTGGCTGTTTCCTGGGTATAATCAAGGAACTTTATATTATGCCCCCCTTCCCAGGGAACCTGCTCGAAGTTCTTGAAAAAGGCTATGGAAGAGCTGTCTGAAGGAACTGCACAGTAGTAAGCAAAGTACCTTGCATATCTGTACTTGCAAAGGCAGCTGTTATCGACCAGCTACTACCCGAACTGTATGAGAGGACCTTGCTAATGGTAGAAGGGCTTTCCCGCTTGTCCTTGTATTACAGGATATTCTATATTTCCTATATTCCAGAAGCTGCTGTCAGCCATAAGCCCTACTTTCCCTTTCTCCTTTATACTTATACGCGAATGCGTATATTCCTTGTATACATCACTTAGAGCAAAACATCAAACAGGAGCCTTTATATGTCGACTTCCGATTCCCTCTCCCCTGCACCTATTGTAAAACCTCCGGTGTACTGGCAGGTACCTTCCCAGTTTACCATGGAAGCTGTAGAGGGCATTAAATATGACTTCAACAAGGGACTTAGAATAAGCTTCCCCAAGGACAGCGGAGACCATTGGTTCACCCTTACAGATCAGGACACCGGGACGGTCTTCTACAACGGGCTTGTAAAAGCAGGTGGAAAAGTGTTCAGCAGCAAAATGTACTTCATCAACTATAAGCTGCAGATACTTTCCCCTGACAGGAAAGAGATCCTCTTTACCCATACCTACGATGCTTCTCAGAAGGACGTTGTGATAAACTTCCCCGACGGCGCCATAGGAGATACTCTGGGATGGTTCTCTTATGTATAGAGATTCCAGCAGAAGCATCACTGCAGACTGCACTGCATTATGCCAGGCCATATAAAGGAGCTTCTGTAGAAGCAGTATCCCGATATTTATTTTTATTCTGTTAAAGAGAACATTGATTTGAAGCCTTATGCTACTTACTACATGGGGCTGTTCTTCGGAGGGAACACTTAGTGGCAGCCTATTGACTTCAGACAAGTCGGACTGCATAAGACAGCTGCACATATACTTGATGTATCGGATGAAGATATTCCACCGAGAGTAGACCTTTCCGCAAAAAGAAAGATAAAAGAGAAGTACTGTGTCATATCCACACAGGCAAGCTCCCAGACAAAGCACTGGAACAATCCCTGTGGATGGGACTCTGTCATAAGATTTCTTAAAGAAGAGGGATATAAGGTCTACTGCATAAACAAAGATAGAAACTACGGGAATGGACTTATATGGAACCATGTTCCCTGGGGAGTGGAGGACGCTACGGGAGCTTTGCCTTTGCAATAGAGGATAAACCTTATAAAAGATGCCGACTTCTTTATAGGACTTGGATCAGGGATGTCCTGGCTGGCATGGTGCTGCAGGGTGCCTGTAGTTCTTATTTCAGGATTCTCCTTGCCTTCCTGCGAGTTTTATACTCCTTACAGAGTGATAAATTACAATGTGTGCAATGGGTGCTGGGATGACAAGCGCTTCAACTTCGATCATAAGGACTACTTATGGTGTCCCAAATACAAAGGCACTCCCAGGCAGTTTGAATGTACAATGGGCATTTACGGGGAGCAGGTGATCCGCACTATTAAAAAGGTACCTTCTTTCAAGCCTCTAAAATAAGCCTTTTACGTGCCCCCCCCCCCCCTTGAAGTGTAACGCGAAAGGTTATTATGCATACTTACAAAGAGACACTCAGGAAGATAGCTGCAACATATTCAGCTGGGAACGCTCCGGTTGAAAAGGGAACTACTAGAATCTGGTAGCCCTGGGGACAAGCAGTCAACGGCGCTGCAAAATGGGAAGCACAGCAGAAAGCAAGCCGGAAAAATACAAGAAAAGCAGGATATAAATCCCCTGCTGCCAGTGTAGATCCGCATCTCAGGGGAAAGCAAGTAGATCCACATCTCAGGGGAAAGCAACAGGTGGCTATATTAAATCCTGAAAGAGGGCTCTATGATAGAAACGCAGGTGCATGGGGACTCAGAACTCCTCCTGCAAATATAGCTCCGGGTGTTGTCTACATTAAAAATGACCAGAACAGCCTATGGTACCCAGCTAAAAAAGATAAGATATAGTCCCTTGGATGGGAACTTGAATATGACACTCCCGGGCGCTGAATAATCTACCTACAGTGTAAAAAAGAAATAGGGCGCTCCCATAAGGGAGCTTAAGTGTGCTCCGGGGATCGGACCCGGCTCTCGGATTTCTCCTATGGCACCTTTACCTCAGCACCATCTTATTATGCCAATAATAAAGGAACTTTTTAGAAGGTGCTTGGAATGGCTGCTATGTAAAAAAGAGATAAGGCCTCCCTTAGTTGGGAGGCCTTTATTATTGCTCTCTTACAACTTTGATATGAGGGAACTTACATGTAACTTCAAAAAGCCAGTTAACTGTAGGGACACAGCCGCGTATAGCATATGTAACACTATCACACAGCTCTTCCTCTACTTGTAAGTGCTTGCCGAACCTCTTTAAAACTCTATTAAGAGTTTTTCTCTCAATACAACCTATACTAGCTTTAGTCAAAGTTATATGAGTTCCACCCAGATCGTGTTTACTGATTCTAAGTTCCATTTCTTCCTCCTTAGTGTTTTAATTGGTGGAGCTGCCCGGTACTGCCCCGGGGGTCCAGACAGGTGCACTTTGGCTTTCCATGCTGTCGAAACTTTTCTCAGCCCCATAAGAAAGGATCTGCCATACCTCCTTCCCAATATGGCAGCTCCCTGATCTACATCACAGCTTAGCTCTTGATAGAACCTTGCTGCTATTCGTCAAAATACATTTCAGTTGGCATCCGGAGCCTTTTGGCTTGTCAAAGCCTGTACTCATAGAATGTTTCCCGAAACTTCTTTCAACATCAGAGAAGTGTAGCTCCTCTGTATCTCCTTTGCTTTGCTGTCGTTGATGTACTGAGACTGTACATCAAACATCCTACAGGTATCTCAACCTTTCGGACTGCAGAAGGAACCACTGCCTCGTCAGTTCCTCCGCAACATGGAATACGAATCTTCCATGTGTCGCCCCATTGGGCTGGCCAGATGTCCGCATCACCGGACAACGCCTCTCAGCTCCTTCCGGATCTGCCGGAAGTCCCGTCACATTTGTGCTGCGTGATACAGCTCATGCCACTTAAGGCGGCTCTTCGGGTTGGACTTCAGAGAGAATTGACATTCCTTTCTTCTGTCCCTCCTTCCAGTCCGCGAATGGAAGTATCCACGGGAAAGCTTATCAGGCTTCCAGAGCAACTGCGATTTTAACCCTTTCTGTCTGGGGTGCTTGACCTGCAGCACTAGGGCATCTTTTGTATTCCTGACCGGATGCATCGGTCTGTCCTTATAAAGCCGAAACTGCTTTCGCTCGCCTCGGCAGGACCGGTTCGCCAGATTATTATTGCAGGCTCTGGTGAACTGAAGCCTTTAGCTTTCGCCTTAGGAGAGTCTCTTCTACAAAACAATAAGGAAATAAAAAGAAAAACAAAATAGAAGAGGCCCTCTTAAGGAAAAAGCGCGGAGCCTTTTAACGTCTTGCTCAGGACGACGTCTCTTTTGGCCTAGAGACACTGAGACGGTAAACAAATAAAGCTGGTTCGCGGCATTCGGGGGCCAATTCCCCGGGGCAAGCGAAATCCAGCTCTAATATGTATAACTGCGTTCAGAACAGCCCCAACCCTTTGCAGCAGAATCCACACAGGATCCCGCAGCCAAAGGCTAAAGCCATTCCGGGGAGCAGCCCCCATTTGAGCCATCTATAGACTTTCAAGGACTTCTGATAGAACTTCGGTAAGTCCTTCTACAGACGGTTTATCACTTGTTCAGTGAGAGCTTCCTTATCCTCTCCCGGGTACTACAAGAGCAGGCCTTTTACAGCCTACTCATATACTCCCAGTTGAGAATCTCCTTTTACCATCGCTCTCTATATCTCCTGTAACAGGTACTCTTTCGAGTCCTTGAAATCGGAGACATTGGTTGCAGTGGCGACGAGGAGAGCGGCTGCTCTCACCGAACTGATTTTCTAAAGTGCCATTTTAACTTCCTTTATTATGGCATTAAAGAAACTGGACAGTTGTCCAGGAAGGATTAAATTTTTAAGATTACAACCTTGTAATCTCCTTCAACTTATTATGCCAAAAAAGGGCCTGTTTTTTAGCTCTTTTACAAGGTCTTTATACACTTTACCAAGTACCCTTATATGAACTAGATAAGGACTTAAAAATGGCCAGAGTATAGAAAATAGAATCCGACAGCTCTTTTGCTAACTCGAATATATTGCAGGGAACAGTTCTTGTTTATAAAACAATAGAGAACGGCGCAATAAAGCAGAAAGCAAAGCTGCCCAACGGTAACGTAGTAGAGATCCCTCCCCAGACAGATCTCAGCAACTATTATACAAAAAATGAAATAGATCAGTTTCTGGCAGATATCTCAAACTCTCTGTCTGAATTACAGAGTCGTTTTCAAGACTATTATACTATAGAACAGATAAACGATATTATAAGTGAGATATCTAACTCTTTAAGTAGTATCAAAGAAAAGTTTTCTGACTACTATACAAAGATTTAGGTAGATGAAAAACTGGCATAGCTGTCAAACTCATTTTCCATATCTCTAAGCAACTATTATACTAAAGAAGAGACTTAGAACAAACTCACATAGCTCAGTCAGGGATTGATGTTCTATACAGTAATCTGACTGATATGTAAAAAAGAGAGCTCCACAGGGCGTGGACAGCGCCCTGCAAGCTCCCTGGCTAAAAGGAATTTTCAATCGTTCGCGCATCAATTTATCTTAGCTACATCTCCATAACAGCACCTCCTTTAATTCAATTCTGCAGAAAGTATCTGATAATAGTGTATTTCACCCTTATCATCACATACAACAAGGCACTTATTCTTATAACCATTGTCTAGCCATCGACACAAGTGCCCTATACAATACTTATCAAGCTGCTCCCTGGCTTTCTTTTTTGATTTATAAAAAGGTCCTGTAGAAGAAACCCCTCTATAAGTAGAATAAATATACCAAACCTTTTTATTTTTCATCCAAGTACTTTCTCACTTCCTTATCGATCTCCGCATCATAGCCCTTATCGAAGTCCGTTAAGAAGAGCCTGCCTTTTTCTGTATCATAATTTGCCGAAGGATCGTCATCTAAGATAACATAGAATTCAATATCCCAGCCAAATTCTTCTTCAGCATGCTCCATAAAGGCCCTTATCTCAGTTCGCCTGGGACAGCCTCCACCGAAGAAAGAGCTGTCTCTATAAAGATTAGGTGTATATCCTACAAGACGTTCTCCCGGCAGTCCCCTAAGAGTAAGAAGCTCTTTAAACTCCTCCTGACTATAATAAAGGCGCCAGGTAGAGCTTGATACTATATAAAGATCATAATCAGATATAAGCTTACTTACACGCTTAGCCAGTTCAGGGTCCACATAAGTAAGCTCACAGGTACCCTTACCGTTCTGCATAGGTACTACATGAGAAAATCTATCATCATAGATATGTCTGTCAGGGGAACAATTATCAGCACCTCGATTTACTACACCATCCATGTCGAGTATCAGTAACTTCATACCATTCAACGACTTCTGACTTTTTTCATCTCCCATTATTCCTCTTTTTCCAGAATATGCTGAGCCATCTCTTTGCAACTGCTGTTCTCGAGCTTTCTTTGCGCAGCTGTAAAAGTTTCTTCTAGCTTAGCGAATTCCTTGAAACACTCACTGCATAATACAAGATGATAGTCTGGCCAGGAAGATCTAAACCTAACATTGATACCCTCCTGCTGTTTATCATTTAAGACAACTCCGCACTTATCACAAAAAGCAATGTCTCTGATCATCTAGAGCTCCTTCCGTTGTACTTTTTCTAATTGTAATTCTGCAAGGTTTACCGTTAATATCGACCAACTTACCTGCTTTTTCAACACGACGCAATGAAGTACAGCGCGTCTCAGCTTTTATATACTCTTTGTGCTCTTCTATAGCCTGTGCTAACTCATTGTCCGCCGAATATTCAATGTCGATCTTGTCCGTTATCTTAAGCTTACTTGACATTCCTACCCTTCAGTTCTACTTTCAATCTCTCAACCCCCAGTGTATATAACTCCTTTGCATCCCCTTGCAGCTTCTCCACAACTTCACTATCAGCAATCTTCGGGACCACATACATAGCTAATGCAGTTCTTGTTGTTGGAAGGAAAACCATCACTCCGAACAACAAGAGAACTACAAGGAAATGAATAAACAATACAGTACTTCCGACAAACCTACTGACAACTTCGTCTGAGATAGCGCTCATAATACAGACAAACAGGCCGATAAAAGCCAATATCATGAACAATATAACTCCTACTATAGCTTCATGAATTTGATCCAATTGAAGCACCCAATAAACATCATTAGGTGTAATATTCATAGTACATCCTTATTTTTTCTTCCTTGACGGACTCGAGAACATCATCATAAACATAATCATTCCTGTAAAGACGCCCGTAATGAAACAAGCTGAAGCTAAAAAGAATATCATACTCTCTCCTCCTTAAACTCTTTAAGTTTCTTCTTCAAAGTTTTCTTCCATTTCTCAGCTTTTCTGAGATCGTCTGTAATGGATTTATAGGGATCTATTACAGTAGTGTTTGCGATCCTGAACAGCCTGTTGATCATCCTCTGCTGGGCTTCAAGAAGCTTCTCCGCTTCTTCCTGCTTCTTGAGAAGCTGCACAAAGTACTGAATACCAGAAGCTCCCTGCAAAGTAATTCCGTCTGCAACTGCTTCATTAGTATCTGAAGCAAGATAAGATTTACCGGATTGGAAGCATTTAGGTTCTTCTTCAGAGCCCCAGTCAAGTTCTCTATCGGAAGGATGGAGCTCAACGACTTCCTCTGTGACAACCTCGGGCGGGTTCTCTTCGAGCTTTCCTTCAATATTGCCAAGCCTCCAGCGAAGATTATTGAGCTTACCTCTAAGTTTCTGCAGGAGTTTAGGTGTTTTATCCTGCTTCTCCTTTAATTCTTTTAAAGAAGCTTCCAGCTTGTGGACTCTGTCGCCCAGAGAAAGCATTGCTTGAGTTATTGCTTCGTGCAACCCTGCGTGTGCCCTTATTGTCTCAACAACGCAGTCTTCTTTCTCTTTCTTGAACCATCCAAAAAGATTCATATTCATTTTCCTTTCATTTGAGAGAGGCCCGGAGGCCCCCATGGTTAATAACTTAAACTGCAAACTCCTTAAGTTCTTTAAGAAGTTCTTCACAGGCAGAAGGCATCTCACTGAAGTAAAACTTGTCCATCAGCTCTTCTACTTTCCTGTCCAAAAGCTCCAATCTGGAAAACTGTTCCTTTTGAGTCTGCTTCCTTTCTTCTTCTGCTTCTTTATAACAATCTGCAACAAACTGCGGAGCATGGCTACTTGTCGCGCTATCAAGTACAATACTCTTGTTGTACTCTTCACTCTCTAGAAGCCGAAGGGCCATAGCATATAACTGTTCGGAAACCTGTCTCTTATGTTTCTTTACATATGCCAGTGTACGTTGGTTTTGTCCGATAAAAGCTGCATACTTTTTATCATATTCATTTCCTAGAACAACTCTTTGCTGATGCGCAATATCATTCAAACGCTTAATAAAATACTTTCTCTGTGCTTGATTCACTTTAACTCTCCTTCTTTCTTGAACCATCTGAAAAGATTCATATTCATTTTCCTTTCATTTGAGAGGGGCCTGACGGTCCCTCTATTTGTTCTAATTAGAAACTGCGCAACTCTTCCATAAGAGCAGTACAGTCCGGACAATCTGAAAGATAAAACTTATCCATCAATTCTGTAAACTTCTTATTGAGCTCTTCGCACTTGACCTCGCGCTCTTTGGCTAGCACATCCATATCATTGTCATACGCCTTAATAGCATCTAATACAAATTCAGGCTTGTATGCCACACCTCTACTTCCGTCAGAAGTAAGGTCTACACCAGAATTCCACATATCGCTGTTTAAAATCTCCAGCGCCTTATCATATAATTGTTGCATAACAGCCCTTTTATGCTTTTGCATATACGCCAGCACTCTTGACTTAATCCTGACAACTTTATCGGCTTTACTACTTGAAGCGTTGTATATCTCACACCTTTTCAGCTGCTTGATTTCTTCCATGCGGTGTTCAAAGTACTTAATCTGTGTTCTGTTCATTTTCACTCCTCCTATATTTTCATTTTAAAACAGCACTTGACCAGTCAACTTTAGCGCAGCAGTGGCCCGAGCTCTTGGATACTGGGGTTTCAGCCCAGTATCCTGAGCTTCTGGCACCTGCTGCGAGAAAAGAAACGACTTCCTCGCGTTTTACTATTTCATCGAAACGATGAAGAGTCTTAACTGATCAAGTGCTTATTGTTACTTCTTCCAAACCCAGCAGCGTTCTCCGCCAGGGTATTCTTTCAGTTCCATACGCAAAGAACCTGAGTGGAAATCTTTACATGCCTCTGCATATCCATTAGGTCTTCCATATGAAAATCCCAGGAAGAAACAAGTCACTCCAAAGAGCAGCAACAGGAGCGCAAGGATAATCCACATATTATTCTCCATAGCTGTCGCTCCTTTCCGCAGGCTGCTCAGGAAACATTTCCTTGGCAGCTTCATGGATAGCCTGGATCTGCTCTGCCGTATAGTCCGCAAGCCACATGAGACCATTGGATCTCGTCTGCAGCTCCGTATGTCCTTCTGCTTCCACGGACCTGAGAATATCCACACGGACAATATCAGATACAATATCTTCGATATAGTATCCTTCCAAGTGTGTATCATAGGTCATCAGCAAAACATCAAAGTCTTCCAGCTGAATGTCCCAGTCATTGCCGACTTCACTGTCCTGAACAGTAACGATCCCTGCATGATCCTCTTCTGAGTAATCAATGCAAAGATCATAGTAGTTCAGTCTTTCCAGACGAGTCTCCTTGAAGACTTCTTCGATCTTCTTGAAAGTGGCTTCATCGCAGTTAAAGCTGATTTCGGTGTAGTTAATAATTCTTCCTTGCATACTCATCTCGTTTTCTCCTCATTTTCCTGGCCCTTTCGGGCACTTCATTTTATTGCATCTTTTGTTTGAGCTTCGACAGCGCTTCATCCTGCAGCTGTCTGACTCTTTCCTTGCATCTCCCTACTTCCTGGGCAACCTGCTCAAGTGTACGGGGAGTTCCTCTGTCAAAGCCGAACCTTAAGGACAGGATGTATCTGTCTCTTTTGGGAAGGCTTCTCCATGCTCTTTCCAGTTTTTGTTTCTGCTCCTTTCTATCTGTTGCTTCCAGGAAACCCTCCATTGGAAGATCTCCAAGAATATCTTCGATATCAACAGCATCTTCTTCGTCTGCTGTTCCTACACGCACATCATAACCAAGACTGTACAGAAGCTGCCTTATCTGCAGCTCAGGCATTTCCAGGTAATGTGAAAGTTCCTGTAAAGAAGGCTCATGTCCCAGAAGTTCCTCCAGCTCTGCTTTGCTGTGAAGGATCTTGGCTCTGGTGACATTTGCTTTTGCAGGCACTCTTACAGTGGAACCCTGATTGGCAATAGCTATGCGCATCTTCTGGCGCATCCACCAGCAGGCATAAGTGATGAAGCGCACATCCTGGTTAAGATCGAACTTGCCTATGGCATATACAAGTCCTGTAGCTCCTTCAGCTGCAAGATCATCCAGTGTAAGGTTGCACGGCATGAATTCCCTTGCAAGCTTATAAAGCAGCTTGATGTTGCTTCTCAGCAAGGTGTCTACAGCAGAGTCGCTTTCTGCGGTATCCTCGTGGGCCTTCTTTATGAGTTCCCTTTCCTGCTCCTGTGTAAGAGGCGGCAGGGAGAACTTTAAGAGATAAGACATTCAAACCTCCTCAGTAATTGATTTCTCTACAAGGCAGGAACTCAAATGTAACATTCTCAAAAGAGGCCATTACATCCTTCGCCACCTGTTCATACTCTGCGTCGGAATCCTCATCCAAATAATTGCAGATAGCCTCTTCTATCTCCTCCGCCGAAACGTGCCTATCTGCACATTTATAGCGAATAAGTATAGGATAGTCAAAAGCTTGGAAAACTAAGTAGTTCCAATCCTCCATTTCAAACCTCCTCGCAAGTAATATAGCACATTTTTCAAAAGTTAAGTCAAGATTTCAATTTTTTGAGAAAAAATTGAACGGCAGATTCCATATCATCATCCACTTTAAAAATCTGATGTTTGATTTTGAAATCCGGGAATTGATTTGAATTAACATCAAAAAATTGCCATAAATCTTCGGCAGACAATTCAAGGTCTTTCTTATACAAAAGAATCAAAAATTTCCTGACTTTGTTAATGGTATCATTAACACAAATACATTGTGCATCAGTCGGAATATCCAAAATATTCTCGATTATGATACCCTCTTTATTTTCAAACATATCATAAATTTTATGATTCAATTCAAATTCCCATGTAGGACGAACTATATGAAACCGTGGAAAAGTTTCAGGGGTTCTTTTGGTATAAATACATTTGATTTTTCCGTTTTCATCCAGCATTTTTCTCTCCTTTCATTCACGCTTCTTCTTAGCTGCTTTCTTATCCAGCTCGGCAATTCTAGCCCTAAGTTCTTTAAGCTCCTTTCTTTGTGCTTCAATGGCCCTATGCAAACCATCAATAGCATGCGGAAGCTCCTCAAATTTCTTCTCGTTTTCCAAGAGCGCTGTCTCTAGAGTATCCAGAGTTTTCATAGCTACTGCTACCTTTGTTTCAAGGAAACTCCGTTCGCCCTTCTTCTTAAGGGATTCTTCAGAAGTAAACAATTCATTCTCATAGAAATGTCTAACACAATCTTCGCCGTACCAGCATTGCCATTCTGTATTGGGATGAGCTACATGAGTAATAAGAACTTCATACGTAAGTTCTTCTTCTCTATCCATCTCAATACTAACTACAGTACCTGTGTACAGGGCTGGCTGGTCTCTCCAAATGCCGAACCAATATACGATATCTTCGATACCGAACTTCGTTTTAATGTTCATTTTCCTTCTCCTTTACAAGCTTCTTCAGCTTAGCTTCTTCCCTCTTCAGTTGCTGCTTGAGCTTCTCTATCTTACCCGGAAGTTCTTCATAGTCCTCCTGACAATACTTAATAGCCTTCACCGTATCGTCTATTTTTCTATGCAGGATCTCCCGCTCTTCCTGTTCCCGGGCTGCAATAACCTTTGCATGTGCCTTCCAGAGATCCTGGATCAAAGCATCTCTAAGAACAAAATCCGGCACAGTTTGCAGTTTCTTTCTCGAAAATACTACTGCACTGCCTAACTTCTTAGGAATCTTTGCAGACTTTACCTGACTGACAACATAATACTCCTCTATATTAGTAGTAGATGTGATTCTGAGTTCAATTCTCTCGACTCTGACACAACTGACATACCACTCGTTATCCCATTCCTGCACCGGCAGGAATAGAGTGGAACCAATATTATACTTTGTTTGAAGTTTCATTTTCCTCCTTCAAGCTCTTTAAGTTTCTTGAGTCTCTGCTGCAACTTCTTAAGCTTATTTTTCATAACAGTAAGCTCTCGCTGCTGCTCTTTAATCTGGCGCTTCTTATCATATATGTCGCCTTCTAGGTAACCAATATTATTTTCACAAACTTGGATTCCTGCATGATTATTCCAAGTGGACAATATCTCCTCATATGAAGAGAAGAGGCTGGAAGCACTTAAATTTATATATTCACTATACCTATCCGGCTTTACCCAAGCGTCTACAGGGGTCTCCTGTCTTGCTTGGATCTTAATATCATAAGTATAGTAATCTGTCTGATGTGCTCTACTTGTAGTTATAACAGCACGAATACGGCCCTTAAAGACAGGCGCCCAGGCAGTAGGTGTAATCCTGCCATATACAAGCTGTCCCAACTTGAATTTCGGTTTCGTTCCCTCCATCTCATTCTCCTTGTTTGTCGAGGTGTTTCTGTATGTTCTTCAGCACTTTTATCTGCTGCTCTTCTCTTTCCTCACATCTTCTATTAAAAGCTTCGTTGACTTCCTTTAGAGTTCTGTACATATAGTCAGAAGAACGAGATACAGTACTGTACAAAGAACTTTCATACCATTCGCTCCACCTGTTATCGACTTTATGCCTACAACGAATCGGTAGAACGCCAAAAGTCGCCTCTACCCAGGCATCTTTTGAAGTAACCTGCGGATGAAACACCGAGCTGGACGACATGATACTCCCCTCTACCTCGAGTAAATCAAATGTTACAGGATCCTCAACCGTCCACACACCTTGTGAATACAGCACATAGACTGTTTCTCCCAGCTCAAACTCACTCATACTTCTTCTCCCAGTTCTTGAGGCTGCTTCTTAAGTGTTGCATAAGCATCCTTCCTAAAAGCTGCAAATAACTCAATAGCAGCTATATCCCGCTCGTTCATTTGAACCTCCTTATGTTTTCTTTGGAGGCCACACACTTAAGAAGGCCTCCTGTGCTTTATCCCCGGTAAACACATCCTGTGTTATACTCATGGACCAGTATCTATGCAGCTTTGCAAAGAAACGCTCTATTAAATCAAAATCAGTATGACTTAACCTCACACTTTCTCCTTCAAGTATTACATAGTACTGTCCAAGTTCATTGGGATCTTGTTTGTCCACACTATGTACAGAAAGCTTTACAGAAGGGCTGAAGACAAATTCCCTTACAGCCTTCAACTTCTTATAAAGCTCCTGAAAAGTATTGGGAAAACACTCAATGGTTATTGTGGTTTTGAATCTATCAGCGCTCAAGGAACTTCTCCCACTCTTCCAGGAACTTCTCCTTGTACATAATACTCTCTGTAAGAATATGATCAGTCACTGAGACATCATCCATACCACCATAAATCTGGATTGGATTGAAGAACGTGAAGCTGTTGAACCCAAGATGTTCTCCCCAAAAGATACTCATGGAGATATTACTGTTAGTAACATCGGGAACTACAAACTTCCTGACCCAATCAAGAGCTCCCCATTTCTTGATCTCTTCATAAGTACCGCAGCCCTTGTCAATACCATCAATGGATGTGCCGACTCCGAATACGAACATGTCAATATCCTTAAAGTCCACACCGACTTTGTCCTTGATAGCACAAGCTGTAGTCACCACTGGGCAGCACTCTCTGATGCCTCCATCTGTGATCGCATCTCCTTCATCTTCCAACACAGGAAAATAGAATTCCGCGGCGCTTGTATAGAGCGCTACATCTGAGAGCTTATAATGAGCATCAGCAGGATCTACAGTATCAAAGACTTTCAGACGGTTCTTTGTCATATTCGTCGCAGGGACAAACATAGCTGTGCATGGATAGGCCCTTCTTACATCCTCCAGGGTTTGCTCTCCCACAAACTCCTCAATAGTCTCCTTCAAGGCCTTATTGCTATAAAAAGGAAGGTTTAAAGGATTGATCCTGTTCTGCCATCTCTTGGTGAAGATCTTTTCACCATTCTTAATAAAACCATCGAGAAGGTCCTGCGTTGAGCATCCTCCCATAAGGGCACATGCAATGATACCTCCGATAGAAGTACCTGCTAAGCAGTCCACATGATTGGGCACATCATAGTCCTTACCAAGGAAGGACAAAAAGGAAGCAATAGTTACCCCGAAGTAACCACCGCCTGTAAACACTACTGCTTTATATTTATCTGTCACTGTTCAAACGCTCCCTTTCTTTCATTTCTTTTTCAGATTCTCTTAGTTTATACATTGCCAACCAGGTATTCCAGGCGGATTCTACAGCTGTACCGCCACATCTATGCATACGCTCCTCTGCATATGGAGGCCATTTGACCGTTGTAAAATAACTCCCGTCCTCATCCGCAAGACAAGCGGGCAAATACTTATATAACTTTAAGTTCTCTAAAATCTCTTCCAGTGTAGGCGCTGGACATAAGAACCTGCTAAGTATAACATCTTTACGAGGTACTACAGCAGGCGGCAGCTCAACTAAATCCTTTGGATGAAATACTTTGGTCCAGACTAATACTGACTCACTAAAGTAACCTTCCGGGATTCTTTTACAATCCTCCAAAGGTAGAGCGAGGATCGACAAAGAAGAACTCATTTTACTTCCTCCTTAAGCCATTTGATACAGTCCTTAATAGCTTTTTCCTTGAACCAGCTGAGGAAACCTGATGGTGAATGCCAAAATATATCGTCGCTTCCTTGCGAATGACTTTTGGTCATCCAGATAAGTCTTTCAGCAAGCTCCTCCGTGGGCATACTTCGGATTCTATCTTCGTTAGTCATTTACAACAACCCTCCTCTGCATTTCTTTTATTCTGTCTAGTTTCCTCTGAATGAGGGGCTTTTTCTTGTCGGCTAAGTCCCACAAATAATCAATATATTCACACCATGCTTTCTCTGCCCTTTGTGCCTGTTCCCTGTACCACTCATCAGTGTATATCGAGGGACCTTGATGTGAGGATAAAAGTTTCTCAGTATTCACTTTGCTTCCTCCTTTAGCCACTTAATAATTTCTTCCTTGGCTTCTTCCACTGACAGACAAAATCCATTAGGACTTGCATAGTGTGTATGCCCGAAGTCATCAATATACTCGGTAATTCTTACAAGCATCTCTGCAAGCTCGTCTTCAGCGGCTGTTTGTAATTTCTCTTTATTTGTCATTTGGCATCCTCCTTCAGCCATTTGATGAAATCCTCTTGAGAATCTGCTGCATCACATCTGTCTCTACCAGAAAAAGGACTCTGCCAGAAAGTACAGCCAATCAGTCCGTCGTAATATCGTGTGAGACGCGAAAGAACTCTGGCTAGCTGCTCAGTTGACAAGCGCTTAAGCCGCTCCTCATTTGTCATTTTCAGATTCCTCCTTATTTAACTTCAGCCACAGCTTCATAGCGTCATCTACCGAAGTTCCTTGACTAACCTTTCCGTCTGCCTGAAGAGTATAGATAACCTTCCCGTTGGCAACTAGAAGGGCTTTCACCTCCGGACACCTCTCATCCTGAGCCAGATCCTCGAGTATCTCGTGCAAAGTCGGTGCAGGGGTTGTACCTTTTTTATGCCACAGAGTATTAAAGCGTACTCCGTCGGGATACAATCTTTGATATACACATGCCCCCCACCACACTAACGCCGTGTACTCAAACTCCCCTTAGGTATCTGCTTGCACAACTCCAACGAAGGAACTAAGTCTTCCAGTTTCATTCTCCATATTTCCTTTCGATCTCATCCAAGAATGTCTTCGCATCCTTTTCAGACAGCTTAAAACGCTCCTCCAGCTGCTTCTTGGCTTTTCTAGTCAGCTTAGACTTTTCTAGTTTGTAACCTCTATACAGAACAGCAGCCTTGAACCTGGATGCCTCTTCCAATATAAGTGAGAGCCATTCTGTTGCCGGACGTTCAAGCATCACTGTAGAATGTAACAGCTCAAATGGATCCAGCATAATATCTGGATATGCCATAGAGATGGTCTCTACCAATCGAATTTTATTCTCTAGATTCTCTTTCTCGGCCTCTAACAAAGGTATCAGCTCTGCAAGGGGCACTAAAGAACATTTATTCTTTCTGTCTCCTGCCACACTATCAAGTCTATTAGAATGATAGTTAGTAAGAAACTCCTCGTCTGAAAGATCAGTTACCGGTTTAAACATCCTTATTGTTTTCCTCCAGTTCCTTCAAAGCAATCTTTGCCGTTTGAAGCATCTTAGTACATTGACTGCACGGCTCGCTGTAACCATTATTGTAATGAGGCTCCACCCATTGCTGCTTCGGTTCAACTGCAGCAATCATCTTCAAAGCCATCTTAGCTGAATAATACTTCTCTTCAGTTGTCATTACTCCTCCTGTGAATATTCCCAAGGATCATTAATCGGTACCCTCCGATCTCCCTTTATGCTTGATTAAATACACGTTTGCAATAGCATCTGTAAATGATTTTGCACCAACATCAACTGTACCTACCTGAGCTGTACTCATTTGAGAAACAAACCACTCCTCAATATCTTTCTCAACTCGAAAAGTATTTGCATTCCTCCAGTCCATCTTAACTAAAAGCTCTTCTACAGTCGGCGCAGGACAGCAATTCTTTCCTGCGTGTTCAATATATTCCTTTCCAGGATTATGAATAACACACCATTCACTGGTATTCGGTTTACACCAGTAAAATGCACTGTCTGTAAAAACTCCTTCCGGAAGCTTCTGACAAAGCTCCACTGACGGTACGATATCACGCAGTCTCATAGCATCTTCTCCTTCTTAAGTTTAATATAAAGCTTTGCTAGTGCTTCAGCACAAGTTTTACCTGTAGCAATCACGTCTGTATATGCCGCAGTATATGGCCTCTTACTCTTATCAATAAAAACATAAGTTCCCTCAGGCAATTTCTCCCAAAAGTCTTCTGCAGAAGGTGCTGGAAACCAGATTTCATACTCCAATTTTACTTGAAGAGAATTCAACCTCTCTCTTGTCTCCAATACCCAGTATGGATCTTTAAAGATATCCCCATTTATACGGAACCAAACAAAGGTGCTGTTCTTGAAGTCCTTCTTTGGAAGCTTCCTGCAGAGAGTTCTGTTAGGAACAAGGTCAGATATAGAACCCATTTAGGACTCCTTGTCTACAGGAAGCAAAACTTCTATATGCCACTGATGAGCCTCCTCTTCATCCTCATCAAGCACTTCAACTTGAAACGGATTGTTGTCTGAAACGACTTCAACTGTTCCGTGCTTAAGGCCTAGACAAAATTCATTAGCCTTATCCATAATAGATTTTCGTGCGCCTTCCTCAGTATCAAAAGGTCCGTAATATTGCCACATGTCACCATAAGGTTCAAAAATAACAATATATTTTACTTCTTCCATTTAGGACTCCCTTCTGTCTCATATTGACGATACTTTTCATAATACTTTTTATACTGAAGATAACATCTACAAACCATAGTAAGCCAGTTCTTACCCTCTTGGACCGCTTTAAAAACACTTCTTGAATATAAATGTGCCCAATATATTTTCCCAGGGTTATCTCCGATATGTAATATCCACTGTTCTGGTAATTTATCTAATAACTCGTCCAGAGTAGGAGCCGGGACCAGTTCTTCCGGCTCACATCCATAAGAGCCTTCAGTGAAATCTCTGTAAGCTAGACCCCATCCTTTTCTTTTTTTACAAAGAGGATCTCTAATCCACACATACTCCGTATCCGAAAAAAGGTCCATCGGCAGCTTCTCGCAGAGGGACCTGCAAGGGACTTTATCGTATGTTGACTTTATTTTTCTTTTTCCCATTTAGGACTCCCTTCTGTTCTCTTCAGGCAGAGCTTGATAAGATTACTCTCCCTTACTGTAAGGACTTTATTCTGCTGCTGCTTCACAAGATACTGCTCAATACGAACCTTATCCTGCGGAGCATATTCGATAGTTGTATAGCAAGCATCCACGATTCCTGCATGTCTTGCAGACAACTCCTTCTCTGAAAAAGAAGAGCACCCTGCCAATAATACCAGCAGAGTGCTCCCGATAATTACTTTGTACATAGTTTCTTCCTATATTGTAAATAACAGGAACAAAAAGCTCCTGGAAGCTTCTCTGAACTGCCAACCACATGAAGATCAAGGTTCTGACTAAAAGGAAACCCCAGGCAGACACACCAAGTACCACAACCTTCTCTATGGATGTGTACCTGGCTATCCTCAGGAAACTTTTCCAGCAGCTCATCCACCGTGGGCGCTGGAACAAATCCCTCTTTGGGCTCTACTTCAAAAGCTTTTGCAGCAGCTCTGCTAATAGGCCGCCAGTCTTTTGTGCGCTTATAAGTATTACCATAAGCCCACACATATTCAGTGTCTGAAAAAAGGTCCCTCGGCAATTTCTCACAGAGGGACCTACAGGGTACTTTATCTTTGTAACACTTATTCTTTTTCACATTTCCTCCAACTTTCTTATAAGGTACTCTAAAGCTACTTCGGGCACCTTACTGTTATTGCTTAGCTGTTCCAAGGCAGCGCTCCACACCTCTGTCATGGTGCACTCACCGGCATCTCCCTTAGGCACATCTACCCTATAGGCTCCCCACTCGAACAACTGTTCGTCATTCCACCTGCGAATATATGTATCAGCTATTGCAGGTGGATCCAGATCACAGACACCATCAGTATAGTGCTTCTTCTGGTCAGGAACATACAGGAGCATCTTATAGCCATCTTGCACAAGAAGCTTCTGCTGCGCCTTGGAAGGTTCATAACCAAAAAAAGCCATTCCGCATCTTCCTATATGGAGAGCATCTATGATACCTTCTGCGATAGCTCCGACAAGAAACTTCGAAGCTCTTTCCCTGTTATAGAGACACATCTTCTTGGGTGTCCTTGCATCGAAGAAGTATTTCATATTGGAAGCTTCTCTGAGCTGCCTGCTTTGAAAACCTCTGAGACCTGTCTGATCTATGATGGGAAATTGGAGCCAGTTGGATGTACCTATAAAGGATTCCTTCTTGAAGTTCCAGACTTTGCCCCAGCCTATCTTCAGCTCCTTGATGTCTACATCTCTGATACCTCTCCGAGCAACATAGTCAAGCACTTCAGCAGGAGCGTCTTTCTCAATAGGATGATAATCCGGTTGCCATTTCAGCAGCGTATCTATATCAGTCCCTCTGAGATTCTCCTGCTGAGTTTCTCCGAAGATAGTCTCTTCCACTTCAGCGCATTCCAATGAAAGCTGCTGCCCTGTCTGCAGTATATTGGACAGCTCCTGTACAGCCTCCGGATTGTTCTTGAAGCAGTTTCTTCTGAAACAATGTACGATAAGAGGTGCGGGAGGGAAGACCTGCCCGGCCACTACGGGATTGGTAAACGAAAGGGAGCTGATATAGCAGTGCCCCTTTTTGTCGCCGCAGACCGGGCAGTTGACTCTGTAAGTCTCCCCGAAGGAGCCCCTTACTTCGTCGAAGCTCCATCTATCGAACTTGCAGCGAAGCTTGGGTTTCTCGTTCTCTTCAAGGACTTCAACTCTCCCGAAGGTGTGCTTGCACTTCTCGTACAAAGCGGGATTAAGCATTTGACTGCTCTTCAAAGAACTTGTCAAAAGCTTTGGCCCAGTTAAAGGACTGCTCCTGCCAATGCTCTGTAGGATCTGTTTCCACAATATCCCAGTTATCGATATTAAGGATCTCGTCGATGATCTTCACAAAAAGCTCCTTAGTAAGAAGCACTCTGTCCGTATGTGTAGTTATTGTGGTACTCTTCGGGATCTGGGTGATCGAGAAATTAATACCATCCCTGGGTTTAAATCCTTCCTGGGAATTCCAGATGGTATTGATATGGCAGATTCTGTATTGTCGTTCTTCTTTAGAAAACAGATCTCCGGTAACTTTTGCTCTCACCAGAACAACAGGGTTGTTATTGAGATCCCTATCAAGAACCGCAGCTAGATCGATACAGTCCTGTACAGTCTTTACGTTCCATACAAATGAAGAAGGAGGCGGCTCAGTGTCATAATTCTCGAAAAGAGCAGCAAAGATCTTTCCAAAGTGCTTGGGCAGATGCCCGGGCACGTTGAACAGATCCTCATACTCTTTTTCCTGCGCTTCGCCGAGCTTAAGCAAGGGTCCGAAAAAAACATTGTTATCTGAAAGATACTGAACAGAGAGTTTGAGCTCCTCTCTTTCCTTATTGATGGCCTTTTCAATTACTCTTTCAATAACCGGATTCATATTCATTTTCGTTCTCCTTTCTTGGGTTCTTCTGCAGGAATGGCTGAAAGATCCACTTCATACTCTTGCTGGTAGATTACTAAAGAGGACAGCAGTTTCCCCATACTCTCAATTACAGCTTGGGAGTCGAAGTAAGGATCTCCATTATCAGAAGTATCTTCCATATAGGCCTCCCAGCGGTCTTTCATGTCCGACAGCTGGGAAAGCATCTCAGCGATCTTCCGCATATCCTCTTTGTAAATATTTGCATAGTAATAATCACCGTTCATTTCAACACTCCCAGCATGTCAATAAGTTCCTTCTTTACTTGCTCCGTGCGCTCTTCAATAAGAGGTTTCAAGCGGTCTACAGGGTTGCCTCTGAGCCACTTCTTTTTAAAGTGATTCAGAGTCTTTCTGTAGTCATCTTCAGCAATATCTGCAGAAAGCCACCACTCAAGATCATGAAGTACCTTGGTAAAATCCCGCAGTAAATCCTCCATTTCAGGATCATACATTTTACCTGCTACGTCCATCTCAAGCCTGCTGTAAGCGTAATCTAAAGCTCCTCCGCTCATTCCTTCCTCCTTTTCATTACTTCATCATAGATCCCTTTTACAAGATCATAGTATGTCCAGTCAAGACTCCAGTAGGCCAACTCAAAAGCATCAGGATCGTTTTCGTCACACTTATCACCCTTACTATTGATATACACTGGTATGAACTCCTCGGATTCATAGTCATAATCTCCAAGACCTGCATATATACAAAAGACAGGATCTCCGTGCCCTCCGTCTAACTCTCTGCGCATAGAAAGCTCCCAATGGTGACCCGGATACAGGCTAATAAGCTCCCACATCATTTCTTCCAGAGATCTCTCTTTCAACTCTGCACCACCGTTTCCAGGAATTGTTTATATTCCCTGACAGTCTTAAGTGCATCCTCAACTTTATTTGCAAGATCTGGATCATCCAGAATGAGGTGCGGATCGATAGGACTGTTGTTCCTTCCTTCAAGCAATTCAAAAGGAATATCATCACAGTATACAGGTTCGACTACCTTACGGGCACTGAAGTCGCCTGCTACCAGATCGTTCTCCCAGACAAAGTCAGGAGTCATTTCCTTTTTAAGCGAATCTACGCCTATCAAAGCTTCTCTTATCTTACCAGTTACGATATCTCTTAAGACACGCCATTTAAGCGTATCTTCTCTCTCGAGTAGAATAAACAGCTCTTTAGCTACAGTCAAATCTTCTTTAAGCTGTGCAGTACTATATTGGTAGTCATGCAGATACCATTCGGCTTTGGAAAGATCTTCCACGGCTTTCCAAGGGTCACCTTTGCTGCCTGCCCTCCATACATACTTGAATGCATTACCCAAACTAAAGGACATGTGCCTGGTAATGTCGATACATTCAATTTCTTTAGTTTTAAAGCACGGTGCATAGTGCTTCGGATGGTTTACATTATCTTCCATCTTTGTCTCCTTTACTGTCACTCATATTGTGTTCCCACAACAAACCCAAATAATTGTGAGCATATGCAGTAACTGATCAAAACCAATTACCACAAAGAAGTCGTGATATCGTTTCTGCTCATACAATTCATGGGTAACCTTTGATGTAAACATATCTATCAGAAAATGGCTGAACACAAAAATTATACAGCCTACGACTATACAGCCTGCCAGAGTCTTATAGATACAGAAAATAGCTAGTGTCATTGCTGCTCCGTAAGTAAGAGCGTGCATTCCCAAGGCTAGTATATCTTTGTATTTGTTATTAGCTTGTTCTTGGGTCTGCAGGGCAAAATCTGCCAACCAGTGAACCAACAATAAAAGAACAAGGGATCTTATAGTAATCATGTCTTCTCCTTTCAAAGAAAAGACCTGCTGTTGCTGACTAAACTTTACTATTCTCTTACAACGGTGGAACTAATTTATTATTTCATTTAATGCCCTATTTATAGTCTTATTTGAAGGCCATACCGCACTAAATTAAATAATAAATTTGTGTAACTCGTGGTAAGAGAATTGGCTTGTGCAATGTGATATTAACACAACGCTATTATGAAGAACCTTCATAGAGTCTTAAATCAGCAACAGCAGATCATATATTACTTACCGTGAATAGGACAGTCAGCAGAGAAAATCCTACCGAAGCCTAAACGATCATAGTTATCCAGCCTCGGACAAGTACATGCAGAGGGTGCTAACCAATAGGTATGCCAGTTCGGATCTGCCTCAAGCCCCCAGGCTCTCTGAAGATCATTTTCAGCTTCTTCCAAAGATGCTGCGAGATCTTTCAAAGTCTGCTTGTACTCCTTGACACCTTTCTTATGCTTCTTCTTGGCCTCCTTATAACTCTCTGTGACCTTTTCCATATAATCAAGAACACGGAAAATTCTGGCTCTAACATCAAGCACCTTGGCTCTCTCTTCCCAGGTCTGCTTAGCATATAGCTCTCTGAAGTTTACTTCTCTCATTTCTTTCTCCTCAGTCTTTTACTAGAGCTTGTAAATAGGAACGATCTGCCTGTGTAACCCCGCCTAAGGGACGCCAACCCTTCTCCAGATATTTTTCAACCTTTTCCTCTAAAATAACCAGCTCGTTTGCAGCGATCACTCTATATCCGGAATAAACGGGTTTCTCTATAGCAGAGTGTTTCCAATTAGTGGCATCCCATTTTCCATCTATAAGTTCATACACAGAGCCTGTCCAAGACTCCCCGACGTTCTTGCTAAGTACAGGGCAAATTCTATACCAACAGGCATTTCCATACATATCTACAGCTGCCCAGCGGGCCCATTTAGGGCACTCTTTTCTGTTAAAGACTTCTTTGGTTAACTTAGGGAGTTCCTTCTTAGGCGCTTCTTTAGAGCTGTAGTTCTTGCAATTCTCGCAAGAAGGCTTCTCTTTGGGAGCTTCTTCTGGGAAGCACTGATAATAGAAGGCTTTGCGTGCACGGGCACTCTGTAAATCCCCGCGGGAATAAATACAGCTACAACAGTCCTTTCCGAAACAAAAAACAAAAGCTCGCTTACAGTAACCAAATTCATCGAGCATCCACTTCCAATCTCTCTCAGGCATACAAGGCACATCATAAGAAGTACCCTCGAACTCAAACTTCAAATTATCCATTTTTTCCTCCTTTACCAAGCTGTATAAACCAGCTTGAATTCACTTTTATCTTGTCTGTATGGATCGCAGGTATCCGAGTGTATAAGATATAGATAGGCCCCTGTAACTTCCTTAAGACGCTTGATATCATACAGCATTCCCGTTTCCATTACATCCGCCTTCTTAAGATTCTGGATAAAGTACCCTTCTTCTCTGAAGACAGATATAAACGGATTACCGAGCAGATCTTCTACTTTTGGTGACCACTCTCTGTCAATGATATATTGAGCTGCCTGATTCAGCTGAAAAGCTTCTTCAGGGGAAACGACGTGTCTGTTGAGGTCCCAGTCGTATGGGTTCATGTGCCACTCGTCCTTAAGGACTGTGAAGTCACTGATGAACGTAGTCTCAGCGACCTCCTGCCAAAGGATCTTGGTATCCGTCTCTATGAACTTATCCTTCCAGCTCACCAAAGAAGGAAGCTTCTTATCCTTGTAAGGACCTCCGGACTCTATATCCTTTCTATACCCTTCGGTGGCATCTTGAAGCATCTTTGAAGATGCAAGCTCATAGTCAGCCCTTTTTTGAAGAATTGTAAACGTACTTCCACTACTCATTTTACCTCCTTGAATGAACAGAGAGGAATATCTGCACACGAAGCAAAAGACATAATAAAGCTTCCAATAGAGCGTTCCTCTAGTTCTCCTCCCAGTGTGACACCCCTATTACTGGCCGCTATTACCATAGATACCTCATGGTTCTCTGACCAAAGCGCCCTCACTTTCTCTCCAACCAGTGCAGCAGGATACTTAAAGAAGGGATTAACATCAACTACATCATAAGGTACCTCCTCTACTGCAAGCACAGTTCCTACTATAAAATACTTCTCAGCAGAACGCATGACATAATACTTTCCAGCTGTTTTGCTGTACTTGAACCAGGTAGGCCATTTCAAGGAACTACAGGAAACAGTCCTGTCCCGCTCTATAAGAGAGTGCTCCCAGTCAGAACTGTCAAACCTGCCTGTGATTCGAGCAGACTTTTTACTACCTGCTATCCAGATCCCATAAACTCTGTGCGCCTTAGGGTTATCCATATGCCAAAAAGTTTTGCCATCTCTATCTACAGCAGCATAGTTAGCCCACTCAGGGCAGTCTTCTCTATCAAAGACTGCTTTAGTGAGCTTGGGGAGTTCCTTCTTAGGCTCTTCTTCGGGGCTGTAGTTCTTACAATTCTCACAAGAAGGTTTCTCTTTGGGAGCTTCTTCTGGGAAGCACTGATAATAGAAGGCTTTACGGGCTTCTGTATTAACATTAGAATAAATACAGCGGCCTGTACATATAGCTTTACAACCGTAACCTTCGCACTTAACGGTACCTAACATCCATTCGCTCCAATCCTTCTTAGGCATACAAGGCACATTATAAGTAGTGCCCTCAAACTCAAACTTCAAACTACTCATTTTTCCTCCTTTATCTTTTTGTGCAAATCTTCTAGGTCTGCTGCGAGCTTATTACCGCACATATCGCAGACATACTCAAAATCGCCGGAGATATCCATAGTATTCCAATCTATCTCACAATGATCAGAATATACAAGGATACCGGATTTTGCATATTCCATGTTATACATATTTGCCTGCACAGGCTGTATCTGTTTACATTTAGGGCAATACAGAGCAGCCTCTGCAGGTAGAATAACTTCCCTCACTGCCATATGTTCTCCTCAAATATGAAAATCCACAAGGACTGCCTTGGACTTTTTAGAGGCGCTAGCAATAAGTTTTGCTTCCTTCTCATCCCAGCGCGGCCCACGAATATCGGCGTAGCCAAACCAGCCCATCAGCCCCCCGGAATACCATTTGCCGTTCTTTATAACAGAAAAGAACAGATGTTCCACTCCCAGCGCTGCCTTCTGTCCTTCGTAATCAAAATCCTCCAAAATACAACTATTACAGCCGGGGTAAGGATAAGGATAAGGATTTGCCTCGTCTGGTGGGCCTGAAAGAGCATACGGGGGAATAACCATATTTCCATATTTTATAGTATCTTTCAATTTGAGATACCCATTCCATCTGCCTCCGACTGTCCACCAATCCCAGTAACCATTTGGATTCCCGATATAACCCCATTTATTTGTACCGGGAGCCTTCTCTATGTAACTCCATTCTTCAGCTACTTGTCTCAAGCTTTTATTTTGTTCCTTCGCACTCTGCTTAAGGCTAGCGGTTCTATCTATGAATTTTACATAACGAGGATCGTCGCTGTTTTCGTCATAAGGAGCCATGATCTCATCCAGGGAATCCTCTTCCTGCATAATTACTAAACATGTTGCATGCGACATATCTCAACCCTTTCCGTTCTCTTCAAGGTACTTCTGCAGGTCTTCAGGGGTGTTAATCCCGCGAAGAACATATCCGCAGCCTGCACACTGGTATTGAAGAATAGTCCCACCCTTGATATTTCCAACAGGCCCGTAACAAAGACCCTCTTTATCCAGCCACTTAACTTCATTGTAGACAGTCGCATCCACAATGACCTCTTCCAGATTGTGTCTTCCCTTACAAGAGGGACACACAAAGTACTTCATTTTCATCTCATTTTCCTTTCCTCTTTGATTATTCCTCCTTTACCCACTTACCGTTCTTGACGGTGTACCATGTGTCCGCCTTAATTCTCTTGCCGTCTACTTTAGCGTGCTTAACACACAATAACGTCCGGGAGTCCCATTCAGCACACACAAGAGAGGCACCCAGAGCGCCTTTAACTCTTCCACCTTCACCCATTGAGGCTGCTATACAGTGAGCCTTTCCTACTTGAACAGAACAGAACCGCCCAGCAGACACAACTATAGAGGCATCTCCTGAAGCTGCCAATTTGGAGTAGCTCCCTGAAGCTGCCAGGCTGGAACCAGCTCCTGAAGCTGCCAGTTTGGAGTCATCTCCTGAAGCTGCCAATTTGGAGTAGCTCCCTGAAGATGCCTTCGTACGCTCGGTTGTACCTTTCCCAAGTAAGAATTTAACAGCCTCTCTAATAAACTCCCCAAGACTCAGCTTCTTTCCCACTTTAAGCTTAGTTGTAACACTCTTATTTTCTTCAGTTTCAACAGGAGCAAGCGCTTCAACCTTCGCGAACTCGCTTAACTCCCCGTTATCGTTCAATAAAGGATAATAACCAAGAACTGCCAAAGGGCTCTCACAAAAATGCATGCCTTTCTCACACATTTTTGCTTCCTTTTCTGTAAAAACAGTATCTTCCTTGTACTGTTTGCCTCTACAGGTCATCCCGGGATTAAATCCTTTGAAGCCTTTTGCATACACTTTTTCTTTTTGCGCTTTCATCTCATTTTCCTCTCGTTTTAAACTGTCCGCACCAATTCTCTTTACTGGTAGCTATTTCTTGTGGAAAGAACTTACAATAATAAGCTTCGCTCCAATCTATTTCCTCGTAGTCCCAGCTGTCGCATCTCACTTCACAGAATTTACAGTTCTCACATCTCAGTTCCATATCTCCTCCTTACCCTTTTACTTTAGCAATAAACGCCAGAGCCAACATCGTTAAGCTGAACAGAATTGTTCCTGTTGCTACACAGATAACTGCGAATAAATCATCGCTCATACGAACTTTACTCCACTTCATTTCAACCACTCCGGTTCTTCCCTTTTTGTATATTTAAACCTTTTCAAAGTTCGCGCTTTGTATCTGTAGTAGTTCCTATAGGCTATAACAGTATCGCGGATGCGTCCGCTTATGCATGTAGCTATAGAAGGTGCTACTTTATACTCATCAGGCATGCACTGCGGAAAGTTGGTCCAATAGGCTACTTTACACCTGACTAGGTGATCAATACTCGGACCTTCTATCAGTATACATAAAGGAGGAACCAATACCGACTTTACCTTCCACAAAGCATCGAACAAAGGCTGGCACTTATGTTCCTTACCGTACCTATATGTATATTCCTTAAGCAAGCCTTCCAGATGTAAGCTAAGCCAAGCACTGTTAAAATAATTTTCCAAGCACTTCCTACACGGATGATTTACATGGGTCAGCTTATAACGACCTTCTGTATAACCTTCCAGACGATCTTGGGTGCTGAGAAGCTGACAAGATTCCAAGATCATCTTTACTACATGGGCATCACAAAGGCTTTGTGCCGCCTTGAAGGGATCTTCATCAACTACAAAGATGTTCATAACACCTCTTTCCTGCTAAAAAGTTTAATCAAGAATTGCGCTCAATATTCCTCTTTAATTTCCTCGAACATATCACAATAGGAATCATATACCTCTTCCTCCGGTATCTGCTCAAAGCGCCAATCACACTCTCCTTCCAGAGTCAAATGTATACAAGCTGCACAGCATGGTACTATTTCAGCGGACCCTTTGTCTGCTGTTTTTACCGATCTTTCAAAAGGCATAATTATACTTCCATCAAAAAGTTCGGGAACTGCAGGCCTCCTGCGTTCCGGTCGTCGATGTAAACATCTGCATAAATCTTCCTGGGATTATTTCCCCATTCTGCTTTTACCTCTTCCAGATTATCGTTTACAGCATCGGGAAAAAGCCCGACACTATGCAGAAAAGAAACGGCTTCTTCGAGCTTCTTACCTTCCCGCATAGTGTTCAGGATCCATACATCGTTCTGGCTCTCTTGCACCTTCTGAAGAAACTTAAGAGCTTCCTCTTTAAGCTTACCGATAGCCGGAAATCGATGCTCTACTATCGTGCCATCGAAGTCTACAGAATATATCATTGTATCTCCTCTCTTTCGTAACTTTAACTTCGCAGGTTAGAGAGCCGTCGTCTCTCTGCTAAGAAGACGACGGATCGTTACCTTCGAAGATACTGCAAGTAGAAACCTACAGTCTGTAATTATAGCGATACGCTATAAGATTCTTACTTCAAAAAAGAAAAACCCCGGAAGAGAAATCTTCCGGGGCCTTGTTACTAAGACTCTTTCAAATCTTATTTCTTAGAAGCTTCTGCGGGCTTTGCAGCTTCTTTCTTCTGATCTGCTTTTGCTCCCTTTTTAGCAGCTTTCTTATCTGCTTTCTGCGCAGCACCTTTGGCTGCCTCTCCCTTCTTAACTTCCGCTTTCTGAGGAGCAGCTTTAACGGCTTCCGTCTTTGCAGCTTCCTTGACTTCAGCCTTCACAGGCTGGGCGTCCTGCGTATAGGCCTGCTCAGCAGTAGCCACAGCTTTAACTTCTTTTTCCTGCTTACCACAGCCAGTAAAGACTACAGTCATTCCAATCAGACACAGTGCAACACAAACTTTCATCATAATTCTTTTCCTTTTGTTAGTTGTTAATGTGTTGGTTTGCGATAATACTATTATACATCTTATATGCTGTTACGTCAAATCCTACCTCCTTAATGTTTTCAGAATCATCCGCCAATAGAAGCAAGGACATTGTTTCTCACTTCTTCGAAAGAAAATTCCTTTACCAACTCCCCATCTCTAAATACTACTTCAAGATAGTTATGCTGGTTTCCGAGATCTTCCTCCTTAATTGTCCGGAACTTCCCTCCAACCTTAACCAGAGCAAGTCTACCGCGCTTACTTGCTTTAGTAATGTCTTTAGGTTTCTTCCACACGTCATGCCATGAGCCATCATAGAATTGTGCGGAGGACTTGAACGCCATTCTCTGCGTATCTCTGTTGACTTTCTGCAGCAGACCCCCGCCCATACCAAAGCAGGCCATACACTCCGTACTCCAGCCATGATTCTTCATAGCAAACAGGATGTTACGAATACCTTGATATTCAATGCCATCTCCCCAAAGGACTCGTACTTTATCGTTAAGTACTTTAAATCCTTTATGGTTGATATAGCTGCCAAAGTGCTTATCCAGCAGTTCAAGACAGCGAAGAGTTCCTGTCACTGGATCTCCGCTATCAGGACGGAATACAGTTGTGCCACCTCTTGCCAGGATCTGATCCTTAAACCGAGTCCCGCACTTCTCTATAAACCGCTCATAATCATAGCTGTCGATAACCAGACTGAGAATACCATCAGGAGTCTTATCCAAAATATATTGGACAACATCCCATTCTCCTTCTTCTCCCCTAGCAGTCATAATTGAGTGTTCCGTAGCAGCTACACTAAATGCTGGCATCTCCTGCATGTTATAGTACTTCTTTGGAATAACCAGAGCAGGTACCGTGTCACTCCCCTTAAAGGAAGTCATATAAGCGGCACCTCCGATTTGTGCACTCTCATAAGAAGAAACCCCGCGGAATCCAAAATCCTGCATCTTGAAATCGAGTGTGCTAGTATCATCGCATGTAGCCAGCATATAATCCCTAATGAGGATCTTAAGCTCTCTGCTAAGAGTAGCCACTGTCATCGGATACCAGACATGCAGCAAGAGACTCTCCAGGAAATTGGTGAGCCAACAAAGCTTGGGATCATTCTTTGTGAGTTCTACCGACATAAGAACATTGCTGACATCTACCGGGGTCCCTTCAGCTACACCTCTGATAGTGACCGGCAGCTTGCCGCCATAGTTTTTGAGAATGTATTCCCAGCCTTCCCGGTTAAAGAAACCTTTACCAAGATGCTGCTCCATTTCTTTCTCAGCCTCATCAATCTTCTCCTGGGTAACAACCTGTCCGACTAAGTACTTCTTTAGAATATACTGCAGACCGAAACAAACTGTCTTATTGAACAGTGCGCCATTGCGGGCTTCAAGATACCCGTAATTGTTTTCTGTATTGGGAAGATAGCCCTTCCAGTGCCAAATCTTGTAGCTATCTGTCGCTAGACAAATATTAAAGTCGCTTTCCATGTGTGCCTCCTTTCACGTAAGGTTTTAGAGCAAGTCACCCTTTCTTATATTCTTCATTTCCTCCTCATACCCTCTTAACCAGCTCTTGAGCATATTAAAGAGTACTCTATGCTCTGGGATAATATCCGTGTCATTAGTGATCTTAAGTTCCACTCTTCTCAACTCACAGATATCGTCCTTCGCTTCAGGCTTACCATATACCTTCTTCAATGCAAAGAAGTTGGTGATGATTTTATCTTGTTCACCTCTATAGCGCCAGTCATCGATCTTAATAGATCCGATATAACCGACTATACTCGCTTCAAGTCCAGTTTCTTCCAAAGCTTCTCTTCTGGCAGCCTCTTCAAAAGAACTGTCTTTAGGATCTGCGAAACCTCCGACAAACCGGAGCAGTTTCTCGTTTTGTTTTCTGGCAAGAAAAACATGCTGCATATCTTCATCGAAAATAGCACAGTCCACAGTAGGATATACCGTGGGATATCTATTCTGTGTCGCATATATGCAGCCTTTTCTCCAGTCGCTTGAGGAGCTTACCGTTTTGCCTGTAAGGAACCTTTGATTAGTGCCGCTACAGTAAACATGCTGCGGTACCTCTACAAAGTCATACCTTCCGAAATAATGTTTACCAAAAGAATCCCGGCTGCCGTACAGAACGACGCCTCTTCCGTTGGCAATCACCGCAATGGAATCATCCAGCTCCTTGGACCAGTCCTGATCGCTATAACAATCCTCTTGAAAAAGAATTGTAAACTTACCTGGATAAGCTTCTTCGATCATCCTCCGACGGGAATCATAGTCAAGAGGATTATTCTTGGTGGCCTTTGTAGGAGCAACACCGAGAAAGATAACATTTTGATTATGTCCTTTATCAAGAACAAACTGAAGGAACTCCTTATGTCCCTCAGTAAGCTCGGCTACTTGAAATCGCGCAACCACGACTCCGATACTGGTGTCATTTTCCATCATTTTACCTCCTTTAAGATTTAAATTAAAAAGAAGGCCCTCCGGGACCTTAAAAATTTCCGGAGGGCATTCTTTTATTTCTTAGTAGTCTTCCCTTTCACAATGCTCTTTTGCACGTCCAAAATCCTCTGGTTCTTATTTCCTCTGAACTTCAATCTATAGCTCTTCAATGAGGGAATGAAAGGGCCGTCAACCAGCTCATCAAGGGCACAAGCAAAAGGTTCTTCAAAAGAATCGGCTTCTACAAGATTATCTATGGTACTATAAGCTTCCTGTTGCTACCCTTGATCATCTATATAATAAAGCAGGACACCACAACTATTCCAACCCGCTATGGTATAAATTATTCGTCGATGATGACCATCGTACTTTTTATATACATGCTTACCTGCTCTGAGTTTCATCTTGCACCCGAATCTTTATGAGCTTAGTAGGATAGGAAAGCTTATAGTCATTTTCAGGCCAGCTATCCCAGCCCCTTTTATATCCCTTTGTATAATGGGCTACACGAGCATCAAACTGTACCTTATCTCCTTTGGCGAGACTTAATTTTTCAAAGCCTTTCGTTAGTGTAAACCACAAATGATCCGTGACTACTTTTCCTGTAGAAACTTCTATCACCTCCAATAATAATACAGTCTGCAAGGGAGGTCCTTTATAGGCATTTTTAAAACCGAACTTCTCAAAAGTTCCTATAAATGTATGTCTTTCTTTAGAGCCTAAGGCGCCTAGCTTTTTCCGCATCCCATCTCCTTTCAAAAAAGAACCCTCCGAGGATCTTAAAGGTCCTCGGAGGGGTGTTAATGCCTCCAGGTTACTAACTCAGACACTGCAGCTGAGTATTCACCTGGAGATCGAATAGTACAGGGCCGAGCAAATCATATCGAGCTGCAAGCAGCACCCTGCCTTTTTACTTTTTCACCGGCTTCCCTTTTGCAATTGACTTCTGCACGTCAAGAATACGTTGATTCTTACTTCCTCTGAATTTTAATCTATAGCTTTTAAGACTTGGAATAAAGGGACCATCCACAAGCACATCAAGATATTGAGCCAGTTCTTTCCACTTAGGTACCTGCAATTGGAGCTGTTCAAAGGTATACCCTGAGTAGAGCCAGATATTATACCCCAGTTCCTTTACCTTCTGGCAGAGAGGTATAAGAGCCTCTATCTGACAAATGGGCTCTCCTCCGGACAGTACCAGTGTCTTATGCAGCTTACTGGATTGCAGGCGCTCGATGATTTGATCCTCTGTAAAGATATCTCCGCCTTCCATTGGATGAGACTGTGGATTATGACACCCGTGACAATGTCCATTAGCATCCATCTCAGGAGTCCCTTCCGGATGCCAGCACCCCTGCAGGAACACTGTAAGAGAGAACCCAGGGGCATTTACCGAGTCTTCTTCTAAGACCCCAAAAACTTTCAAGTTCATGTGTGAGTAACCCTATCGTGTAATTCTGCAAGTTTAGCAGAGTTGAAGCGGTCTTCATACCCCAAATAGCCTGTGAGTCTTCTCGGACGCATAATGGGCGTACTCGGAGTTCCCTTTTGACCGCAACTAGGGCAGGTGTCTCCAATAAGGCCTACAAAACCGCAAGCCGTACAAGTGTCCATTTTAATATTATACGAGAAGTAGCCAACTCCTGCATCGTGCATCTGGTTGTTCAGAGTATGGATAACTTCCGGATTGTTACGAGGATCGCCTTCGATCTCGATGTACAAAATTGCTCCGGCATTACAAAGTGCGTGATAAGGAGCTTCGATACGGATCTTCTCGGAAGCTGTCACTTTAGTTCCAACAGGCACATGATTACTGTTGGTATAATAATCTTTATCCGTGATACCCGGAATAATACCAAATTCTTCACGATCCTTTCTCAGGAACTTACCGGCAAGGGATTCTGCAGGAGTAGCAATAAGAGTCCAATTCATGTGGCGTTCTTCTGTAAGCTTGTCTGCGTAATCCCGCATGTACTTGACGATCTTCAATCCGAGCTGTTGATATTGGTCGCCCTCTGTGTGGTCATGTCCTGTGAGAGCTCTTAGGCACTCTGCAAGTCCTACAAAGCCAAACGAGAGGGTTCCGTTAAGAAGTGCCTTTCTGACCTCATCTGTGGGCGACAGATACTCAGAGCCCATATAAGCACCTTGCTGCATTACATATGGGAAGTTATATACTTTCCGTTTACACTGAATCTCGAAACGTTCCTGGAGTTGTTTGGCGGCAACTTCCAGAGCTTTATCGAGCTTCTGGAAGAAGATACCCTCACGAAGTTCTGGCTCCATGGCTTCCTTGGAGGCTTCGATAGCCAGTCTAGGAAGATTAATGGAAGTGAAGCTGAGGTTGCCTCTGCCAGTTACAACTTCAGGACCATTCACATTAGCGATCACACGAGTACGACAGTTATGAGAAACAATGGTGTCCAGATCGAACCTATCTGATTCTGTTTCAAAGTCATAACCATAGTCAGGATTGTATTTAACATCTGCAATGTCATATACTGTATAGGCTACATTATGAGTCTCTATACAAGCTTCCAACTTGTATCCAACTTTCAGGTTTTTCACCTGTATTCGTTTACAGTTACCTTGAAGATCTTCCACACTTAAAGGATGATCTGTGGTGAGAAGAAACTCGTGTTTATCCCCCTCTCTGTCACCTATAGTAGATATGCGCTTCCAGGATTCTCCTTTTGCAGGAGCTGAGCAACGCATATACTTCTTTGCTCTGACATAATCACTGGTGTGGCTGTCCCAGAGATACAGCATATAATCCCAGTTAGGATCCTCCAGGTCTATCCATTCCGTAGTATCATCAAATATCTTCGGAGAAAGCTTCATAAACCTGGTAAGGAAATCCCACGTGTTCTCAATGTCAATATCCATCTCACAGAGGCTGGTAGTTTCTCTGTCTTTCAGCTCTATAGATACTTTGCCATAGGCTGCCATACCCATATAAGCAGCCTCTGTCTCCGGGTGCCCTTCCTTATAGTACTTCAAATTATAAGGGGCATCCAAATTGGAGTAGTTCGGGAACTGTCTTTTAGCTGTCACCTTCTCAGACATCAAACGCAGATCATAATTCGGGTCTCCTGGGTTGAAAGTCACTCCGCTCTTAAACTTGAAGACCGGAATAGGATAAATAGCTGTAATGCCTTTACCGATACCTTTATCCATAGCATCCAATAAGGCTTTTGTTGCGAGTCTCCCTCCCGGCTTGGTACAAGTACCAAAGTTCAAAGAGGAGAACACAGTCTGTCCCAATTATGTTATCGCAGAGCTTTTTATCTCTGCTTCTTAAGGTTTCCCTTAAGTTCGGCGTACATTTTCACTTTAGAGTGTCGGGCACTCTTGGAGGGATTATATTTATTCACCCTCTACGCTCTACGGTGCTTCAGAGCCTTTCGCAATCTCTGAAGTTACCTCGGTGTTGCCATTTAAGGGTTCACCGATTTTACCCGATTTTAAGTAGGCAAACGATTAAATCAACCTACTCTACTGCACAACCCATTGAGATTGAACAACATAGACTGTGCTGCTTGATAAGTTTCCGCTTCCGTATCTTTCTTTGCCCAGGAATAGCACCTATAGAGATCATCATTCTCAAACACCGGAGTATGCTCTTGATAAAGATACTCTTTGACCCACTTCTTCTGCGTTTCAACAGGGGCGAATGCAAATCTTTGCAAATACTTACTGAAGTACTTTTCAAAGGACTTTTGCACATAAGGTTCCATACAATAGTCCCATGTAGGAGTAGACTCTCCTCCAAAAAGATCCGTCTGCCCGCTCTGCAATATAACGCAGGTGAGCATCATCGCTGTGGTAATACTCTGAGGCTCGGAAATAAAACAATTACCTGAATAAAATCCCTTTTTGAACATGTCTAAAAGGGAGTGTTGCATGCAGTTTATAGAAAGACCATAAAAATCTTCATCGTGCGGATGAATTCGGTTCTCCTCGATTTCCTTCCTGACATCGGGAGACATCATATGTGCTCTGTAATACGTCTTAGACGCCTCGCTTCCAATCCTATAAAAGGTTCCTCCTACAGATGCCCCATTAATATTGGCATTCTCTTTTAGTGCAGTGCCTTTCTCCTGAAAGAACCCATCAATAGTCTTCATCAGAGAAGTTTCCTGTTCCCGGATCTCCGTCCTCTTATTCCTATACAGAATGTACTCTTTGGCAGCATCTGCTAAGTGCTTGTCAATAAGCGCTTTTTCGACTTTGTCCTGTACACTCTCTACAGTCTCTTCGGAGTCGGAACATTCCGCTTCGACCAGACCTGCAATTTCTTCTGCAAGTCCTTCATCTTCATGTACTTTCTGCAGTGCCTTTCTCACTGCGTTAGTGATTTTTTCCTTCTCGAACTCGACGGTTCTACCGTCCCGCTTTTTGATTGTTCTTGCCATTAAAACTCCTATGTTTTTTGCCTATGGCAGGCAAAAAGAAAGCGCCCCGTCAAGAACTGTACGAGGCGCCTTCTTTTACACCATTCAGAGGATCACGAAATCTCCACTGTATTGATGTTGACCCAGAAGGGTGCATTGCCTTTCATTGCATATACCAGATGCAAAGTATCCTCCTTCAGTCTATCCTTGATAAACTTCGCGGACACTTCACACTCCTTGTAGAATGTTCTCTTGGCAGAGACTTTGGTAGGAGTCTTGAAAACACCTTTTCCAAAGGTCTCAGCAAGAGAAGCCAGTTCTCTGCAAACCCCGTTGACATCTCTTTTATAAATGTCTCTGGTGGCTTCCTTGGCTTTTCCCTCTCCGATACTGATAATATACGCTGTCATTCAGCATCTCCCTGTTCAGTTTTCCAGGACTGCAGCTGCTCATCCAGTTCCACGCACTTGGCCCAATAAGGAGCCAGCCGCTTCTGGATTTGAAGACCTTTAATAATACCATTGTAGGCAACAAAGGCTGCGCGCAGCTTAGGATTCTTGGCATACTGCTCCGCAATTTCCTTCGGGCAATTGATTCTCTCGTGTTTGCCGCTGCAGATAACTTTGATATGAAACAGCTTATTGATGGTTGCAGCCGCTTCGACGCTCCAGCCGCAAGCTCCACAACCTTTGGTTCTCAAACGCAGTCTGTTCTCCAACTTACCCTGTCTCTCAAGGATGTAGTTGCGCAGATCTGTTTCATGCACATAAGCACAACCCTCATACCAGATCCTTGCATACCGGAAAACAACGTCTATATGATTTTTCTTATTACTAATATTTCCTGTGTTATACAGGTCGACATAACTGAAAACTGAAACCGAATCTCTGTATTCTCCGGGATACCTTTCAGTATGTTTGCAAATGTCTTTCATCCGATAGTACATCTGTCCGCCCTTAAGCAGCACAAAGTGCACTTTGGTACCATGCACGGTTGAGGCCATTTCGATTTCGAGGTTCTTGTCATTTCTTGTCATTTTCATTTTTTCCTTCATTTGAATTGTTTTTGATCACCAGGCTTCCACTGCCTGTAGAATTTCATCTTTGTCCTCTTCGGCAATACCAAGCCAGCCGAGGACTCGTTTAAAGTAATTCGCATCCCAATCTGCGAGCCAGTCCACGGGAATACCCCGGTTAAGCTCATTCATAATATTTCTGAGCCAGTGGATGCCTCTGGCTTTCTTGCAATGCTTCACATAAATAGTACCTGCAAAGGACTGCATCGGATTGCCTTCAAGTTTCTTGCGCTGTCTGTAAAGGTGCTTGAGCTCGTTATGCTTCTGCTCAAGGTCTCTGCAAGCATCTCTCAAGTTCTCAAGGATAGTGTCGAGCTTCTGCATCTCTTCATCGGTATGAAGGTTGCGGAAGGTTCTGACTTCGTTGTCAGCGGCTTCTTCAGGTTCTTCATCAAAACCTCTCTGATATTCCTCTTCAAAAGAATCAGAATACTCTTGATCAAGATCATCAAGTTCTGCGATTTCGGTATCATCGATGTAGTTACCGCACTCAGGACAGATAATATCATCTGTCTGTACAACACGCCCACACTCAGGGCACCTCATTTCATTTTTCTTCATTTTAGCTTCCTCATTTTAAGTTCTTGGTTCCTGTGAGAAGTTACTTCTTCTAAGACATCTTTGCCTCCTTTCAATAAAAGATGTCCCTTAACTGTCAGGTAAACTTGATTTGCTGCCGGGCGTTTAGCTGCGAGTTCGGTTTTCTACATTGAAGAGTTTACTCTTTGGTGTAGATAAACTGAATCGCAGCGGTTCGCCGGTCAGCAAGGCTGTAATAGTCCTTGTAACTATTTTGGAGTTCCGAAGAAACTTCGGAGAGTCTTACAGCTGACAATTAAGGGACAAAGAAAAGCTCCGCTGGGCTAAGCCATATCAAGCTCTAATAAGCACGGAGCTATAATAGCTGGTACGAGGGGTGGGATTTGAACCCACATGGACCAGTTACGGCAGTTATGATCCCTCGGGTATAAGCCGAGACCGTTACCCTCGTATAATGGTGCTCTGCCTATCTAGCTAATAGGATCTCTGGAATCACATCCAGTGTATTGCTTACACCATAGGGGTTTTCTTTAACTTACTTCAAAGGGCACGGCATGTCAAGCACGTCACTGGGAACTCTTGTATGGGTTCCTCCGGTGACCATAGACATGTCTGTTGCAAAGTTGATCCACTGTGCGTGTCTCTGATCATACTTATGATAGTAATGATCTTCGCTGGCACTGTACTTCCATCCAGTAGGCCAGTTAAGCATAGAGACTTCAATGGTTCCTGCCTTTTCCTGCTTTGGTTCGAAGTTCTTACAGTCTTCACAAGAAGGCTTCTTGGGGCGTTCTATAAGAGAATGTTCCCAGTCAGAGGCATCAAACCTCCCAGGTTTGGTAATAAGTTCTCCTTTATAATCTTCTGTTACGTATGCTCTAACCATCCTATCCGGCTTAACTTCGTACCAAAAAGCTCTTCCGTCTGCGTCCACAGCTGCCCAATTAGCCCACTCAGGACAATCCTCTCTATCGAAGACTGCTTGGGTAAGCTTCGGAAGCCTCCCGGGGCGCTCTATAAGGGAAAGCATCCACTCTGACGAGTCGTAGTATCGGAAAGCAAGATGCGAAGGTGTCTTAATCCATTCAAACCTGTCACTTTTATCCTTAAGGAACCACGCGAAACGATCTATTTCTGGCCTTTCACTGTACCATGCCGCTCTGCCGTCCTCGTCTACAGCTGCCCACTTAGCCCAGGCCGGGCAATCTTCGCTATCAAAGATTGCCTGAGTGAGCTTGGGCTTGGTAGGTTTCTCTTTCGGCTCATAATTAGCACAATTCTCGCAAGAAGGTTTCTCTTTGGGAGCTTCCTTGTGTTCCCTCTTGATAATACTAAGAGGCTTGCATCGAATTTCCAGCTTTACCATGTCACAACTACGCAGACGGCTACCAAATACCCATGTCGGACTTTTCAAGGCCCATACATTGCCCTCTTCGTCAGAGAACAGATATTCTGCTTTAACAGGACAGTCTGGACAATGGGATACCTTTTCTGACAGCTCGGGAAGCTCTTCTTCTTTCCACTTTCCGTACCAGTGCTCGTAAAACTCTTTACGAACGTCTGCGTTATTAATACTGTATATACAATCGTCACAGCGGACTCCCACACAGTTCATTTTGGATCCAGTAGGGCATGCCTCATGTGTATTGGACATCCATTCTCCCCACTCCTTCTCCGGGATGCAGGGAACTACGTAACCCTTATAATAATCTTTCATTCTGTGTCTCCTTTGTACATCTCTGTATTCTTGATCTTCTCAATTTCTTTTCTTACCTGAAGCAGCTGGGCACTCAGATAAGTTTCTATTGCCTGTAGAGCAGCTAACTTCTTAGCTTCTTCATAAGGAAGCTTATCACAACCAGAAGGCATTTCCGGAATGGAAGCCTCCTTAAGCACCCCTCTGATAACTGCTTCAAGCACCGCTTTTTCATCAGCCTTCGGCCTGGGAGCTGCTTTCACTTCCTTAGCTGTAGCTTGTACTGTTACACGCTCCCCTGCAACCCTGGCCCTGATGTTAGGAATCTCTTCCGATTTCAAAAAGTCGTTCTTTTTCCACATCAGCCTTTACCTCCTTGAACTGCTTTTCCAATCCCAGCTCCTTGGCTTTTTCCTTGATAGGAGCAGGGCACAAATCATATATCTGTGCTGCGATATAGATCATTTCCTTAGAAGCTGCCGGGTGCAGCCGAAGTCTGAGAAACTCAAGCCACCATGTTGCCTGTGCTGTTGCTATCAACTTTGTAGCTGTACACATTGGCAGAAAAGCTCTCGCCTCGTCCTTAGAAGTTCCTCCTTTGCACAATTCTTTGTACAGATCAAAACATCTGTTGAGAACTTCGATCTCACTTAAGAACGGACTTTCGGGAAGCACGACTTCCGGCTGTTCAACACTTACGAATCTGAGACTTCTTTCACAGAAGCTCATATTACGGTGTCGAACAAACTGGTGCGTGCAGCTTCTGCTGGCTGTAATCTCAAAAGTCAACACATCTGTCGCTCTTGGGAGATCCTTTAACGAAGCTGCTGTGGAGAACCTGCTATCGAATCTTACAAGATCTGCACAGCGGAGACTTCCCAGATTGGCTCTTGCCATAAGCAACCCGAACTCCGGATCTGTTTCCTTTACTTTATCCAGACTCAACTGGAACCCTTCTGCATTGATATTCACAGCGGCGTGCTCGAGCACCGAGTAGTGCCCTCGCTTTATAAGTCCATCGATGAACTTCTCTGCGGAATCTTCAGTCATCTTATCATAGGAATTGTAACAGACTCTGCCGCAATATTCTATATGTTTCAAGCTGTCCTTGTTCCAGTAGAGCTTGGCAGTCGGTTTTACTAAACGCATCCCTTCTGTCATTGCACTACCATCCAGTCACCTCTGATAAGAACCAGAGTCTCACCTTCCACTGTGGTTAGCAACAGATTATGATCTTCGCTGTTGGCATAAGCAGCTACCACATACCCCTCGGCAAAAGCTTTCATGATACTCTTCAAGGCATTCTTCACACTATACCCATCTCTCAGAATAGGAACATAGCACTGAAAGGGTGTAGCATCCCCACCGTTATCCAGGGTAAAGTTAACTGCATAACCCAACTCATCTACTCCTAGCACAGTTTCCAGTCTGGTCATTGTACCATAACAGATAAATTCATTTTCCTGCTTTGAGCGCTTTTCTTTCTTTTTCACGTAACCTCATCCTTTCTCTTTTTAATTGTCGTTTACTTTTCTGCTTGGGAGGATCGATGTGTTCCATACAGCTGGAATAACCTCTTTCAAGCTCTTCCAACCTTTTGGCATCCTGTTCTCTCCTCCAAGCATACTTTTTATTGCAATCTCTAGCTGTCTCAAAATAAGTGACAGCAGGGGCGCAGATGACCAATAACAGCCATATTGCGCCCCAAAAAAGGATCCACTCAATCATTCAGATTTCTCTGAATCAAGTTCCCTTAAAGTTTTCGGTTCTTTTTTGGAAGCTTTCTTTTTGAGTTTCTGATGCTCTTCACAAACAGGAGGATCCGTATCCTGCAGAGCTGTCTTTTCGCAATACGTACATTGCAGATGTTTTCCATTCTTGATCATGTCACACCTTCATCAAAATCATATAAGTTGTTCTGTATAAAGGATCTGTAAACTTGCAGCCTGTAAATACAACTTTACAGTCCTTAAACGATGTTCCTTTTACAGTTAGTACCAGATCCTTGTTCTCGGAATACGATACCGGTGTAAAGGACTGGGGGAGCATACCCAGCACAAGAAAGTTTCCCTGATCTATTACTGGACTGTACATAGCCTGCATAGTTCCCATTGGAGTTACAAAGGAAACCTGTTCGGGAGCCGTTACAAGTCCTGTACATCTGGGAACTTCCTGCCTGGGAGTTTCATGCGGTTTCTCTGTAGATATTACCGGAGAAGGCTGCTTTTTTCCTCTCAGCTTCGACTGAGGTACTCTGATAGTGCCTGCAGGAGTCTTGAAACTTCCCTGTGCAACTTCCAGCCCTTCGATGTCATCCACAGTAAACTTAAGCTGTGATTTCTCTATAACTTGGGGCATCTTGTTTTTTCTTTCTATTGTTAAGTTTGAAGTCCCTCAATCTGCGCTTAATCCAACCTACTACAAGCCCTCCGCTATAGCAGAACCCTGTAGGAAGATCTAAGAACATCTCACCATTTTTATATACCTGTACAGTACCCTGTAAAACTTTTATATCAAAGAAGTTAATATCAAAATTTGTATAGGTACATTCAAAAGTAAAGCTGTCGCCAATTATAGCATACCTGTTTGGCTTATCTGCTGTAAAGCTTCTGTTACTACTGTTGTCAGCCCAAGCAAACACATCTGAATCCGTTTCTACGCCCCGCGCATAGTAAGTTTCATAGCCTACCTTTACACTACAAAAATCTTTGCCTTGTATATACAGACATCTAGCCGGGGCGGGATGAGGCCTTCCGTACATGCAGGACAGCTCGACGTTCGAAAAGTCACCTAATTTACAATATAAAAACGAGGGATTTATATTAAGCACAGTAATTCTACTACCTGTACCAGCTTCAACTGTACTAAGGGATTCCGAACCTTCCCCTCTTAATGGCAATCTAACCCCTGCGTCAGGCAAACTCACAACGGACCCCTCTCCGACCAATATACCTGCCTGTGACATCTGCCACGCAGTACTGGTCACTTCGTCCGCTATCTGATTCCTCGCTACCAGGCTCTTTTTCATTACCTGAGGAATGAACATCAGAGGGCTGCCTTGATAGCATTGAGCTTAGCGACTGCTCCTTCGGTGCTCTCGATATAATTAACAGCAATATTAGCTGCCCTTCGAGAAGCTGCCAGCTGCAGGTCTCTGAGCTGACGAAGAGCTTTAAGGGCATCTTCGGAAGAAAGGTTCTCTGGAACTGCGCCGCTGAGCTGCTCAATAACTTTGGTCAGATCCGTAACAGGAGTAGCTTCGGCTTTCTTCCGTGTGCGTTTTACAGGTTCCTTAGCGGACTCTTCTACAGGAGCTTTGACCGATTCTTCTTTAGCAGGCTCTTTCGCAGCTTCCTTTGGAGCTTCAACGGGAGCTTGTGCAGCAACTGCTTCTTTTAGAGTAGTCCCGGCAGTACCATCATTCTGTGCTCCTGTCTTTTCCGGATCAAATTTAAGATCCTTTGCATCGACTCCAAGGGTACTCTTAACAATATCATTCATATTTTTCAGAGGCATATTCTTCTTTTCCTTTCTCAAATTCTTATAACATTTTTCAGTATCGTTCCAGCCGGAAGGCGTAATGGTTTCTCCGGCTATATTCAATTTCAACATTTCAGGGTGGTCCTCATGCGGAGGGGCAAACCAAAGCTGCTCAATACCAGCTGTAATATGCATCATTACCATACTGGTACCTTTATACATACCCAGCTGCACTTCATCAAACTTGTCCCAGTTATCCTTGATCATTTCCTGTGTAATGGTATAGTGCTTATGGGGCAGCTCCGCAGTAATAGGAACTGTATCACCTGACACCAAGGAATACAAGCACTTATCTGCCATAAAGAAGTTGCTGAAAGTATTGGGCAGTGCTCCGCTCAGAGGAACAAATAAATTCTCAGGATAAGCTAAAGAAGGATTCTCCACAAGCTTTGCAGAAACAGGATTACCTTGATAAGCTTCAACAAGGCTGTGTTCTATATCTTTTTCGGGCTGTACATAAATAGCTGTGGGACATACATACCAGTGCTGGTGGTGTTCCACCCAATGTACAGCAAATCGTGTATTCTGCTGCGAACAAAAATCAAATGCTTTTTTCAATAAACTTTCCACACGCCAAAACACTCCTTTCCGGTGGACTGTCACAAATAGGTACAAAATGCCGCATAGTTACAAAATGCTTACATCTCTTACAAGGTATCTTATAAGTTTCCAACAACTTGTCGGAACATTTCTCTATTTCCTGCAGAGACATTTCAGATACATGTGCTTCCCTCCCCAGTGTATCGGAGAAGAGCTGATATATCTCTTGTCTGGGAACTATGGCATTTTGCCAAATAGGATCAAAAAATTTATGGAAGCTTTCCCTGACTCTTAACAAATCAGTCACCCAGTTCCTCCTCGGCTGTCTTTCCTGAAATAAGAAGCACACCGGGAGTTTCCCTGATAGTAATTCTTATCGAATCAGTCTTTCCATAGACTTTCTTAATAATGGCTCCTTCTGCGACACGCCAAAGCAGTTTATCATCCGCCCAGATTCCACAGGCGGAAATTACATCACTAAGTCCCTTATGAATATTATCGGTTAAATCAGGAGGACTGAGGTAAGGAACGTCCTCTCCTTTCCCCCAGGCCTCCTCGATCTTTTTAAGGGCTTTCTTAGTAATGCTCTTAGGGATCTTGAAAGTGTACACAGCCTCCACAACCTCGAAAGGCATATTGCTCGGAACTTCCGGAGCATAATGCTTCACATAGGGTGTAACAGCGGCCTTCCACTTCTTCACTTTAGGATCTACATAGCTGTAGTTCCCTGTGAATCTTGTTGATTGTACTGCTTTAGGCCGCAGAGGAACCACGAACGTAAATGTACGCGGTTCCATCTGCGTTACCTCTTAGCAGTTACCGTCGGTCCCGCATTTGGGAGCTTCAATGACCAAGGAGTCCCCTGCGCGAAGCACCTGATCAAGTTCGCTGCGGACATCGTTCACATTGAAGATCATTTGGCGCATCTGGGATTCCGTCATGGCAAAAGTATTGAGGATCTTGTTCGAAAGAACAACATCCCGAACCGTGGTCTGTCCGGAGACAACCACCATCTTCACCGTGTGCGCTCCGCCCTGAGAGACCGTAATGGACCCTGCAGTTGCAAAGCCAGTTGCAGGAGTAACCTGCGAAGCCGAAACTCCGTCCGCAACTTCAGCTGCTTCTTCCTCGGATTCCTCTTCTTCAGGTACATCGAACATGTAGTGCTGGAAGGTTACTTCGGCAAAGTCTCCCACTGACTGGTCGAGCATCAGACACTGCACGCGTTCACTCATATTGCTGAAATCTTCGTCATCGATATACTCGATATCGTCAATGAGCTCATCTTCTTCGATTCCAAAGTCACCCATAACCTCATCGAGTAAGAAATCACGCAACGTGGTGACCAGATCCTCAACAGGATACTCACGAACAGTCCCACTTGCATCAACGACGCGCAAATAAGGATCGGCACCGTCAGTGCCTGCCTTGCGTTCCTCCAGAACGATCTTATCACCGTCATGCAGCACCGCCTCCAGTGTGCATTCGGTGTCGTTAAGATGGGCTTTCATATTCTGCAGCTCAGCCTTGGTTTTGCCGAAAGCAGCTGCCACTCCGTCAGTGAGCGCCTGACGAACGGTAGACACTCCGTCCACGATAATAACTTTCTTGCGGACGCTGCCGCCTCCGGTCAGAACTTCAACTTTGCCCTGCACAGGAACAGCTGCCTGGCGAGGTTCATAGGAACCTTCGACATCCGCTTCCAGAACAGTATCATCGGTGACCATCAAGTCTCCAATAGTAGAGACAGCGGAGAGGTCTGCCCCATCCATGGTGATAATATCTTCCGCCGAAATGTCCTGTGAGAACCGCTGAACTTCTTCCTTGCTCAGCAGCGCATTAATGGTGATAGGGGTTTCGACGTTGAGGGTGAGGGTGTTGGTGTTGGTGTTTTCATTTTTCAGTGCAACAAGTTTCATATACAATTTTCCTTTTCAATTAAATTTTGCGTTTTCAGGTACATCTGCCACTTCTGTAACCGGTACCCTACGGTTATCAAGATCCTTTGCGTGGCTCAAAGTCATCATAGTGTTGTTCTCGAGGTCTATGATTACCTCATTCTTTCTCTGGTAAAGTGTCTGTCCGTCTTTTCCTTTCTGTCTTAGTTTCTGGTTAAATGCTTTGGCAGAACCTCCTACCATAACATATTTGCGGAACATGTTCAACATTACAGTCGCAATCATATTGTTAATAATTGCTGTCTGGTCATTTGAAACATGTACTTCATCACAGTGGATCTCATCGGGTCTTCTGTCAGCATCTTCAGTTACTTCCGGATACACTTTGTAAAGCGGAGGATCATAAGCATCTCCGTAATCTCGCTGATAGATAGTAACATTGCCGGTGATCTTCCCGTTTCCTCCGTTGATAAGCAGGCAGGGACTGCCCCAATCCTCCATAAACCTAGAAACCTCATATCTAGTGCGGTGATTATCCACACACAAAAAGATCACTGGTGTAGCACCATACTGCTCGTGTCCGAGAATTATATCCTTGATATTCTCAGGAGTGACATATGCTTCATAGCCAACCAAACAAGTTGTATTCAGCCAGGTAGAGAAGGCATCCTTTCTGCGGATTTTTTCCATTTGCAAGGCTACTTTACTCCCTGTAGTTCCTGCTTGTCTAAGAGCATTATGTCCTGTAAAGCTATCACCATCAACCAACTTCAGACATGAAAACAGATTGCTAACATATCCTTCAAGGCCCTCAGAAGCAAGAACTGTATTTCTAGAGGCTTCATTGGCCAGGTCCAGATTCAAGCATGCCATTACTTGCGGGAGCATCTCCAAGACATAGCTGCCGATACCGCCACACCCTATTACAATCACTTGGTAGGACATGTACTGTCAGACTCCTCTATGAAAGTAGAATTTGCTGCTCCTACCTCCTCAGCCAACTGAAGTTCGCCAAGCTCTTCCAGAAGCTGCTGAACCACCAGATATGCTTCTTCAGCAGAACAGTCTTCTTTGATGCTGTCGACGACATCTTTGACATAGGTTGGATCCGGGGCTCCTTCAAACTCTGCAAAGGGGCTCGGGTAATCTCCGCGAAAGGAACTTTCATAAGATCTGTAATCGTGCCGATAAGTAGAAACTGGATAGCAGTCGTCTTCAAAGAAGTTGAATCTGCTCCGCCAAGAAGTATCTTTCTCCTCCTCCTTCTTATCATGGACTGCAGGGCTGAAGTCTGCTGTAACCGCATCAAGCCACTCTTGCGGGGCTTCCGGAAGATCCCCCTCAGGCATCTCCACAACGGACTTTTCCTGATCATACCGTGCCCCGTTATAAGCAAGACACACCAGATAATCTTCCAGTTTACCTTCTCTTAAACCAAGTACCACATGCAGTCCTGTTTTCTTAGCTTGATCGGCTCTGTCGATGCCTGACCAGAAAGCTCCAAGATTAGGATGTGTGTGGATAGTTCCTGTGAAGTAGTATCCTTTAGGGGGAGTATAGTCGTCATCGTTATACTCAACACTTGCCGGAGAGCCTTTCTGCTTGGGAACATGGAAATGCCAGTCCTGCTTATCCGTATTATAATACAGCAAAACACTCACTTCCGTATGTGGATAATGAGACACCAGGGCAAGTACATTTGCCATCTGCTCTTTAGGCAGAGGCTTCCCGATCCACTTTAACAGATCCTTGTCAAAGCGTCCATCATAGGACTCTTCCTGATTTCCTAAGATCTCCTGAAGCTGGGCTTTATGCCACCCTTTCACAGTGGGACCATCGACTTCAAGAAAAGCGGCATCATCAAACAGTTTTTGATTCATTCAAATCCTCATTTCTGTAAATTGTTAAATCATTTGTATTTACCGGTCTTTCCAGGAGGGCTCTTGTCTGTTCCCTGGAGAGCCTGCAACATTCTCTGGAATGATATGTAATATGCTGCCACATGCGTTCAAAGTTATACTCTCGCTCCGAATGTGTACGAGAACTGCACTTTATATAATTGACCATTCCAGCTCTTCCCATTTACCTTGTACTTTCAGAACTTCAATAAGCGTTCTGAGCTGCCGTGCCCAAGGAGATTCCTCTCCGTAAATACTTTCATATACTTCATTCAAGTTCCTAGGATAAACAGCGTTATTGAGCAAGTCATTGTTATGCTCCCCGTTTAGCCAGAGATCCCAGCTTTGCAGCAGAAGCTGCGCTTTTGAAAGCTCCTTCTCAGGTGCTACAAGAACATGCGTATTACCCATACAAATGGAGCCGTCTGCAAAGATGTTCGGAAACGGCAGTCTCGCTTTTACGATCCTGGCCGGGTCCACAGAATCCTCTTTAAGGACAAACACAGAGCTTCCTTTATACACCTGTCCGGAATACTTTACAGTAAACAAAAGGGGAGGCATATAAATATATGGGGGATCGTCACTGCCCAGCAGCTGTGGATGCTTATATCGAAATCTCGTTTCAGGTGTTTTCACTGTAATCTGCCAGATATTACCTTTTTCCACATAGGAATATACAGGGAATGGACTATTGATGATCTGTGCGGTGAGATATCTGTCTTCGTCGTCTCTTTCTCTTTGGATAAATTCTATAAGCTTATCTGTAGGGATCTCGTTTACATTGCTTACCTTATATTCCACTGCACCATCAGGATATAATGTAATATACCGGTTCTGTGAAAGATCTCTCAATACATAATACGAGAACTTGCCTTCCGCTTCACTGCTCTTCAAAGTGGGAACAACTTCTTCTTTGAATTGTTCCATAGTAAGCGTACGATAACTTTCTATATTGAAGGCTGTAGCATACCCGCTGGTAGCATCTGCTTCATATAGAATAGTCAAGGCCTCGCTTTTATTTTGCCGAGGATCAACAAGCATTTGCCTCAAACTCCTTTCTCACGAAGTCATATTCGTGTTTCTTGATACAGGGATCGAAGTAGGACACGATCCAATCGCTGTGTTTGCGGATATAATTAGCATATCCTACAAGTCCCTGCATTTGTCTGTACTGCGGCCACAACTCTTCCTTGGGCACCCCTTCCTGCAGGGCTTTATATAAATTATGTACACAAGCTCTTGCCCTCTTTCTAAGCTTCTTAGGGGCATTATATCCGAGATGATCTTTTCGAATAGTAACTCCTAAAATCCTTCTAGGGACTTTAGGAGAGTTCTCAAAGGCATATAGGGTCTTTTCCCAAGATAGAGACATATCCAGCTTCTTATCCAGAACTCTTGCTACACAGGCTACAAGGCACTTCCTGTCTGTTACCGCATTATTCTCATACAGATCTGGAATAGATGCAAAAGACATATCATCGGCATACCTGGTGTATGTGTAGCCGAAGTGCTTAGCACATGCCTTCAACATACAGTCGGTTTCGAACATCCCTATATTAGTCAAATAGGGACTTGTCGGAGAACCTTGCGGGAACTGATCGCCGTGCTTACCGTGAAACACACAGAACTCGTAGATATAATCTCGCTTGGCTGCCGACATACCGGATTCCTTCAGCGCATCCATAACTGTCTGTACAGGAAAAGTCGGGAAGAAATTATGTACGTCGAGCTGCAGAATAAGTTTACTGTCCCTCGCATGCTTAAGAGCACTCGTCATAGTGTTCCTAAAGGGGATAAACCCTGTGGCACAGTTATGGATCTTAAGTCCCTTCGTGTGATAAAGCTCATCGAGCACATCGTGCTGCGCCTTTTTGAGTTCGTCACTGGGGATCAGCAAGTACCTTAACCCCCCGCTCTTCTTTGGTATGGCACTGGCTCGCCAGGCTATTTTTGGTCTGTAATTTAAATCAATCATTTAACTCCTTATGGAATCATTTAAGCTGTTCACTATACATGAACAATCATTTGAAGCCGGAATAGATCTGAGCCGGTACGACTCAACTATCAGCTCCGGCAACTGCTTGACTGGAGACATCGCGGCCTATCCTCTATATCCCTAGAAGGAATTTTCAAGTAAGGCCTAGACAATGCTCCCGATTTCACTCTCCTATGTGATACAGGCTAAAGATACAAATGCGAAGTCCAAGCAGGGCATCATCCTGCAGATAGACTCTTCACAGTGGCTTCCCCTGAATACAAACAAAGACAAGTCCATTCTATTGGATGTCTCTTAGAGTTTCATTCTCCTTTTCTGTCCTGTAGGGGGAACTTATCTAAGATCTGTAAACAAAAAGAAACCTATGCTGCTTCAGGTAACCTAGAAGTGCTAGCCTGTAATCACACAGTAGAATAACGTGAAGTTAGAGATGACTTCACTTGGTAAAGGGTTTGTAACTCCGATCTTCAACTCTGAAGCAACTGCAATTCTTTAGAAGAAGCTTCGTTGTAAAGCCGCTGCAAAATCTCCAAAGACCTCTCCAATGGAAGCTGCCCTGGGGAAGGCTGCTTCGTCATCTTGAGATTCTTGCAGATAGTATTTACAGCTAAAGGATAATAAACAGTACTGCAGGCGCTGTAGAACTTGCCCGGAGTGGCTATTTCTTCCTCATCGAACTTCAATCCTTTCCTCAGCGCCTGTTCTATCACAGATAAATCATAAAGCACTAAAGAGGGGTCTTGAAGCAGGTTGCTCAAGAACCCGTACTGAAACTGGGGATTATAAGTAAGTAGTACTTTGTCCTTTAAGGCTTCTTCTACAAGCAGTGTAAAAGCTTCTGTACTTCTTCCCCAGGT